TTATATCTTTAATGTTATAGTTATATTATTATATTATATATACTATATATCTACTATCTATTATCTATATTACTATACTATATATTGTATATATGTATCTATATATCTTGTATGTATGTACTAGATATAGTGTATAGATATACTGGTATAGTGGCGGTAAACTCTACACGCTACAACCTCACACGATCCAGACCATACGAAAAACTTTTAAAAAACACTTGACACATTTATTTTTGCGTGATAATATACAATCACAACAAACAAACAGACACAACAAAACGGAGGAAGAAAAAATGTTAGCATACGTTGATGCAATCGTGAGAGAAAACACAATAACAGTTGATGGTTACACAACCAATAAAACAGAGCGTGGTATTATCAAAGATGCAGCGAGAGCCATTGAAAAATATGACAAGGAAGAAGCAAAAGTGTTATTGAGCTTTTTAGAATGGGGAATTGATGAATACAATACACCTTTTGTAAAAGCTATGAATAGTGATGGCGGTTATTTCTTTGAGTATGAAGAAGTACCATGCGCCACAAGATACAATGAAGAAAATGACGAGGCAGAATATAAAGAAGGATATCACAACTATTTTTGTATTAGATTTGTACGATAAACAAACAAAAATAAATGATAATACTTGACAAAACAAAAAACAGGTGTTATCATACAATTACAAACAAACACAACTTAAAAATAAACGGAGGTATTTAAAATGATGCAGTGGAAAAATAATAAAGGTTATACAGTGAGAGAGACAGAGAGATATATCAGAACTTATTTTGTTGATACTAAATACAATAGAATAATGCTGATAGAAGATAAAGAAGATCATGATATGGATAGAATAAAGATTGTTAGATTTGGAACTAAAGAAAAAGATGCTGATATCATAGTTGTTTATAGATATGATGATCCGGCTTTTGTAGAGTCAGTTATAAATGGTTTTATGAAATAAAAAGCGTAAAGAGTCCAGGCAGTAAAAAGCCTGGATTTTTTTATTTTAAAACCACAATCAAACAAAAATAAAAAATATTTACAAAAAAGACTTGACAACTTTATTATTGCATGATAATATACAAGTACAAACAACAAACACAACTTAGAAAAATAAACGGAGGTAACGACATGAAATACTTTACAAATTGCAAATCATTAGAGGAACTGAGAAAAGAATATAAAAGACTTGTAAAAGAAAATCATCCAGATAACGGCGGTTCTGAGGATGCTATAAAAGTTATCAATGTAGAATATGAAACAGCATTGAACAACTTAAAAAATGCAGACGAAAACGAAAATGCTTGGAAATATGACAAAGAAAAAGATGAGCTTTTCCGTGATGCATTAAACAAGATTATCAACTTAGAAGATGTTAAAATTGAAATTATAGGTTGCTGGATCTGGGTTACTGGCAATACATACAATGTAAAAGAACTTTTAAAGGCTGCCGGTTTCAAATATTGCGGAAAGAAAAAAGCGTGGAGCTGGCATGCTGGCGAAAGATATTATAAAAAATCTAAAAGGGCTTTAAGTATGGACGAATTGCGCAACCTTTACGGATCAGAAGAAATAGAAAAAAGACATGCTGACAGAATCGCATAAAAACATAAAGCCGGGAGCAATCCCGGCACACTATAAAATAGCTTGAAAGTTGGGAAAGAAAAATTTTTAAAAGAATTTTCAAAAAGGTATTGACAACAAGCAATAATAAATGTATAATACAAACATAAACAAACAACACACAACTTTAAATCACGGAGGTAAATATTATGACAAATGCAAGATTAAAAAATGTATTCTCACTTAGCAGCAAGGTAACAGTTTATGTACCGGCAACAATTAACATTAACAAGGAAATCGACAATAAAGAATTTGTTGACAGAGCTGCAACACTTCTTTCTGATTGTTTCGGAGGTGCAACAAGTACAGATGCCCTGGGTTACTGGACAAGCCCAACAGCCGGACTTGTAAAAGAGAAAACAACAATGGTTTTCGCTTATGCAAGTGAAAAAGATTTAAGAAACAAACTGGATCAAGTTATTGATTTATGTGAAGATCTTAAAAAAGAAATGACGCAAGATGCTATAGCGTTAGAGATCAACGGCGAAATGTTTTTCATTTAAGAAAATCAAACAATAATAAAGGGGCAAGCCGTAGACGGTAAGCCCCTATAAATTGGAGGGCGTGCAATGTATCAGGAATTTAATGAAATCTATTTGAAATATAAAAAGTTTTTACCTCAGAAATTAGCTTTTAAAATGGCATATAAAGCCGTTCAAGGGAGGAAATGCAATGAATAAAATTATGGGATATGATACGGGAATCGTTGACGAATGGGAAAACGTTTTTGAATTGGCTATGATCGTGTCAGGTTTCGCATATTATGCAAATTATGAGGAATCAGACGAAAATGGCAATACAATAGTTGCGAATGATAAAAACGAAATTTTATCGAATAACATTTTTGCAAATAATGATTTTATGCAAGCGTTGGAGCAAGTGAACGCCGGAAAGCTACAAGCGTTATATATTAGCGATAAAATGAAAGAAAATATTGATTTATTGCGTGAGTCTGGTTATTTTGATTCATAATCAATCAAAAATAAATGAAAAACACTATTGACAAACAATCAAAAATAATGTATTATATTTTTAACAACAAACACAACTTTAAATCATGGAGGTTTTAGAAATGGCAAAATTAACAAGAGATCAGTTAGAAAAATTCAATGGAAAATGCAAAAACGGTTTTTCTTTAGATTTGTTCTTCTTTTGCACCTGGGGCGAAAAGAGATGTAAGAAAAACCTGAAAATTGATGATGATTCAATTATTTATGAGGTAATCGTTGAATTTTACGATAAATATGAAAGTTTCAAGAAAGCCGGAAGCGTGCCGACACTTATTATTAACAAGTGTGTACCGACTGGTACAGAGGGCGTTTATAGTGTGCATGAGATCCACCGGGAGGAAGTCGGGGAAATGGTAACAAGAAAGACCGTTAAAATCCTTCAGGAGCTTACAGAAGGATATACAGACGAAAAACTTGTTGATATGATTAAAATGCTGATTGCAGCATAAAAATGGAGGTTTTGACCATGAAAAAGAAGATTTTGACAATATTATCAGTATTCAGCATTGTTGCAAGTTTAACCGCTTGCAATAGTGCAACAGAAGCCGTAAAAGAGCCGGAAACAGCAAAAAACTGGGAAGTTAGTACATATTATATGAACGGGTATTATAATCCAGAAACAAAGGAACTAACAACCGTAGATGCTGCCGGAAATTGTGATATTTGGGATAATATCGAAATTTTGGATTTATACAAGGATGCAGACTATTGGAAGGATATAGACGAAAACAACGACGTTTTTGTGTGGGCAAAAATCAGCACAAACGGCACAAAGTCAATAAATGACGATGAAGCGGTTGTTTTTCCTGGAAATTACAGTGTTTTCAAGGATCACGCAAAAATATTTATATTGGATGGCGAAATCATTGTGAAGGAGAAATAAAAATGTTTGGTTTACTGTTTACTTTAATTTTCGGGATCAGTGATGAAATCAAAATCAGAAAAGATATAAAAAATGAGCGTATAGAGTCAGCAAAACGATGTGCCGACTTTAAACGCCGAATGAATCAGTGGGAAGAACTAAAAAAGAAAGATTATAGAAGATAGGGAGGATCATATCATGAAGAAAATGAATAATATTGTTATTGTGGCGTTGTGTGTGGCTATTTTAGGCGTTTTATTGATGGGATGCGGTAAAATATCAAGCAATAATAAAAAAGCCGTTAAAAACGAAAATGCAGCGTTTTCTGAGGTATTGGAAGCGGAAGAACTGGAAGCAGAGCAGCCGGAAGCCGTAGAAGACGAAACAGTATTAAAATGCGAAGAAATAGAGAAAGAAATCATTGAAGAATACGGAGACTTTGAAATGTTTTCAACTTCTGAGTTGACCGGCGAAATGTTAGAAAATCGCATGAACGGCGATAAAGTCATTGTTGAACGTACAAAGGGTATTGTATTAGATGACGAATTGAACGGATCAGCGGAAGATCACTATATCAGTTACAGAAGCGTAGAAGGGGCGCAGCCTGGGGACGAAATTATAACATATTTAGTATATAACCCGGCAACAAGCTATATAGATGATATTATTGAACGTTATGACGTTATTGTTAAGTAAATGCAGAGAAAAGGGAGATCCGGCGTAAAAGTCGGATTTTCTTTTTTATAAACAAGCAAAAATAAATACAAAATACTATTGACAAACAAGCCAAAATAATGTATTATAATATTAACAACAAACAACACAACTTATAATTTACGGAGGAAACGAAAATGGTAGAAAAATCAAAAGTGATCGGAATTATGTTGCAGCATTCAGATGGCGATAAAGAATATTATGAGCCGGAACTGTTAAAAGAAGATATTGAGGCAATTTTCAAGATTCTTGAAAAATATGGCGATGATAATGATTCTGTTAGAGGCGATTTAAAAGTTATCAACCAGGAAGAAAACACAGAAGACATTGACAGTGATTTTGAGCATACATCAAAAGAAATGGCAGATAAACTAATGGAATTCAACCGAGACTTTTCGGATGATTCGGAAACTATCGCAGAAGAAGCGGAGTATTTAATAGGTGTATTTGATAAGTTGAAAAAGTCGGAAGATTTTAATATTCTGGCACATCATTTAGATACAATGTTTATGGATGGTGCTTTTAAATAAACTATAATAAATATCGGAGGTATATAAAAATGAAAGTTAAATATATTGGTTTCGGTGGCTATATGGAAGTTCCTTGTTATCAGGACGAAAACGGCAAAATTTATTTTGATGAAAATAACGGGCGTAACGGTTTAAACCTTTATACTGGTGCTTATATGGATTGTGGCGAAATTTGCGGAGAACCTTGCAACAGAGTAACAGAGCCGGTAGAGTGCGAAAAACCTTTTGTGAGAAGTTCAAAAGAAAGAGAATACATGTTATTAAACAGATTGCAGCTTGATTGTAAATATTATATCAATTGTGCTGAAAAATGCAGATCATCAAGTCTCTGGGCTGATATTGATACCATTATCAAAGAAATGGAAAATATCATGGATTCATTTACAGAAGAAGAGAAGCCGGAATGGTTGTCGGATGCGGATTTTGAAATACTTAAAAACGAGATAAAGGAGATTCAAGAGCATGAAGCGGAAAACGTACAATAATGTATTGAAAGCCGGTAAATTGATCCAGGCAAAAGGATATAGCGAAAAAGAATCATTAGAAATCGCAGTACAGAAGTTTGACGAACTGGCAAGCCTTAAAAACGGTATGTCAGTAGAATGGTTGATTGACAGAATGGCAACCAAAACAGAAAGGGAGGGCGAAAGCATGAAGTTATCAGAATCAGACAAGAACTATTTCAAAAAGTGCGGATATCTTGACCAGGATATCCCACAAATTGAAAAAGCTATTGAAGTGATGCAGTATGAAGACGAAAACGACAAGAAAGTATCAAGAAAATACGTTCTTGATAATATGGATCGTGAAACCTGGTTATCTGGTATCGGGCGTGCAGCTTTTCATTGGAGTGCAACAAGAGAGACAAAAGACGGTAAAACAATCTTTTTTGATGCAAGAAAACTGTTTAAATAGGGGGCAAAAATCATGTTAAAGTTTGAAAATACAACCACAAAAGAGAGTTTTGAAAAATCCGTTAAATGGAGCAAAAATAAAATTGAAGAGATGGAGAAACCATACGAAAATCAAAGATTGTGGAGAATTTCAGATTGTTTCGGAAACATTTGGAATGTGCTATTTACTGGTAATGTTGATGAGTACCGTATTTCATATAAAGATGAATTTTCGGTTGATATCTTGATGCCTGGTAATATGGTAGAAATTCATAGAGCTATTAAAGACGGGCGAAATCTTAAAGCAGACAGAAATTTAAAACAGTTCATGCAGTTGGCTTTATTGGTAAGTTGTTATAAAAAATTTGGATTGATACTGTAGAAAGGGCGATATTATGACATATACAGAATTTTTAAGAGATATTGATAAATATGTCGGGTACGTGGTAGAGTTTAAATCCCGTTTTAAGTCCAATGGACAAGAATATACATTTCAACGATATGTTTGGGATAACAAGGAATTTGGAGCATTGAAGCCGGATTCTTTAATTGATATTGTAAGTGTAAAGCCACTTTACAAGAAAGCAACGAAAAGGACAGAGACAGGAATCAATTATATATAAATGGAGGTAAATAAAATGTTAGTTTCATCAAAGAAAATTGAGAAAATGTTGCGTGATCGTGATAGACTTGAAAGAATGGCAAAAATTGAATACCAGGAAGCAAAGAATCTTTTTAGTGTTGGAAATATGGAATTTGCTATTGAATTGCAGCTTGCTAATCAGCATTTAGGAGCATCAAGAGAAATTACAAGAACATTGAAAAATATTGGATATGAAGAATGTAAACGGATGTCAGAGAAAGAGAAACAATTGCTTATTGCTGGCATTAAACAGAAATTGTGCGGTATTGGTGTTATTGGCGTAGGTGTATTTTTTGTATCTTCCGGGATGCCGGTTGTATTTATTGCATTGTCAGCAATTGGAAGCACTTTATGTGTTTCAAAAGAAAATGTTGTAACTATATGTAAAAATAGGCTTGCGTTATTAACAAACGTAAATAAATGATATTGACAATAATAGAAATCGTGGTATAATCGTTTTAAGGACGGATATACCACTTATTCTATATTCAGGAGGTAAAAAGCTATGAAGTTATTAAACAGTAAAGTTATGTCATTTGAGGAAGATTGTGTTGAGTACGAAAACGAACAAGAATATTTAGAAGATCTTGATAGACGAAGAAAAGATGGCTGGACACAAGTGAAAACACCAGATTTTGAAAATGGAGTTATGAAACGTGTCAGCAAACAGTTACCAAACGGGCATTTTACACAACGTTATAAACGGTACAATGGTATTAAATTAAATGTTTAGGAGATAGATATGGGAGCTATATTTTCGTACACTGGCGAAGCAGCCAAAACAAAAGAAATGATTGAAGAAGGGCGAAAAGATATCGCTTTAAATACACTCTACAAGCATTCCAGAGGCTTTTATTGGAAAGTAAACAGCCGTGGTTATATTCATGTTGTATTGCCTGGTAAAGTGACTTTAAACGGCGAATTCAGCCATTATGAGGTACAGGATCATTTATTGACTCGATATAATACATTAAGAGTAAAGAGTACATACGGCAATTACAACACAAGAAAAGAATGCATAGAAGAGATTGAAAGAGAATTATAAGGAAGGAAAAATGGACGTAGTAGCATTAAAAGATGGAAGTATTGAAATAATTGGAAATCATAGAGATTTAGTTGATATTATCCGGGATAAATGCGGAGATGATATTGCTAAAAGGGTGGAAGAGCTTGATCCAGTATGTTATGACGAATTATATACAGCAAATTCTACAACCTGGGAAATAGCTGATATTTTAGAGAATAAGGACGAAGACGGAACATTAACAGCGGATCAAGTTGATAGCATAGAAAACAAGTTTGAAGAATTACAACATTGTATTTCTTCATGTATTTAGCAAAAACGCTTGACAATCAATCAATAATAATGTATAGTATAAATATAAACAAACACAACTTATAAAATACATTACGGAGGTATTGATTATGTCAAGTAATAACAACTATTATGAATTTAAGGATGCGAAAGTTGCAATTGCAATGGAGCTTGTAAAAAGAGGTTGGAAACTGTACGGTTTTCATGAGGATGAAAGTGACTGGATGACAGATTATTGGAGTCCGGCATGGTGGGAAGGAATTGCCACAAAAGATGGCTTTGTAGTAGTTGTTGATTGCCGTTGGAATGATAAAAGTGGTAAAGAAATCATTCAGCATATCTATAATAGTGAAGAAGTTATTCTTTCAGCGAAAACAAGAAGCCTGATTGAAAGACTTTCAGAAGTCAGACAGGATCGTGGAGCTTCCGCAGCGGAAGAACAGACAGCAAAAGCGAAAATTGAAAAGCTGAGAGCAAAAGCCAACAACCAGACAGAAAAGATAAAAGTAACAGACCATTACCCGGAATATCAGCCGAACCCACCTAGAATGTCATGGCATGTTGAAAAAGATGGCGTTATCATCGCAAAAGGTAACGGAGTCGCAAAGTTTTCTGATATGAAATACTTTGATAAAGAAGGTTATGAAAAAGACTTAAAGGAATGCGACAAAGACAGCTATAGATATGAAAGAGCTGAAAAACTTCTGAAACTGGCAAAACAGTTTGAAAAGTTCATGAATAAAATTGACTCTGCTGCCGGTTGCATGATCGGTGGAAATGGTAAAGCGTATGTATATACTAATGTTGAGACAGTGGAATATAAAACGGAAAATAAAGCCGTTGAATGTCCTGGATCATTAAGAGCTAATCAGTGTTTTGTCGTAAAATCATGCTTTAATCATGGTATTAGCAAAGGTTATGTATATCAGTTAAACGAGCATGAAGGTGTGAACGGCGAAAAGTATTATATTGCATACCGACTTGACAAGAAACTGAAAAAGCAGTTGACGGGAAACGCTAATCCGGCGAACTGTTTCGGATATATTTCAGGATCTTATAAAGAAAGATTTTTGAAATGGATTGAAACTGGCGCACTTGCATGGTGTGAGATTCAGGAAGTTAAAACGCCGTATAAAGTGCAGAAATGTGTTAAAAAGAAAATTGGATAAAACAAACTATAATAAATGAAAGGAAGATAAAAGAGTGGGAGAATACCCACTCTTTATATAGAGAGATGACAGCAAGAACAGCAAGGGTTTTATATGACACAACAAAAATAATCACTGTAGTAAGTGGCATTGTAGGCGGTATATTAACTTTTATCGCTGCTGGTATTTCAGACAATTATACATTAGTTGGGCAATCTGTTCCGGGAAATTATGATTTAAAGATAATGCATATAGCGTTTTTTATTATGGCTATTGCTATTTTAGGGATTTTTATAATGGATCACGCTTTATTTGATGCAATGTATGACCTGGAAAGAGTGCCGGTTAAATATAGTGAATATATTGGTTGTTGTTTAGAACGTAACCAGATATTTGATAGGCAGATAAAACAAGCACTTGACAGGTACTATAATTTGGATTGGGGTATGGTAGACCGTTTGGACTCGAAAATAAATGATGATGCGGTAGAAAATGGCTATGATCGTGTCCGTGGGATTTATCAAACCATATTAGGAAAAATATTTATCGTTACAGATTCAGAAAGATATGCAACAACTATATATTCCGAAAAAGAATATCTGAAAGAAATAAATTACTAAAGGAGATTGGAAAATGGAAAAAGACAAGAGCATTCATAAAACAAGTACAGGAAAGTTATTTCAGTTGATAGATTTAGAAGGGAATCCGATTGACTATGTAAAGTGTAAGGGTATTTTTACACGGTCATATATGGCAGCATTAGAAGTTGGTCAGGCGTTGAGATCTTCCGATAACGGTATGATGTTAAAACGTATTCAGTAGGAGGGTTTTCAATGTCAGCAAGAATTTTAGTTGCCGGTAGATCTGAAATATGCAGAGAATTATTTAATGATCCAGAAGCATATGGTTCACATATAGCCGATAGATTATCATGTATCAATAAGCCAGCCGGTTGTTTATGGGGTTCTACATTACTTCATAATGGAGGATATCCGTCTGATTGGTTAAGATGGGTAGCGAGTGAAGGGTTTATGCTTGATAAGTATAGCAGCATGGCGGTCAGCTTTAAATTGAGCAGAAAAGCCAAAATTTGCACGATTGACACAGTAGAAGATTATCATAGATTGATGCGAAAATATGCAAAACCTAAATATGAAAATAGTGAGTATAGCAGTTTGTTTAAAGAAAAAGTAATTGACTGGAAAAAGTTATCGAAAGATTACGATGCTTTTCATTTGACAGAACGGGCATTTTGGGAAATGCGATTACCACTATCTAATATATTGGAGTGTGAAGATGGTAGCGAATTATGTGATTTCTATTCATACGATTGTGAAAGTTGGATTCTTTTCAATTTAGATTGTATTAACTGGGGATCAGTTATCAATCAAGATGTGAAAATAAAGTCTTTGTATGATGACTAAGGAAGGAACAAGGAGGGAAATAAGCTATGGAAAAATGTGCAATTTGGAAAGATCATAAAGTCGTTGGTTATATTGATTTAACCGAAGAACAGAAAAGGATCTTGAATAAAGTTCCTGGAATTGGCGTATATTTTGGATTTGACAGAACAACACGCCCAGAGAAGTATGTAGAAAGTTATAAACAAACGTAAATAAAGATTGACATTACACAACTTATAATGTATAATAGGATTATAAGTTAAGGGAGGAACAAACACATGAAAAATCAGTTAGAAAACAATGGATCATATTTAGGCTTCACAGATAATAAGACAGCTTTACAGAAAGCAAAAATTGAGAGTTGCCTAGATAAAGTATTTAGATACAGTAATGGTATTATGGCAAGAAAAGATGCTATGCTTTATGGTCTGAGAAATGGCAAAAAGCCGGAAGTTGCCGATGAAGTAAGAGGAAACGGCACTGTTAAGAAATCATATCGCATGGCATGGGACAACCTTTATAATGACATCACGAAAACAGAATATGATTTTTGTATTTATCTGATAGAACATGATCTTGTTTCTGAGGAATCTGTAAATGCTTTTATTGAAGCAGAAAACCAGGAAAAAGAAAGAGCTGCAGAAGAACAGAGAAAAGTGGAAGAAGCAGCCAGAAAAGAAGAAGAGAGAGCCGAAGCCGAGAAAGAAGAATTTAAAATCTGGCTTGCAGAAACTTCTAAAATGTATAATGGTACAACCAGAGGAAATTTAGTTGAACGCATTTATCTTGATGTATACGGCGAATTTCGTTTCCCTTTACGAGCTTTTGAATTACTGGTTTGTATTGATAATATCGAAAAGTTATTATGTAGAGAAGAGTTAAAAGCACGTTTACATACAGATAATAAAGCAAGTCGAAAAGTATTTCAGTGTGTAACAGGTTTAAAGCTGCCAAACACAAATAGAGATACAATAGCATTTTTGAATAGTGTACAGAAGAGTGATTATCAGGATGCAGTTGAATATAAAACACGTAAGAAGCCAGAAAAGCAGCCGGAAGCAGAGAAAGAAAAGTTCTATGTGCTTATGACTACAGAAAAAGAGAAAAGAGAATATGTACCAGCAATAGGCAGTAAAATTGAATATCATGGTATAGAAATGTTTATTCATGAAACACCAGACGGTAAAATTGCTATTTCATCTATAAAATGTGGTTTACGGATGGCAACCGGCAAGAACAAGACAGAAGCAATTAAGGAAATGAAAGAACTTTTTAAGAAAATGGATATTGATACCATAAACAGTAGAATTGATGAGATTACAAGTTATTATGGTGTTAGCCCATACTTAAAACAAGCATAAATAAATGGAGGAATACAAAATGGGAATTACAGATAAATTCGGAAACTTTCAAATTAAGAAATCTGACAGAATCAGCCAGGAAGATCAAGCCTGGTTGACTCACAGAGAAGAATTATATAAACGAGCGATTGCAGTTTACAAGTCTGTTTATGATATCTATAAGGCAGAAAATGAATCATATTCAGAAGAAGACCGCAAAAATTACAAGTATTCTTCTTTTTTAGTCGGGAATTTTGGTGTCCCAAAATCGCTTTCTGATGTTCAAAATAGTTATATAAGTGGTATTTTCAGTTACTTTTCAAATAAGTATAATGTGCAACTTGAAAACAATTTTGATAGATATGATCTGGATAGAGAATATTACAGATACAATGACTCAGATCCTATCAAAGAGCTTGTTGTTGACTTCATCGACTACCATGCAGTGCTTGACAAAATTTTTGACCAGTTAGGCGGTATGAGTTTTGAAGAAAAGGCTATCAAAGAAGTAAAAGATAAATTGAAAGAAAAATGTTACAACGGCTATCGTGATACATGGGAAATTAAAGTAAAAGGTAATAAATTCACATATACAGGCGGTTATTGTAGCAAAGATAAATATTTTGATTATTACAATTTCGGTAGTACAGAATGGTTACGTGCTTTTATTGATGCGTTGGCATTTAACACATATGGAGAAAAAACACAAGTTTATTCACTGAATCATCTATATAGTTCTTATTCTATAAGACTTGAAGAGGATGATTTTCAAAATGGATTTTCAGCACCAGAGGTCGGAGTCAAGCATGTCAAACTCTTCAAGAATGGAAGGATTGATGTTACTTTTACAGATGCAGAATTTTGCCGTAAATTTGCAAGAGAATGGTGTGGTTATACACTTATTTAGGAGGAATCATATGCACGACTATAAATGGCATAAGGTCAGTGAAATGCTGCCGGATAAATGTGGAATTTATGATGTTAAAATCAAGAATTGCTATGATGAAATTGTAGAAGTCAAAGCATTATATACATATACAGTAGATGAAGGTTTTACATTTTGCCGGTATGGTAGCACGATAATAAATGTAATTGAATGGAGATATACAAGTCATGAAGTATAAATGTACAAATGAAGTAATCCCACAGGAAGTGAGGGGAGATATCAACACAAAAATTGAATATATTGTGAATAATGATCTACCAGAAGCGGAAACAGGTATTTCAAAAGATGATATTTTCAATGCATATACTGGATTAGGTGGGCTTCATGGTTTAGAGTTTGCTAACTATGATAGTTATTATGATTATCAGAGAGCGAAAGCAGATATTGAGCAAGGGCAGTTCTTTACACCTTATAAGCTGGTTGAATGGATTTATAATTGTTTGCATATTTCAAACACTGATTTATTAGCAGATCTTACTTGCGGACATGGTTCATTTATCAGTTGTGCGCCGGTTGAATCGAATTTTTACGGTTGCGAATTAGATGGGAAGCCGTACAGAGTAGCAAAATACCTTTATCCAGATGCAAAACTGGAAAATACAGATATTCGTTTTTATGAGCCGAAAGTTACATTTGATTATGTTTTGGGAAATCCACCATATAATCTGAGATGGAGAAAAGATGATACAAGCTATTTATCAGAATATTATTATTGTCTGAAAGCTGCGGAACTGTTAAAACCAGCCGGAATTATGGCTATCATCGTTCCTATGTCGTTTTGTGCCGATGATTTTTCTGATGGTGGCATGATTGACGGAATGAATGAGCATTTTAATTTTATCTGCCAGGTAGAACTTGACAAGAATACTTTTAAGCATTTGGGTGTTGAGAACTACAAGACCAAAATAGTATTCTTTCAGAAAAAATCTGAATATACGAAAGAAGTTCCATATAGTACAGAGATACTTTCCGGCGTTACTTCCGATGAAGTATGGGAGCAGTATTTAAAGCCTATTACAGAAGAAAGAGAACAGATTAAAAACAAGATTTTTCTGGAAACTGTAAGAAATAGTAAAGACGATGAAGTGTGGAGCTTTAAGGTTGAGAAACTTCTGTATGATATCAAACGAAATCCGAAAACATGCAGCCAGTATGCAGAATGTTGTGAATATGTCAATAGATATAAGACACAGAAAAAGCCGGATCATATCAAATGGGACGAGTGGGAACAACTTAAAATCAAGCCGAAAGACGTTATTAAGCATTTAAAAATGGCGTTACGTTCACAGAACCCAGGACTTGATAGAACTGGTAGAATTATTAAAAACAATTATACATTTGAGTATAATGGCGATTTTACATCTATAAATGATGTTGTGTTGCAAGGCTTTTCAATGGGGCATTTTCAGTCAAAATGGATTGATAAGATCGTGAATAAAAAGCGAAAGATGTATGATATCCAGAATATGCCATTTTCTGAAATGCAACCAAACAAAAAAATAGCAAAGTGGCTTGATGAGTTCACATTGACGGATGATGAAAGAACTATAAAACTGAATGATGCTCAGAAAGCGGATCTGAATCTATTTATTCAGAAACCGTATAGCTTCATACAGTGGGAACAGGGAAGCGGTAAAACATTCGCTGGAATTGCAATAGGCAAATATCGTTTGCAGCACGATCATGTGAAAAATGTATTTATTGTGAGTACGGCAATCTCAATCAAGAACAACTGGCAGGATGTATTGAATCAGTACGGTATTGATTTTGTTATGATTGAAAGCCTTGCAGATATTCAAAATATCAAAGAAGGTCAGTTTGTAATTATCACTTTAAATATGATGTGTAAATATCATAAATTCATCAAGCGATATGTAAAATCAATCTGCCAGAAAGCCGTTTTGATTTTTGACGAGTCGGATAATATGAGTAATCAGAACAGTAAACGGACAAAAGCCGTATTAAATGCTTTTCGCCGGTTGAAGTATAAAACACTGATGACGGGTACAAGCACAAGGAATAATATCACTGAAATTTATCCTCAGTTTGAATTATTGTACAACAATTCTATCAATATGTTGTCTGAATGTGAGTATATTATGGAACGCAACAAAGATGGAGAACTGGAAGACCAGATAAATGAATATTATTTACAGCCATATCCAGCATATCGTAAGGGTAGTAAATTATTTGCAGCGAGTCATATTCCAGAGAAAATCACTGTATTTGGCGTATCTCAGTTCACACAAGATATTCTTAATGCAGACATTTTGAAACAGATGATTGATAAGACGATTATCACACGTACATTTGAAGAAATTACTGGCAAACAGCTTTATGAGATTAAACAGATTGCTTGTGAAATGGGAGAAGAAGAGAAACGTCTGTATAAGGTTGCATTGGACGAGTTCTATAAAATGGAATATCTGTTTGCAAAAACTGGGAACAGTCGGAAAGATGCAATGTTGAAAATTTTAAATCAGTTGCTTGCACTTTTGAAGATTTGCGCTGCGCCTCAGACGTTGAGAGAGTACAATCAGTCGATAATGCCAGAGAAATTCAAAACTGTATTATCACTTTTAGACGAATTTTCTGATGAAAGAGTTGCTATTGGTGTGCGTCATATTTCAGTAGTAAATGCATATGCAAAGGAAATCAGAAAAGCGTTTCCGGGCAGACCTATATTTGTGATTACTGGAAATGAAACTACATTGAAACAGAGAAAGAAAATTGTCAAAGAGTTAAAAGAAACAACAAACGGAATTCTGATAAGCACACAGCAGAGCTTATCTGCAAGTATGAATATTGATTTTGTGAATAAGTGTATTATTCCAGAATTGCACTGGAACAACTCTAGCATGAGTCAGTATTATTTCCGCTTTATTCGTTATACTTCAACGGAATTTAAGCAAGTGTATTTTGTAACTTATGAGAATAGCATTGAAAGCAATCTGTTAAAAATGATTCTTGTAAAAGACAAATTAAATCTGTTTATGAAGGATCAGGATTTGACAGATGATGAATTATATGAACGTTTTGGAGTGGATAGTAATATGCTGCAGAACCTCATGTACAAAGAAAAAACGGAAGAAGGTTATGTGATAAGATGGGGAGATCAAAAAGTATCGTAAAGAAACAACCATATATAAGGAAAGAAATATATTCCATTGATGAAGTGTATAACGCCGTAAAAGACGGACTCTTTGAAGAGAAAAAGACATTTGTTGATATGGATGGAGATATGATTAAAGCAAATAGTCAGAGATATCAGACGTTTTTCACAAAAGGAATTAAGTGCTGCCGGTGTGGAATCGAAGGTAGATATTTTGCAAAAGAGAAAAATCCGAACGCAAGAAGATATCATTTGAATCTGTATGCAGTAGATCAAGATGGGGAAGAAGTGATGATGACAAAAGATCATATCATCCCCGTTTCCAAAGGTGGCAAGAATACGCTTGAAAATTACCAGACAATGTGCAGAAAATGCAACGTGCAAAAGGGGAATAAATTGGTTTGACATATGATAGAGAAAATATGCGATGGATAGAATACACAAAACTATCTAATGGGCAATCGGCGGTAATCTGCTTTGACAAGAACTATAGGCATGAAATAGGAAGTGGATATGATTATGCAGTTGCTTTTGCCATTGCTAATAAAAAGAAAGTTTTAAGGCAGTGGCTTAATAGTGACGGTTACGGCGATTTAGATATGACAACAACTGGGAAATGTGGTGTTGAGGGGTTATTGTGGGCTTTTAAAATGGTTCGTGAATTTATAGATAAGCATATGTATGAAAGCGATAGAATTATTGTATATGGTTCAGATGCAAGAAGACAGAAAGTATATAAACATTTTCTCACTACTAGATTAGGGTTTGAAGAAATACTTGATCCATACTGGGGAAGATGCCTTGCAAAAAACTTATAAACAAACCAAAATAAATGTTGACACAATAACAAAAATATGGTATCTTATATATAAAGAAAAACACAACTAATAAAAATTCACGGAGGTATTAAAAATGAAGAAATCAACAATCCCTTACACAGTTATGCAGTTAAAGAAAATGTATGAGAAATCTGGAATTCTGGATTTCGATTGCCCTATTCAGAGAAGATATGGAATGTGGGACGATTATAAAAAGAGTCTGTTACCACATTCAATGCTTGTCGGGTTTGTCATCCCACCACTGTATTTTACAAAAGAAAATAAAGGCACAAGAGATAAAAAGAACAGACCAGTATCTAACTATTCTTGCATTGACGGTCAGCATAGACTTCGCAGCTTATTCAGTTTCATCAATGATGAGTATGCGTTACATCCAGAAACACCGGAAGTTGAAATTGATGGAGAAACTTATGAAATCGCTGGATTAAAATTCTCAGAGCTGCCGGAAGAAATCCAGCAGATGATTAACGGATATGTTTTCCCGATTTACAACTTAGAAGAATGCACAGATGAAGAAATCGAGGAAATGTTCTTTAGACTGAATAACGGATCTGGATTAAGTAAAACTCAGATTGCCAACGTAAAACTTGGTATGAACCTGGCAAAATTTGTTAAAGAGATTCTTGCCGGAAAGTTCTTTGAAGATGTTTGTCATTTCACACCGGCTCAGTATCGTAGAGCAGCAGACGAAAAGACACTTTTACAGGCTATGATGCTGTTAGACGTAAAAGATGGAGATTATGAACTTACTTCTATTTCAGAAGGTCAGGTAACAAAGTATGCGGAAGATCTGCATGATTCTTATACAGATGAAAAGCGTGAACGTCTTCTTAAAATTGTCAAGTATCTGGAAGATGGATTCGACCAGAAAGAAAAATTTATGAAGGTTGTAAATATTCCGATTTTCATGTACATGGCAGATGAGGCAATCAACAACGATATTAAAGCAGAAGATTTCTACAAATGGTTTGAGATCTTTGCAGACAAATATAACCCGGATTGTGCCTATGCACAGTATTGTTCTACTGGATCTGTCAAGAAAGAGAAGGTGGAGGGAAGAATTTCTGTTATGAGTAAAGATTTCAGAGATTATTTCAAACTTAATGATAACAATAATGAGGTAGAAGAAACAGAAATGGAGAGATCTGATGAATCCGGCGAACAGGTTGCAGAGTCCAAAACTCCACTGACCGATGATTTTATGGATGATTTAGATAATGAACTTCCATTTTGCTAAACAGATTTGAGCGGTGTATGGTAGGTAAATCCTGCCACGCCGTAAAAATAAATTATAATCAAACAAAAATAAAGGAGAATACACAATGAAATTATTCAAAAACAAGAAAACAGGGAAAATGTATGTAACACTTTCAGAGGAAAAAGATTGCCTGGTGGGATTTGATGGAGTTCCGTATACAGGATCTTCGGACGATGTTGAGGAAGTTTCGACAACGGCATCAGCACAGGATTTTCGCAGATTACATATTGTTGAAGAGACTTTTTCTGCTGGTTGTGATAAGGATTGGCATTTAAAAGATATTCTGTATGTGCCGGTTGACGGAAAAGATGTGGCGTTCCGTGTAGAACATATTTCAGATGAAAAGGTTTACTTTGTGGCGGTTGATGCAGTTGGAAAATCTAGCATGACTAACATGAATGATTATCTGGATGCTTACTTAGCAAAAATGCCGGAAAGCCTTGTAAATATAATGTGCGAAATTGAACATTGCGCTGACGGAAATCTGGTTCGTAGAAGTAAGCTGACACTGTTATCGAGAAAGAATGTAAAAGACGATGAATTCAAGTATGATTTGAATGGTGCAGATGACATTCTTTTTGATGGATTACAGACGGAAGCTGAATGTTGCAAGAACCTTGACGGAGAAACAATGTATTACTGGCTTGACACTCCTACCAGTTCTCCGTATGCTGGCAGCTCTACGCACTTCGTGTTTGTCTACACCAGCGGCTATCCGGGCAACTACAGCAACGCTACTGGCACGGATGCGGTTGTTCCCTGCTTCTCTATCCGCAAGCAGCAGAAGGCTGATTGTGAATAATAACACTTTTTGCATTGGACTGGCTTCGCCCAGTCCTCTAGCAAGAGATTGATGAGGTAAAAAGGAATGAAGAAAATTCGTAAAATAATTTGCATTGCAGCTATTACATTGATGACTTGTTTCGCTTGTACGGCTTGTGGGACTACATATCAGGAAGCGGTATCAGAAGAATACGCCACAGATGATAGTATATGTGGAAACTATTTCACAACTATCACAGAATGGGATGATACCACGGCATATTACAAAATCGCATATGCAAAAGATACTAAAGTGAAATACCTAATTATTGTATCTGGCTATAAATTTGGAATAACACCATTGTATAACGCCGATGGTACATTACAGGTGTATGAAGAATAAATAAAATCAGTTTTTTATTGCAAAATAAATACAATATATAGTTTTAAATGCTGTACAAATACTATATATAGTACAAAGAGAGAGGCGATTACAATGACATTTACAGAACTTATGTTACAAAAGTTTCCAAACGCAGATTTGCGAAATTTATTTATTGATTGTTGTCCTTGTAACTTTGGTATTGAAACAGAAATGACAAGGCTTTGCGATAATGGTCACGGATGTTTTGAGGATTGTAAAATCTGTTGGAATAGTCAAATAGTTGGGGATTATATTACAACCAAAAAGAAAAATAATAATGAAACTTTGGTGGCAGTATGAGCGAAAGGAGAGCGAGAAAATGAAGTTAGGAAGAATCGTAACAAGTTTATTAGAGAACGATCTATATAAATTCAGTATGGGACAGGCAATTTATCATCAGTTCTCAGACTACAAGACAACATGGAGTTTCAAATGCCGGAACAAAGACGTACATTTCACAAAAGAAATGGTGGAAGAAATCAGAGAGCAGATTAAAGCATATTGTGAGCTGCGGTTTACAGAAGACGAACTGAGTTATCTGGACGGTATCAAGTGGATCAAAGGATCTTACATTGATTTCCTAAGACTCTGGAAACCACGATATGAAGATTTCATAATCACGGATGATGCAGAATGTGGACTTGTCATTGAAACTGCCGGTACATGGTTAAATACTTCTATGTACGAAATCCCGACACTTGCTATTGTAAATGAAGTGTATTTCAGAATGCAGTATGATTATGACGAGTTGTTAAGTAGCTTCAAGGAAAGACTGGATAACAAGTATGTAAATCTTCGCAATGGTCATTGGTATTGTGGTACATTTTCAGAGTTTGGACTTCGCCGGAGATTATCTGCAGAAGCACAAGAACTTGTTGTTGAGAAGTTCTCACACCTGAATGATACGGCGCATTGTGCATCAAGATTTATTGGCACTTCAAACGTATTTCTTGCGAAAAAATACGGAGTTACACCAGTTGGCACAATGGCACATGAATGGATTATGTGTGTAGGACAGGGAAATCACAAGCACAATCCGGCATATTCTAATTGGTATGCACTTGACGCATGGGTTAAGGAATATGGAGTTTTGAACGGTACAGCACTGACAGATACAATTACAACCGACTGTTTCTTGGAAGATTTCCAGCTTACATTCGCAACACTGTTTTCTGGTGTTCGTCATGATTCGGGTGATCCGTTAGTATGGGGCGAGAAGATGATTAAGCACTACGAGAAACTGGGAATTGATACAAAGACGAAAACGTTGCTTTTCTCTGATTCACTGGATTTTGAGAGAGCAGATAAGATTTGCCGACATTTCTCAAAGAAAGCAAAGGTCGCATTCGGAATTGGCACATACTTATCAAATGATACTTGCGTAAGTCCGCTCAATATCGTCATGAAGACTACAAAATGCAATGGTCAGGATGTGGCTAAAATTTCCGATGTTGAAGGAAAGGGAATGTGTAAGAATCCAGAGTATGTGGATTATTTGAAAAGATCAATTGATTGGAGAATGAATCAAAAAAAGATTTTACTTAACCGTTTCGTTGGATATTTGGAAGATAATGGTGAAGTTGTTTATCATAGCTGTAATAGCGGAAAAAGAATATAAGAAAGGAAATAGTTGATAATGGATTTCAATGCAAAAGAAGTAAAAGATAGATGCGTAAAATGGATTAGAGAATGGTTTGAGGAAAATGGGGATCGTTGCAAAGCTGTAATTGGAATCAGCGGAGGTGTTGATTCTTCTGTGGTAGCTGCATTATGTGTAGAAGCATTAGGAAAAGAGAGAGTATACGGCGTGTTAATGCCACAGAATAGTCAGGATGACATTGATTATTCTTATGAATTATGTGAACATCTGGGAATTGAACATTGCGTTATTGATATTGGTAATACTGTAGAGGATATGTTGACTCTTATCTACATTAAAAGTGGAATTAAAGTTTCTAATCAGACAGAAATAAATATTCCGGCTAGAGTAAGAATGGTAATGTTGTATGCAATTTCTCAGTCGATTGACGGGCGTGTTGCAAATACATGTAATTTGTCTGAAAATTATGTTGGTTACAGTACAAAATATGGAGATGCAGCAGGAGATTTTTCGCCACTAGAAGATTTAACAAAGACAGAAGTGAAAGCGATTGGAAAAGAGCTTGGATTGCCGGAACGACTGGTTAGTAAAGTCCCTACAGATGGTTTGTGCGGAAAAACTGATGAAGAAAATTTTGGATTTTCGTATGATATGTTGGACAAATATATTAGAACAGGAAAGATTGATGATCTTCCAAAACAGCGTAATATCGAATGTTTACATATGATGAATGAATTTAAAATGAAACCAATGGCACATTTCGAATATATGGGAGAAAATTGAAAGGAATACAATTATGGGTAAGACAATAGCAGCAGAAAAACTTACAAATGAAAAGTTTCTGAATCTGTATAAAGTTCATGCAGAAACAGAGTCAGGAGATCAGATTGGATATTTGGTTGCTTCCAGAGCAAAAGAAGTTGATGAACTAAAAGCGATAAATCATGATGACAAAGTGGATGCTGTGGCAATTTGCGCATTGACAGAAGACGATAAAATGGTGCTGATTCGCCAGTACAGATATGCAATCGGTAGCTATATCTATGAACTTCCGGCTGGACTTGTTGACGATGGAGAAAGCGTTTGTGATGCAGCAATAAGAGAAATGCATGAGGAAACAGGGCTGACACTTGAAATCACAGATTTGCCGATTGGAAATAAGGGCGGTTATTCAAGTGCCGGAATGACTGACGAAACTTGCACACTTGTAGTAGGCAAGGTAACTGGCGAAATTTCCGATAAATATAAAGAAGCGTCAGAAGAAATCGAAGTATTACTTGTAGATAAAAAAGAAGCAGCACGTATCTTAAAAGAAGAAAACGTATGTATCAGATTAGCTCTTATGCTTATGATGTTTATACATGAGTAGGAGGGCGTTATGACAATACATAAGAAAGGAAAAGAGTGTGACTATGAGAAGAAACGCACGATTGCCCACATAATTGTTATTCTGGTTGCTTTGGTGTTACTTGCTATTATTTCAGTAGTGGCAGCGAAAAAGTCCAGCCAAACAGAAAAGAGTGTCACAAAATCAGATCCAGAGCCACTTGCCATTGAAAAATCAATCCCAAAAGATAACGATTCATCATTTGAGTCGGATTCTGAGAGTGTGAAGAAATTTCAAGACAAATATTCTATGGACTGGGGTTTTGTAGATGCTCAGTATCTATTAAAAATAGCAGAATATCATGGTGGAACAAAAGAAGAACGTGCATATACAATTCTTGTAACACTAAATAAAGTATTTGAAGAACGTAGATCCATACAAGATATAGTTCTTGAAGAGCTGTATGATAATGATGGACTGGAATCAGATGGCTTTGAAAAAATTGTTGCAACAGATGCAACGAAAGAAGCATTAAAGATGATAGTGTATGATCGGTTCGATAATAGTGCTGGATCTACAGAATACAAAGAATTTTATAATTAAACCATAATAAATGGTTGACAAATTAAGAAAAGATGATATACTATAATCAGAAACGAGGTGATATGAAATGTCAGGCACAAACTTGAATCGGATTAAAAACAAGCGTATGCAGAAAAATAACACTTCTGGTGTTACCGGCGTTTCTTTTCATTCAGGAATGGGACAATGGTATGCAAGAATCTCTTTTAAAGGGAAAACGTATAGCTTGGGTTATTTTGATGAACTCGATGATGCGGTTAAAGCCAGGAGAGATGCGGAAAAGAAGTTGCATGATGGTTTCATATCTCAAATAAGCCATAATAAAGTTATAGAAGTGTAAAGGAGAAAAAGATGATTAAACAGTTAATCCAGACAGAAACAAAAGTATTAAGTTCAAATACTGTTATTGATTGTGGCAATGGCGATGTTGCTATCGGTGTGGCAGATGTCAAAGATTCACCGAAAGTGCTTATTACATTTTCAGATATTCCGCAGCAGGAAGTCGGATCAAATGTAAAGAACAAAGATGTCATCGGTACGCCGGTTGTAGTATCTTTTGATTCTGTCGAGAGTATTAAGGTTTTAAACAAATTCGTACAGGTTGCAATGAATAAACTGAAAAAGAAGGAAGAGGCAGCAAAGAGAGCAGCTTTACCGCATTTTGTCGTAAAGACTGGAAGTATTATGATTCCGAGTTCTTTCAAATGTACAAATCCGAATGCAGAGAAGATCATGGGTTGCCAGCAGTATTTCAATGAAAATGGAAAGCTGGACGAAGCCATTGACGTAACAAGCACCCTTACACTTACAGATGGATATGTGAGATATCTGGTTGCGAAATACAATAAACTGGAAAAGGTAGAAGTTGTTGCAGCAAACGGCATTGATATCAAGATTGGAAATCAGGTCATCAAATTCACATCAGACGATATCAGACTTTCTTATGGTCTGGGAAAAGATGATGAAACAGGCGAAAAGAAGTTTTACTTATCTATTATAAATGGTGGAAAGAGATATGAAATTCCGGCAGAGGACAATGTAGAAGCTGCCACAATGGTTAAGAAGATCACAAATGTATTCGATGCAAAAATCGGAATTGCAGCAGTTAGTACAATGAACTTTGGATTAAAAGAAAGACTTGAAGAAGCAGGTATTACTGTTGCATACGCATAACAAACAAAAATAAAGGACAAAACATTATGATTTACAATATAGTTGGAGATTTATTAAAACAGGATAAAGTAGATATAATTTGTCATCAGACAAACTGTAAAGGTGTGATGGGTGCAGGAATTGCATTTCAGATTAAAAGAACTTATCCAGAAGTATTCAAAAAGTACAAAGAGTTTTGTGATGAATATGAAAATATTTTACTTGGAAGAACATTATTCGTAAATTGTAATGACGGAAAAGTTGTTGCAAATCTGTTTGGTCAAGATGGCTATGGTAGAGGATTCTGCCAGACAGATTATGTGGCACTTGAAAAGGCGATTGCTACGGTGGCAAAAACCGCAGCCAAATATAAAAAGAGTGTCGGATTTCCGTATAAAATTGGTTGCGATTTAGCCGGTGGCGATTGGTCAATAGTAAGCAAAATCATAGAAAAATATTTTATGGATTCTGAGGTGGATTGCTACATCTGTTCGCTAACACAGGAACAGGAGCATGAATGTTAAATAAGAAAGAATTTATAAATGTGGTTAGTGGCACTACTGGAAAATCTAAAAAAGAGGTTGAAAGTGCCGTTGACCTTGTGCTTGAAGGTATCAAGTATGCCTACAAGTATTATGATGGTGTAAAGTTCGTTGGTTTTGGTACTTTTAAGAAAAAGACAACGAAATCACGAATGGGTACAGATCCAAACACACTTGAACGAATTAAAATCGAGTCAAATGTGTTACCAAAATTCATTCCGGGAGCAGAACTGAGAGGAATCTTTGCTTAGTTCCCGGAAATTCAAAAGAAAGTGCAGATAAATTATGAAAGCATTCAGGGGTGGAAAAAGAGACTTTGTAAAAGACGAGATAGTGTTTGTTGTTGATAAGCTGGACAATTTTATGAATATATTGGTTGGAAAAATCAATACATACGCTGGTTATGGAAAATACTATGTTGATTTATATACGGTTACGGAGAAAAAGGAAGATATTGATCCGAATCTTAATATCAGCATTGGGGATGATGTCGGTATCAGAGAATGGATCAATAGAGGATATTTAGTATTACGGTCAAGCGTTGAATATTACCACAAAAAACATCCAGGTTCTCCACTGTATATTGTTGAGCGAAAAGACAATATTTTTCATTCTTGGAAGGATTCAATAGATGAGTTTAACCGAAGAAAAGAAGAAAAGAGAGCCGAAAAAGAACGGCGCAGCAATATGACAGAATATCAGCTTTGCAGAGAAGACAATGCTATACACTTGAAAAAGTGCGGTCTTTCCGATGAGGAAATTTCTGAATGTCTTAATTTGATTGATGAAAATGACTCACTACCAGATATGGAAGATATTGATATCAGACGTTTTGGGAATGAGGTTCAGTGGAAATATCGTAGTAAATGGGAAAAGTTAATTGAACTTAACCGACCAGAGGAAGAAAAGCATAGTGAAAAATACTATGCAAATATATACCATGTGTGGGATATGGATCAAGAACCTGTTTTTAGAGGGTATACCAATGAATCACCGGAGTCTTTGTTTGAGAAGTACAGTGATTATAAAGAGTATTGCTTCCATGTTGCCAACAAGGAATGGAGCATCGAAAAAGGTCTTGAAATTCCAGTGGGATATGGTAGTTGTGTTGTAGCAGATGAAAATGGAGAGTTAAAACCGGCACTTGTTACAGAGTATTTGACAGAACATGGTTCTTTTGAGTTGGTTGATGGAAAACTCAGACACTTTGATATTTGCATTGATTCTAAGCATAGTGTGAACACTTTTTGGATTTCTGTATATTCAAAAACTAAACTGAGTAACCAGGAAATCCGTGAATGGTTCTCAAAGAGAATCGAAAAAGTAACGGGGAAATATGAGGATCTTTTCAAAGAGAAAATCAATGAACTGGACATCAGAAAAGCATAAGGGGATGAAATTGGATTCGATTGGGCATGGAACGGATATAATTCGCAGGAGTGACTACCTAATAGTCAAACTTAAAATAAACGCTGAAGAATTAAGAATGGTAGCGTAAGCTATATCAGTCTGTGAGATTGGGATATTGGTAACAGGCTGTATTAAGAGCTAATATCCAAAAGGAGAATGTTTTCTCTGTAAGTTGACTCTTCAAAAAACAACAGAGTGGTGGACGTTGTAAGAAACCTTTACAAACCCAAAAACGGAGTAGTTACCTGATTCACTGGGACAACCGTTTTAAAATAAAATGCCCGAATGAATGGTATTGCGTAAAAGATTATATAATTAGTACGTGTTTAAGACGGGGGTTCGACTCCCCCCATCTCCACTGTAATAGCTGGTTATTGTTGTTACGGCTATTACTAAAACCTTTCTATCTAAATGGGGCGATATAAAAATCGTCCCAAATAAAAAATCACACAACTTTAAACAAACAATAATAAAGAAAATGCTTGCAAAAGCTATAAAAGTATGATAGTATATATATTGTAAAGAAAAGCTAAAACAAATACGAAGGAGTGAAAAGATGTATTCGATTAACAGACAGGAAACAATTAACCCAGACTTTGATATGATTAACAGAATTGTGGACAAGCTCAATTCAAAGTTTGATCCAAACGATGCATACCATCACAGTAATGCAGAATCAGAAATGTTTGAGTTCCAGATGAAAATAGACGATAAACGCCGGGAAGCATGGCAGATCGTATTCATGGGGCATCATACAGTAGCAAGTGGTAGCTTTTTTGGATTTGATTATTCAGATTGCCAGGAAGAAGAGTATATTACACTGGAAGGAAAAAATGAAAGAAAAATTTATATGCTTGCAGTGTCAAATACGGTTAATGTAATCACAAAATTCATTGAATACATTTCAATGTCTGATACTTCTTATCAGAACAAAAAGAGATGGATTGATACATTAAAGAAAGGTCTTGAAGACGAAGAGTAAGCCATAACAGTAGAAAGGAGCAGCATTATGGAAGGATATATTATTGATGGAACATCTGCAAGAATCATCAATTTCCCGATAGTAGAGAGGACTTTAGAAGTAGTTGAAAAAACTGAAAAGAAAGGTAACTACAAGAAAAATTATAAAGTTGGCGAAAAACAGGAAGTATATCCGTTCCGTACTCAGGAAGATCTGGAACTGATGTATAACCATTTCGTAGAGAAAAAACAGTATCGTAATGCTTTAATGTTCGTTATTGGAATCAATGTAGGGCTTAGAGCAAGTGATTTGTTAGAATTGAAATGGAGTCAGATTTTCGATGTAGATGGTAGTATTGCGAATGGAATTACAGTCAAAGAAGATAAGACTGAGAAGTTCCGTACATTTTATCTTAATGAATCATGTAAAACTGCCATTATTGAATATTATAACGGTTTAAAGAAAAAACCGGCAAAAAATGAATATGTTTTCAGTAGTCGAAAAGGAGATGGACATATAGAAGTTCGTCCGGCTGGTCTTATTCTGAAAAATGCTGCAAAAGCTGTAGGTATCAAGTATAATGTCGGCACTCATTCAATGAGAAAGACTTTTGGTTATTGGCAGTTAAAAGCTCATAAAGATGACGCTTTGTTTTTATGCCATTTACAAGAAATGTTCAATCATTCAAGTCCGCAGATTACATTAAGGTATTGTGGTTTGGCAGAAGAGGAAATGGAACAGTATTATAATGATGTGAATTTGTTGTAATATAAACAGACGTAAATAAAGGAGAAACAATGGTTACATGTAAAGATTACGCTCGGTTTGTAAAGGATAAACTGAAAACGAAGATTAAGGGAATGGAGAAAAAGCCAGTTTTGGCGATTATTCAAGTCGGTGACAATCAGGCTTCTAATTCTTACGTGAAAGGCAAGATTAAAGATTGTGAAGAAGTTGGGATTAGATGCATTGTAAGCAAACTTGATAAAGTCATTGAGGAACATGAGTTACTTTATCACATTGAATTGACCACATGTGTAGCAGACGGTATTATCGTTCAGTTGCCATTACCAAAACATATCAATGTTGAGCATGTGAAAAATGCCATTCCAAAAGAGAAAGATGTTGATGGTTTTCGTCAGGACAGTAAATTTGATTGCTGCACGCCAAAAGGAATCATTGATTGGCTTTATTTCAATGGCTATGATGTATGTGGTAAAAATGTTGTTGTTCTTGGCAGAAGTGAAATTGTTGGAAAACCACTTGTAAACATGCTTATTGATCGTGGTGCAACGGTTACATGTTGCAATAGTCATACAGATTATGGATATGAAATGCAGATAACAAATAATGATACAGATGTGATTGTATCAGCTATAGGAAAAGCAAAATTCCTTGATTGGGCAGATATTGGTTCGGATTGTGAAATTGTCGTTGATGTTGGAATCAACAGAGATGATGCCGGGAAATTGTGTGGAGATGTAAATAGGGAGTCAGTTGAAAAACTTCGCCCAAATACATATGTTACTCCTGTTCCTGGTGGCGTAGGATTACTTACAAGAGTCTCGCTTTTGAAGAACGTAGTTGAAGCTCATGAAAATGGATATACTGAAAATGCAGTAGAAGATGCAATTTCACTTTTACGAAAAAATGATTATTTCGTGAGAAAGATTCCGAAGAATTTATGCGAAACTGCAAAGGAATGCAGTGAAACAGGATGTGGAGAATGCTTAGACTGTAGTTGCTTTGCATGTATGATTGGCAATGAGTAACAGATATACGAGGCTTGAAGAAAAATGCCCATTACTGGGAGATTATTGTAATCAGGAAGAAAAGGATTGCGATAAATGCATCAATCAAGAAAAAGCATGGCAAGATATACAGTGCTACATTGAATGTCACGATTATGGCATATCTTGTGGTTTTCTTGAAAAGTATTACAAGATGTTTTATTTGCCGGGATTGTATGTGAATCCTATAATCCTTGATATTATTGAGAATAACAAGGAAGCGTGCAAATTATTATTTGAAGATTAGAGGTAAGAAAATGGTTGGGTATAGTTACGACAAAGAAAATAAGCAAAGAGATTACACCTATATGGCAAGAGAAAAGAGGTCAAGAAATCTTGTTTGTGGGTATGTCGCAATTCATAAACCGTGGTATGAACCAGAAAGTAACTGGACGTATTATATGTTTTATGACAGCTATCGTCCAGGTGGTTTCTGTGGTGGTGCTACAAATGAAGGACTCAAAAAGGTTGAAATTGATCCGAATACAATCGTGCCATATACTCAGGTTGCGGAGATTATAAGCGTTCTGCAGTCCGGCGATACCGTACATATAGAAGGTAAAGATTTGCCGGAAATGATGACTACAGCAATGATTACAAGTGTTGATGATATGTACAGATATTACAACCGTAAAGACATTGATTATGTGGTCGAAAGATTTGGAGAGCCAGTCAAAGAGAAAGAATTTATAAATGTCAGAAAGACAGGGCATTTTCAGGATTTCGTTGACGGAATAATCGAAAAACAGAAAACCGCAAAAAGAAGTGAATTGCTTGCAGCTATAACAGATTTTTGAAATGCATGGAAATCTATTTACAGTGAAGTTATCATTGGCACTGGTGGAGAATATGACTATGAGTATATCGAAGAAGAAAATGGTAAGTTTACCAGTTCTATGTTAGATGGAGAATATGACAGTTTTGATGAAATTGTCAAAGATTTCTGCAAAGTTGTTGATCCAGATGATGTTGCCGGGTTTAATTATGGTAAGAGAAGGGTAAAAGAGCAATGCGAGAAGCAAAAGTGCTAAATAAGTACAATTTAACATTAAAAACCGCCAGAAAACTTGAAGTTGGCGATGAATCAAAAATCTGTGAACCTTTGTTTTGGCGAAACAATGCAGTTAATGCATGGTGTATCAGCCGGAGCATTGGAACAGAGGCAGACAGAAAATTTTGTAACGACAATGAGATATGGATAGGAATTTATGATGAACCATATTATCGCAGGAGAGTTCATATTCATGTGAATTGTTGGGGTGGTATGGGAAAATATGAATTTTGCGATTTCTACAACTATAAAGAAATTGAGAATGAAAGAGATTTACAGACTCAGGAGAAACTTCTGGAAGTTCTCAATATGCTTATAGATGAAGGAATCTTAAAAATTCCAATAATCAGACCATAATAAATGCAAGGAAGTGATAAAAATGAATAGTGAAGAGTTCATACAGACATGCAGCTCAATGGGATATTCGTCAAAGAAACTGGCGAAGAAATACGTTGAGAAAAACCAGAAAGATACTTATGACATGGACGATATTATAAATGTACACAGAAAAAGCGGTAACTTCAAGGGTAATCATACATGTGGATTAAGCAGTATTCCAAACGGGAAGACAACGGCATTTCAGAATGCATAGGAGGATAACATGGATTATTTAAAGTGCCATAAGAACTTCAAGAAGAAGTTGGAGAAGGAACTGAATAAGATGATCGCTAGAGAAAAGAAGAGTCTGGAAGTTAAGAATATTCCGTCTGATAAATTCTGCGATGCTACTGGTTGCGAAGCCAATGATTTTAACGGCTGGCAGTGTGATTGGTGGGGACATTTCCAGTATAAAGGATATAAGTTCGGCGTTTGCGGTTGTGCTTGGGATGGAACGGTTAGCGTGAATTTAGAAAGGTAGGTGTATGTATGTCAGCATTTGAAGAGATATTCGGAGATTATCTCAATGCATATAAAAATACATCTCAGTATAGAGATGATAGCATGTTGGATATTGCACTCAGAAAATCAGAGTTTGAGAAAAACTTAGATGAAATGTGGGCGATTTATTCAAAAGGATGCATTCAGCAGATTATTAAGTATAACAAAGGCGTTGAGCAGATTAAGAATGCCGGATTTAAGGTATATAGAAATTCTGCTGGAAAACACAAGATTGTAATACCTAAGTAATGGAGGCAGACATGAGAATACATATAGGTGATGTCGTAAGACATTTTAAAAGAGAGACTGTTGTAACAGAGCAGTTGGAGGTTGATGAAAATTTATATCTGTATAGAGTTTTAAATTTTGCAAAACATACGGAAACCGGCGAAACATTTGTAATTTATGAATCATTATATAACGGTGGAGCAATCGGCTGTAACGTTCATTATGGAGATGTATTTGCACGACCAATGGATATGTTTATGAGTGAGGTCGATCACGAAAAATATCCTAATATTAAATGTGAGTACAGATTTGAAACAGTTGAAGAAAATCATCAGTGTTTGTGGTGTGGTAGTGATGCAGTGGAACATTTGAATGAAATGGATCTTAGAAATTGCGAAACTTATAGGCTCAAAAGCCGGGTTATGATATGTAATACATGTCTTGGAAACATGTTGCATGGAGTTTGCGAAATATCAATGAATAGGAGAAAATGATTATGTATGTAATGACAGAAGAAGACGTAAGATTTTGTGAAGAAATGGCAGAGTGGCAGAAAAGCCATCCAGGGAAATTTGATGTGGTATTTTTAGCTTTTCGAGATAAACTATGGGAACTTGCTAAAAAATATCATCTTAATCCAGTTGATGCTTTTGAAATATATAGTAGTAACTACAAAAAATATGTGAATAAGAAATAGGGAGATAAAATATGAATAAGCAAGAATTAGTAAGAAATGAAATGGTAAAAGCTATGAAAGAAAAAGATAAACCTAAAAAAGAAACACTTTCTCTTTTACTGGCAGCATTAAAGAATGCGGAAATTGACAAAATGGGAATTTTATCTGAATCTGAAGAAGATGCAGTAGTCCAGAAGGAAATCAAACAGACAAAAGAAACCCTGGATCTTGCACCGGCAGATAGAACAGATATCATTCAGGAGTGTAAATATCGTATTGAAGTGCTGAGTCAGTTCGCACCGAAGATGATGACAGAAGAAGAGATTGAGGCTACAATCGCTGGTGTACTGGGTGATTTAGGTATTGAGAATCCGACCAAAAAAGAAAAAGGTAAAATCATGAAGACACTTATGCCGATGGTTAAGGGCAAAGCTGACGGAAAACTGGTAAATCAGATTTTGGAAAAGAAGCTGGTGTAATCATGAATGTTGGTATGATTATAGGCATTACTCTAATGGTATTCATGAATCTTGATATCATTGGTTATATGATTGCAGACTGGGTAAAACCATTGCAGAAAATCTATTGTAAAATTGGATGGCATTGTCATATGAAAGATTATGAGCCAATTAGTTTTGATGGCGCATCGGTACATTGTAAGTGTAAATGGTGCGGATATAAGGGAATGGTAGATAGTCAAGGCAATTTATTTTAAAAGGAGAACGATAGATGAGGATTTTTAATTTACCAAGAGCAGGTGGAAAAACAATGCGTATGCTTTATGCAAGTGAATTTCAAAAAGTACCGATTCTTTGTAGGGATCAGTCTAGTAAGGCATCACTCATGGATAAAGCTGGATTTTGGGGCATAAAGATTCCAGATCCAATTACAGTACATGATTTGGTTCATAGACCAAAAGAGATAAATTCACAGGGAATTCTTGTCGATGAAGCATTGACAGTTTTACGTGAAGTTATTCGGCAAGTAACTTATGGTACTGTTACAGATGTAGTTGCGATGACCTTTTCTGATGAAACAAACGAAAATAAAGTTCAGAGGTTATAAAAATGAGTTCAGTACAGAGTTATTATGTAATTGCCGGAATGGATCTATCTGCATCTAAAACAGACAAATATAAAGGATGGCAATGGTCTGAGGCGTGGGAGAATTACACATGCAATCAGTCAAAAGGAAAAATTCAGTTGTTCGATGATCCAACATATTTATATATTGGATATATTCTGGCAGCAGGAGATGAATATGGTTTCAATACCGCTATGATAAAGCCGGAAGAAATCGAAGAACACCGGCAGCGAGTAATCGAGGAAATAAAACGACTGGTAAAAATCGGAGTTATATCTGAAAAGGTATTAGACTCTATTGATTATGGTCTGATTATTTTTGCAGATTACAGATAGGAGCATTATGAAGATAGTAAGTAATTGTGTGGATTGCGTATATGATTTTCAAATGAGAGAATCGTTTCGTGAGAAACTTGTACATGCAATGCCAACGGATTTAATAGCAAGAATCACTTCCGTTTTAATTATTAAACCGTATGGGGATAAATTCTATGTTGTAAAATCAAGATACGGTAGAGAACTTCTTTATAACATATTACTTAAAGAAGATTTTAAAGTAATTTCCAATTCGGATTTTGAAGGTTGCAAAGATTGGATTGAGTTTGCGGAAAGAGTAAGGGAGCTAATCAATCCAGGAGAATGTGTTATATACAAGATGAACAATAAGAAATTCGATGAAAATTATGAGCTGGTGCGGAATACGAATTACAGTACAAACATCTATTCACTGTATAAGAGGATTATGAAACGTGATCCGAAAGCCATTGATGAAATTGAATCTCTTGAAGAAGCAAAAGAAATCATTGGTATGATGCTTGGAAATCACTATATGCATAATATGGCATATGAAATGCTTAAAATTTTTGGAGGGAAACAACAATGATTTATATTACGGGAGATATTCATGGAAGCCCGGAACGTCTGGGTGTACATTCCTTTTATGAACAAAAGGAAATGACGAGAGATGATGTCGTGATTATTTGCGGAGATTTTGGTATGGTCTGGGAAGAAAGTGGAGAGTCTGCATCCGAGCGGTACTGGCTGAAATGGCTAGAAGATAAGCCGTTTACAACCGTGTTCGTGTGCGGAAACCATGAAAATTTTGACAGACTATATCAGTACCCAGTGAAAGAGTGGCATGGTGGTAAAGTCCATGAAATTCGCCCACATGTATTACATTTAATGCGTGGAGAAATTTTTGATATTGAAGGATTGAAATTTTTCGCATTTGGTGGGGCAAGCAGCCATGATATCAGAGATGGTATTATTGATCCGGCAGAAGATGGAAACTGGCGTGAGACAGCTAAAGAATGGTATAAAGCCGGGAAGATGTATCGCATTAAAGGTATTTCGTGGTGGGAACAGGAGCTTCCGACACAAGGGGAAATGGATAGCGGTATTAAGAACCTTGAACGTATTGGAAATAAAGTGGATTACATTATCACTCATTCGCCATCTGCAAGTGTGATTGCACTGTTAGGGCATGGATTGTATAAACAAGATGTACTTACAAGATACTTGGAAGATATTCGATCTAAGGTAGAGTATAAGAAACATTTCTGCGGTCACATGCATGTAGATAAGGCAGTTAATGAAAAGGATATTATTCTGTATGAGCAGATCATCCGGCTTGCTTGACAAATTTGTAATCTATGCTATAATATAAACATGCAAAAATAAAGGTTGACAGTCAACAAATAATATGATATCTTATAGGAGAAGCAAATAGTGAATATAATATTGATTATTATTTTGTTCGGCTTTATATATGGAAGCAGCTATTTCAGATTTCATGAACCATACGGATTGAACAATACATACAATGCTTTAGGTTATTATATGTTATCAGTAAAATGGTGGAATATTGAATTCAACTGGTGTACATACAAAAACAAATGGCAAGTTGATATTAAGCTGAGATTTATAAGAAAATGGAAGCCGAGAAAATACAGAGAAAGATATGTGATATTTAATGGTGCAGGTGTAAGAACCTACACTTTAGATATAATATAAACAAACAATAATAAAGTGACAAATGATATAAAAGCAAATGCGCTACATATGCTTGAACGAGTTGGACTAAAAGAATACGCATATAAATATCCGATGCAATTATCTGGTGGAATGAGGCAGAGGCTTGCGCTTGCAAGGGTGCTGTATGCTCAACCAAAGATATTACTGATGGATGAGCCATTATCTGCATTAGATGAAACAACAAGAAAATCAATGCAGGATTTGATTATAGAAACACAGAGAAATAACAAAAGTACAATTATTCTGGTAACACATAGCGATGCAGAAGCAAAGCGAATGTGCCATGAAATAATAAAAATGTAAAAGAAGGAGCAATTACAAAATGGGATTAAGAGATTTTTTCGTAGAAAGAGTTCCGAGTGAGGTGGACGTTAATGATTATGAAGAGGCATATACAGAGGAAACAGAAAATGTTTCTGTTGAAGGTGTAAGCCAGGAGAGTCTTATTCGTGATATTTACGATCAGAATGAGTTAAGCGATCAGTCACAGTCAATCTTCAAAATCGAGGAAGTAATCAATACTCTTCCGAAAGAGATGCCGACAGGAACAAAGAGAAATGCTGTAGCCGGAATGCTTTCTGTATTTGGTCTTACAATCGAACAGGTTGTAGCAGACGGAGAACACAGAAAGGCAGTTGTGAGTTCTGCAGTTGATGCTATCAAAAAGCAGAATGAGGAAGTTATTTCTGATAATGATGCTGCAATCGAAAATCGCAAACTTGAAATTCAGGGATTTGAGGAAGATACAGCCAGCAGAAAAGAAGTAATTTCAAATAGTGAGGCTGTTGCAAAAGCAGAGATTGACCGCATTGATGGGCTGATTAAGTTTATCGGAGAGGAATAAAGGAATGGATTTTAAGACAATAGTATTTATTTGCTTTGTGATTCTGGTTGTTATCTTACTGATTCTATTTCCAGAATTAAGAAGCATTTTCAAAGGATTTACAAGATTGTTTGTAAAGGACATGGCAACGACACCGGATGGAGCTAAAGCAATTTATGAACAGAAAATTGATGAGGCACAGAAAAAATACAATATAGCCGATGATGCACTGAGAAAAGCTGCCGGAAGATTGAAAATAGAAGAAGATAAGTTAGATAGTCTTCAGGACAGGTTAAAAAAGGTTGAGAAGACATGTGAGAACTTAGTTTCAAAAGGTGATATGGAGTCTGCTGCCATAAAAGCGGATGAAAGAGCAGAAATTATATCAGATATTGAAAGAAGTAAAAAGTTGATTGCTGCGTACTCAACAGCGAAAGCAGACGCTATAGAAGTACATAAAGCGTGTGAAGCAAATCTGAAAAAACTTCGTAGAGATTCAAAAGAAGTAGTCGAGAACATGAGGGTAAAAGAACAGCTAAATGATGTTTATGATAGCATGGATGACTTGAAAAATACTACAGCAACGGATAAATTACTTGCTTCTATTAAAGAAAAGAATGAAGATTTGGATGCTTCTGTTGCTGGTGCAAGAGTGGTACATGAAAATAAAACATCTACAAAGGTACAGCGTGTAAATGAAAAAGCAAAGAAAATTGAAAACGATGAGTACCTTGAAAGCTTAAAGAAGAAGTACAACAGAAAGTAATAAAGGAGAAGAATAATGAAGAGATTTAGACTAACAGTTGCTTCAAAGATTTTAATTGTGCTTGTAGTTATCGCCGTACTTGTTGGGGCAGTTTTTGGAGCAGGTAAACTTGGATTCATTGGAAACAAAAAAACAAGCAATAATACCACATCGACATCGGTGGCAAAAGCGGATGATGACGGAAATGTTATCAATACGAAGAAAGACAGTAGTGATACTATTAACCTTTCTCTTGATGAATGGATTGGTTGGAAAGAAATCATTGATGCGAATGGTGGTTTATCCACTCAGCCAGGATCAATTTATGACAAACTTGGTATTAAGGTAAATATCAGTGTTATCAATGACGCAACACAGAGTAGCAATGCAATGATTAAAGGAAACCTTGATGCAGCCGGATATACAATCAACAGAACAGCATTTCTTTCAACAAAATTTAAGGAAGCCGGACTTGATGTAATTATGCCATATATTACAAACTACTCTAATGGTGGCGATGGTATTATTGCAAGTTCAAAAATCAAGACAGTAGAAGATTTGGTAGACGCAAAAATCGGTGTTCCAGAATTTTCAGAGGCACATACGTTAGTTGTATGGTTTGTAAATCAGTCTGATTTAAGCAAGGATCAGAAACAGAAAATTATTGATAACTTAATCATGTTTGAGACACCAGATGAAGCAGCAAAAGCATTTTTCGCCGGAGAACTTGATGCAGCAGCTACATGGGAACCGTACTTAACACAGGCTAAGAATATGACAGACGCTCATATCTTCTTTAGTACAGCTAGTTCTTCCAGTCTTGTAATGGATGGTATTCTTTTCAATAAAGAATTTGCTGAGAACAATTCAGAAGTTGTAAATAAATTTATTCAGGGTGCATTAGAAGCATCAGATTTATATGATACAGATATGACCACAATTAAAAGCGTAATGCCTATGTTCTCAACCGCTTCCGAACAGGATATCAAGGATAACTGTGCATCCGCAAAACTGACAACATGGAAAGACAATAAGAATCTTCTCAATGATACCGCAAAAACAATCTTCAATAATATGTGTGTTGTATGGAACAGTATCGGAGAAGAGACAAATGATGACCTTGTAAATACACTGTTCGATGATTCTTACATCAATGCAATTGAGGGAAATTGTGATACAAGTACAGTATCTAAAACTGAAACTGCAACAGTAACAGAAGAGAATACTCAGGAAGTTATTGATACACAGTCTCTTATCAAAGGTACTGCATCTGTAACATTTGAGAAAAACACTGCAAAATTCACAGACTCTAAGGCAGCCTCAGAAGAGCTTAACAAGTTCATTGAGATTGCTAAAGTCTTAGATGGAACAATTATTGAAATTGCTGGAAATACAGATCCGAATCCAGACACAGATCCGAATGATGAGTACAACACAAAACTTTCTCAGCAGAGAGCAGAAGCAGTTAAGAACTACTTCATCATGAATGGTATTTCAGCAGATAGAATCGTGTCCGTTGGAAATGGTTCTAAAAATCCAGTAGTTGAAAATGATACAGAAGAACACAAAGCAATGAACAGACGTACAGATGTATCATTCAAAATTATTGAGCAGTAAATATGATTATATTGTCAGTGCCAACTTTGCTCGTAATAGTGGGTGTCAGCTATGTGCTTGGAGTAATTACAAGCCGAGTTAAAAGGAAGAAGTAAGAAGAGATAGCGGTTGGTGAAATATCCAATCGCTATTTTTACAATAAGGAAGTTATATGCGAAAAGAGATTTTTGACAAAGATTTAATTGAAAAATATCGTGGCGAAAATGGTTGGATTCCAAACTGTTTCAAACCAGAACAATTTCTGATTGAAGATGAAAAATCAAGAAAAGAAATCTCTGTATTGGTTTCATTAAAAAATAATCGTGTGTCAGTTGTGAGAAGAATGCGTTTGGGTGATAATCCTAATTATTGGGAATACAGTAGAGGTCTTGGATCTTCAATCGTTGCATGGCAACCGTTACCGCCATCATATAAAAGAGGTAAATAAATGAGAGTAATTGATCCGAATTTGGACGGAATCACTCATATCAATGTGTATAGTGGTAGTAGGACAGAGCTTGGTAGAATGCTGAGTAATTTTTGCCGGGAAGAGATATACACAAAAGATGGGCGATTCATGTCAGTTGAAGCGTATTGGTTCTGGCTAGGTATCTCACCGGATTGTAAAGAAAGAGAATGTATGCGTGATTTATTCGGTTATCAGGCAAAGGCAAAAGGTACATATTTGAGAGAAGCATATCCCGGAGAACAGATAGAAGATTTCCAGGATAGAATCATTCATGCGATATGGTACAAAGCCAAAAGACATACAGACTTATTTTTGCCGGAATATGAAAATTTGCCACTGAAACATTACTATGTCAACAGAAACGGATCAGTGAGAGATGTGTATGGCAAATACTGGTGGATGATGGAAGCCGAAGAGAAAATGAAGAAATACATTTATGAGGTTAAGAAACAGCTATGAAGAAATTGAAAGTAGTTGCGTTATTGGTAGTTATGATGTGTGGATTGGTCGGTTGTAAAGAAGACGTAGAAGTACATACGGAATATGCTAAAGCACAGCCATTACAATTACATATAGAGGAAGCCGTACAAGAAACTGTGGAACAGGCAAAGGTAAGTGCTGAGATTGCTATGGAAGAAGCGAAGAAGGAATTTTCGCCATATTATGTAGCGGTCAGTTCTTTAAATATCAGACAAGCACCAGATACAAATTCTTCATTGGTTGGCAGCTTGGTATTTGGCGATTATGTAAATGCATATATAGATGGAGAATGGGCAGAACTTGATAACGGTACATATGTAAATGCAGAGTATTTGACAAGTGAATTGCTATATACAGCTTATGCAGCACCATATACAAGCGGAATGAAAAGTTATATGCCGTATAGCGTTGGAGATAGAAGTATTTTCGCACAATCAAGCAATCAGTACAAATTACAAGAATTATGCAACACTGGAAATTACGGCATCAGGCAATATAATGGCAGATATTGTGTGGCGATTGGTAGTTATTTTGGAACTGCAATCGGACAGTATTTTGACTTGATTTTAGAGAATGGCGTTTCAATACCTTGTATCATGGCAGATCAGAAAGCAGATTGCCATACAGATGATAGTAATATTGTTACGGTTGCAAATGGTTGCATGACTGAATTTGTGGTTGATTTTGTCAACCTGAATGGCGATGCAAAAAGAATGGGAGATATATCTTACTGTTCTGAAGATTGGAAATCGAGAGTTGTTGAAGTAAGAGTGTATGATATGAATGCACTTTCTGAATAGGAGAGTTGAAGTGGAGAAAGAAGATATCAAGAAATTATGCGAAGAACGTGGAATTACATATAAAGCGGATTTCATGGACGGACTGAGTGAAAAACAGTTCGATGAAGGGTGTATCAAGTTCTATGTACCGGCAGATGGTAACGGCGGTTGTGGAGAAGGAATCTGGGGTTGGATTACGCCGGAAGATAAAAAGAAGTATATGGACGATAATTTCTATGGAGAGATTAAAGCTGTACTTTGCAATGATCCAATTAACTATTTTGGAATCCTGTTTTGGGGTTGTGAAATTCCGATTATTTGCCAGGGAGAAGACAGACCAATACTTTCGGAAGACTATATTAAAAATGTGTTACTTCCAATTGTAAACAAACAAAAATAATGAATGGAGAACATAATGAAAGAATTAGATATGAACTGGGAGCTTTTGGCTAATAAGGATTATGCGTTTCTGACGGAAAGCCCCCTCTTAGGTAATAATATTCTTCTTTTGACTTTGGGCGGTTCTCACGCATATGGAACAAACGTGGAAACGTCAGATATTGATGTCAGAGGAATTACTTATAATCCGATTGATTCTTTGCTTGGAAACAGAGTTTTTGAGCAGTACGAAGACGATGCGACAGATACCGTTGTATATGGATTAAATAAAATGTTCAGGTTGTTATTGGAGTGTAACCCAAACACTATTGAGCAGCTTGGTTCTAAGCCGGAGCATTATATTATTCTCAATGATGATGGTAAAAAGCTGATTGAAAACAGAAAAATCTTTCTTTCTAAAAGAGCGATTTATACTTTTGGCGGTTACGCAAATTCACAGTTACGCCGGTTGCAGAATGCGTTGGCAAGAGACAGCTATCCACAGGCAGAGAAAGAAAAACATATTCTTGGATCAATTAGAAGTGCAATGAACAGCATTATTGAAAAATTCCACACAGTCAATGGAAAGCTGATTGAATATAATTTCGCCAATGACAACGGAAAAATGATTCATGCATATAAGGAATACAACCAGAAAATGCAGGAAATGGAACAGTTCAAAAACTTTGAATATGGATCACTTAACCTTTACCCGGATGAATCTGATAGAGAAGGAATGGACGTTGAAATCTATATGGACGCTTGCTTACATCATTATCCGCTGAGAGATTACAAGGGTATCTGGAACGGTATGAATACTATCGTAAAGGATTACGAAAAACTGGGTAAACGAAATACAAAGAAGGATGACATGCATCTTAATAAGCACGCACAACATTTAGTCAGACTGTATCTTATGTGTATTGACATTCTTACAAAAGAAGAAATCATTACATATCGTGCCGATGAACATGATCTGCTTATGAGCATTAGAAACGGGGAGTTTCAGAAGCCGGAAGGTGGTTATCGACCAGAATTCTTTGAGTTAGTTGATGACTTGGAAAAGAAAATGAAAGATGCAGCAGAAAATACAAGTCTGCCGGATTGCCCAAATACAGAAGCAGCTTATGAAATGCTTGTGGAAATGAACAAAAATCATATTCTGAAGATGGAGGATTATTATGACGGAAGCACATATTAAAGAAGCAACAAAAATGTTAGGTTGGTTCTTCGATAGATGCGGTAAAGTTCCGCACTATAAGGGAATGATGTACGTGAAAAACGCCGATAACTTAAAGGTATTACTTGATTCTGTTGTTGGTCGGATTGAGAAAGAAAACTCACAGCAGATTGAGAAAATCTATAATGAAGAAAATTCATATACGGTACATTTCAAGAACGGAAGCCATTTCTCTTTTGTGGTTGTTGATACAGTGGTAGTAGTTGGAGAACATTGCCATGTACTGTTTGTGGACAGTAAAATCAGAGAGCTTGAATTAAGAAGCCTTGCGCCGGTAATTGATCCGTGTACAATGCCGGAAGGAAATGTAATGCTTAACCCGAAACCACTTTATTTGAGTATGGATTAAGGAGAAAGCAATGCAGATAGATAGAATTAAATATACAATGAAACATAAAAAAGCGTTCCGGGCAGTTGAAAAACAATTGCTCGGACACAATACAATTCGTGGTTATTTGCATGACTTGGATAAAGTGTTTCTGTATATGATTATGGACTATAAGCGTGCCCATAAGATACATAGAAGCCATTCCAAACACCATACTTTGAAAGCAAAGACACATGCGGATTATGTACAAATGGTTATAGACTGGGAATGTGCCAGACTCACAAAGCCGGACAAACAGATGAATGCCAGAGAAACACTGGATAAGCTATATCCTAAGTTAAAAGATAAGGTTTTGCCGGTAATTGAAGAACTGGGATTATAACCAGATAAAAAGTAAATTTTATTTAGAAATATGTGCTATATATAGTGTTTTAGTGAATATAAAATGCTATATATAGTATAACATGGAGGAATGATTATGGTATTGCCAATTGTGGTAAATACAGATAGGAAAATTGCCATTGATAAATCAAAATACGATCATGGTTTAGATGACGGGTTATTTTTAACAGAAGATGGTTCACTTGGAATGAAAAGAAAAAGTGGCGAATGTTTTGACCTGTATGGAAAAGAACTGAATGTATCTGGGAAGATGGGATATAAGTGCTATGTAGAAGGTGGAATTAAAGGCATCGGTATTGAAGGTCAAACTAGAGAAGACTGGTGTGGAGATAAAATGTCAACACATTCTGGATATGGAGTAATGACTATAACACGCCAACAAGTAAATCCACCTACAGTATTATTCGGTAGTTCGATTAAACATGGAAATGTTATCAATGTTACTATTTCTCATGCGGATTTAAAACGTGGAATAAATCACGACTGGTATCATGCCAATGGAAGAATATGTGAAATTGAATTATCTTTATCTCAATTTGCAGATATGATTACATCTATTGGAAATGGCGATGGTGTTCCTTGTACTATCCATTTTACGGAACGTGACGGATATATTCCACGAATTGATTATGAAAGCAAGATTGAGCAGCATCGTGGTGAATTCAAGGATCAGTTGTCAGATGTCAAAAGTTCGATTAAAAATGCGTATGATATTGCTGAAGAATTATTTTCATCGAAGAAAACATTGAATAAAGCAGATAAGCAGAAAATTTTAGATGTATTGGCAAAAGCAAATAGAGATATCGGTTGCAATGCCGAATATGCTCTTGATTGTTTCAATGAACAGATGGAAAAATCAGTAACAGAAGCTAGAGGCGAAATCGAAGCATTTATGCAGAATCAGATTCAAAATATAGCAATGAAAGCTATTGCAACGAATGTTGATGAAAACGGATTGCCGGATTTTAATAAGATGATTGCAATAGAATAGGAGAAGTATGAGTGTAATAATTGGAAATAGAAATTATATAAGAAATGCAGTCATTGGAGATAATGGAGAATCTATACAAAATATTGAAAATGACGGAATTATTATTGATGGGAAAAAGATTCCACCATGCCCAACGCCGATGAACAACTGTACGATTATTGATAACCATGTATTCATAGATGGATATGAATGGAAAAATAGTAAATGGAAGAAAACTCTCAGAGCTTTATATCATAAATATTTTTAACATGATGGAGGAAGATATGAATAAACCATATGATGTAGGATTTATTTGCGGACGTTTCCAAACGTTCCACAAAGGACATGAAAAATTAGTTGAAACTGGGTTAATGCTTTGTGACAGACTTTTAATTTTTATTGGAAGTTCTCAGGAAGATGGGACAGAAAGAAATCCGTTCAACATTACAACCAGAGAAAAAATGTTAAAAGAGATATACGGTGGGCGTGGCGATATCATGATTTACGGCTTACCAGACTTAACCACGGAAAATGATATTACTCCGGCGTGGGGAAGTTATCTACTGGATAAGGTAGACAGATATATTTATAAGAAGCCGGATATTATGATTTATGGAAATGATGAGAGTAGATCTGCCTGGTTCTCTAAAGAAGACCTTAAAGGAATGACTGAGCTTATTATCAATCGTTCAGATTTGCCGATTTCTGCCACAATGGTAAGAGATTATATGGTTCACGATCAGAGAAAAGAATGGATGCAGCTTGTAAATCCAAAACTTCATAAGATGTATGATGAATTGCGTATGCAGCTCATGTCCGTTGAATATTACAAAAATAAAGTAGCGGAGGTATAAAATTGAAAATTTGTCAAAAATTTCATTTAAAACAGATGCATCATGAGATATCATTTTATGCTTATGACATAGAGAAGATTGAGAAAATAACACCATATAACTTATCAAGAATATATGTGCCGGAATGTACTGACAGAGACACCTATAAGGGGTGTGACCTTCAAGGAACAAAAGAAATTTGTTGCCAGTGCTATACCCCACATCATCAAGAGCTACTTTTAGATGGTTGGTATGTAGGGGATAAAAATGGATTTTTGACAGATGATTCATATTATGCCTTGCTACAGACAGGGATTAGAGTGCCAGTAAACAAAGAGGTATATGAAGAGTGGAAAAAAGGCTGGGCTGATGAACCGACAACGGACGATGATAAAGTGTATGAGCTAGGAGAAGACTATGAAGAGAAAGAGTCAATTTTGGCATTTGAAATTTGCCGATGACTACGATAGAACCAAAGAGACATTCCGGGAATACAGATGCAATCGTGAATTATATTACGACCATGATAAGAAAAAATGGGTACATCGTGCGGAATATATGGGCAGTTGGTATCCAGCAACATTTCCTTGCGGAAGTTATAAAGCTGCATTACGACATTATATTGAGATAGAAAATGTCATTGGAGTGAAACTAAGAATTAGAATGGGAGAAAACTTACATTATTATTGTAAGAACATGAATTTCCCAGATTTGCCAGATGCATGTTTTTCGGAATCAATGACGAATAAAACTATGTTGGGTATTATTGACCAGTTGAAAGAGAATCCAGCAACTGAATACCCAAACAGTTTTAAGAATAGATGGGATGAGATAGTATCAATAACATCTGCAAACGTAGCTCAGAACGAATATAAATGGACGAATGGAAGATACAGAGGAAGTGTGTAAAATGCAATTTGAATACAGAGGCTATATAGGTGTTATTGGATATAGGAATTATTATATAAGAGATATGAATGGGAAAACACATGTGCAAGCGTTGTGTTGTGAAAAGCCAACGGAAGAAAACGTTAAAAAAGCTATAGATAGATTTATTAAGGGGAAAGAAGAAGGAAGAACATATTCATAGGAGTTATAAGATATGGTAAAAGATATTAAAATGCCAGAAAATGTAAAAATGATCCTCGACAAATTATCAAGTGAAGGGCATGAAGCAGTTATAATTGGTGGGTGCGTGCGTGATTCTATCATGGGGATTGAACCGCATGATTGGGATATTGCCACATCTGCCCAACCAGAAGAAATAATGGAATGTTTTAAACACTACAATCTGATGAAAGCTGGATTAAAACATGGGACAGTAACCGTTATTATTGACCATGAACCATATGAGATTACTACATATAGAATTGATGGGGAGTATTCAGATCATCGAAGACCTGATTCTGTCGATTTTACATGCGACTTAGCAGAGGACATTATGCGCCGAGATTTCACAATCAATGCTATTGCGTATGACGGAGAAAATATTATTGACTTGCATGATGGCATTGGAGATCTGCAGAAAGGAATTATCCGTTGTGTTGGTAATGCAAATGCAAGATTCAGAGAAGATCCACTTAGAATTCTCCGGGCGATTCGATTTGCTGCAAGATTTGGCTTTGAGATTGAGGAATCAACTAAAAAAGCAATGTTTGACAATTGTGATATGTTGCGATTCATTGCAACAGAGAGAAGACAGGGTGAATTTACAAAAACACTTTGCAGTGAGCATGTCAGTATCATCAAGGATTATGCTAAAATACTGAAATATGGTTTACCATGTATTGACAGCATTAAGGATTTTGATAAGGCAGTACGTGCAATAGAAATGTGCCAGAATATCAGTGAAAAATTGGCAATTTTGATTGACGGATTATCATTATCAGAGTATAATAAAGCTGTTAAAGCAATTTTGACAGGAATGAGATATCCGAATAAAGTAATTGTATCTGTTCAAAATATTTTTGCTGCAAAGAAAATGGTAATTACTAACTCAGATGCGTGTATCAAAAATATGTTGTACAAGTTTTCACTGGAAGATGTGAAACATATTTTAAGATATAAACACGCTAAAATAAATGCAAGTGATAATATAAATAAAGAAACACTTGAAAAAGTAGAGAATATGATTGAACGTGCAGAAGAATTGGCTGAATCAGATGAATGCTACAACTTAAAAGGTCTTGCAATTAACGGAAATGATTTAAAACGCCTGGGAGTGAAAGATCTTGACATTAAGTGGATGTTAGATGGACTGTTAAAATTAGTAACCACAAATCAAGTAGAAAATTCGAGGGACGTATTGATCGAGGTGGCAAAAATTTCCATGTTATAATTTGGTTTATTATTATTGACTTTAGTAAGGTTGATATGTATAATAAGAACATACGTTCTAAGTGGAACTTTCGCTACCTGGATGTCGGAAAGGGGAAAAAGATAATGTTTTTTATTTACGAAAAGAATGAGTACCATGTAAATGTGAAAGATGAATTTGCAAAAGCTACGTCTGGTGATTATATAGACATGCTTGATGCATTTGGCATTGTGTTACATAGTTTATCTGACAATCCAGAATTCGGCAATTCTACTGTTATGTTAATGATGTATAATAATGGAAGAATTACCATTGAAATTGTTGATGCAAAGGAAGATGATTGTGAAATCATTGATCCAACATACACACAGGAGGAATATAGAGAAATAGAAGAATATTTAAAACTCGAATAATTGAATATCTACTATCAGATAAAAATAAAGTATTACCGGAAAAACTTGACATCTCTGTTTTCTGGTGGTATTATTAAAGTACAAACAAAATATGGAAAGGGGACGCACATATGAAAGCATCTGATAGTAGAGAGCATCTAATTACTAAAATTGAGAATTTAGTTTTAAACTCAAGTCCAGATAAAATAAACAAAATTGAAGAAGAAGTTAGACATGACGGTAAAATCTCATTAGGCAGTTTTCTTAGAATAGTATCAGGGAGAGCCGATTTAGATGAACTGAGTGATGCCGAATTATATTGGCTGACTTTTGCCATATCTAAAGTATCAAAAAATTTTGGTGTGCCGGAAGATTATTTTGAAGACGTAGAAATTCAGAATTATAAATATTATGATCCACAAACAGATAATAATAAAAAAATTGGTTATCCGTTAGTTTTTAGAAATGTTTCAAAATTGGCAGATAATCAGTATATGTTTCCATTAAGTGTCAGAGAAATTAAAGAATTAAAGAGTGCAAATCTTTTGCAAATTATTCCAGAGCTGCAGCGTAACCACAAAAAGGATAAATATGGAGATTTAAAAACAAAGGTTAATCGCCAAACAGCGCAACAGATTTCTAACCTTATCAATGAGGGAAGTTTTTTCTATAACGGAATTCGTTTCAATTTAATGGATGACGGTGATAGTGATATTCCAGTTTATGACGAAGAAGCAAAAACATTAACTGTTTCAAATGGTATTATTATCGTTCCAGATGGAAACCATAGAACAATAAGTTGTGAATTAGCAAATAAACATTTAGATGATTGTTTTGGTGTATTTTTCACATATTTCTCACCACAGAAGACGAGAGAATTGCTTAATCAGGAATGGACAACAGTGCCGATTCCGAAACGACACAGAGAGGCGATGAAGCCTACAGTTGCAAATAAGATTGTAGATTCAATTATGAGAAGCAGCGATGCCGATGAAATCTATGTAAAAGGTATCGTGAAAGATGGAATGGAACTCCGGGCAAATAATGGATTCATTCTTTATATTGAATTGGCAACGGCAATTTCAAGATACTATGATACAGATAATCTTACATTTAAAGCACAGCAAGATGAATTGAGAGACTGGCTGATTACTTACATGAATTATCTTACAATGTTATTGCACGATGATTTTATGAATTATAAGAAAGCGAAGAGAACCTCTTGGTCTGTACACTATATGGCATGGCATTATTATATAATGATTAGCAGATATATAAAAGGCGATGACAACTGGCGTGAAGAGCTAAAGAGAATTATAGCTGAAACCGACTTTTCAGATCAAGAAATTAGAGAATTCTTTGTTAAAAATAATCGCAGGAAAGTATATGAATTCTGCAATGAGAAAGAGGAACAGTTATGTACAACTCTGAACAAAAACAAACTTTCTTAAATACTATTACAAATGATAATTCATATAGATCATTCCAAAGAGTTTTCAAAGCTGTACAGGATATGGAAGAAAAATTTGGAAAAGATATTTGTGAGATGAATGTTGATGAACTTCTAACTGTTCTGGATTTCAAAACGGGAGTGCGAATTACAAATACCGAACAAACAATGAGCTTATTGCGTTCATATGTTGATTGGTGTATTCAAAATGGTAAGACAACTAGCGAAAATAATTTTGATAAAATCAGTTCTTCCGAAGTAGATAAGACTAGAACTTGTCGGGCGAGATATGTCAAATCGCCGGTAGAATTTGAGGAAATGATTAAAATTGCATTTGGTATGAATGTTGATTACAATGAAAGCACTGAAATACCAAACGAGTTAATGGTAAGGTTATGTTATGTTGGCTTAGAGAATGAAGAGATTGTACTTTTAGAAAAGGCTAATGTAGATTACGAAGCAAAGACGATTAAAAGCCCACTTTATGATTGCGTTTATCATGTTTCCGATAGGATTCTGAAACTTTGTAAATTTTGTGCGGAGCAAGAAGAAGTATTGCTTATGGCAAAGTTCGGTATGCGAAAAGAAAGAGTGTGCAGCAACAAGTATTTATTTAGAAATCGACTGGGTACATTACGTGGGAAATCAGAAGATTCTCCATTGAATAAATTAGTTATCCCAAGAAAAGTAAAGGCATTTAGCGATGCGTATGTTGAAAGTACAGGAAATTATAAAGCTATATCTTGCGATAAATTACGTGAGAGCAAGATGCTTTATAATATCTATGAATCTGGCGAAACTTTTGATATATATTTTAACAAAGTAATTCTTCCAGATATTAAGATGCGCAACCCGGAATATACAGAGAGAAAAATCCAGGAGAGAAGACGTATTCTCAAAGGTATGTATGATTTATATAAGGAAACTTTCTATTAAGGAAAGGCGAGACTGGGATCTCGCCAAAACCTTGCGATAAACAACCAAAAATAAATGAAAAAACTTTTAAAAACCTATTGACATTTTCCTGAAATATGGTATTATATAATTGTTCAAAGGAACAGAGAAAACACTGGAAAAGCTAATAAGGTAGCTTAAAAAATAGGTTCGATTCCTAATCCATGTGATCGGCATTTCGGGGCTTATCTCCGTGAAAAAGTTGTGTTTGTTTGTAGAACGGACAACTCCGAAATGCCTTTGAAAATAATATAAACAAGCAATAATAAATGAGCTGACGTAGTTCAACTGGTAGAACATTTGATTATGAAAAATGCACTTAGAATTAAAAACATCTTTTCTTTCGTACCATAAGTGCTAACAGCAATAACAAAGCCACTCAAACAGTTGTTGGTTCGAGTCCAACCGTCAGCATTTGGCAGAAATGCCACAAATGTATAAGAAAGACACATACAGCAAATTCAAAAAAAGGATAAAGCAAAACTCTACAAGTTTAGTGAAGTGGTTCAAATCCACAAAAATGAAGTGTCTTGAAAATGTGAATATGGGAGTGATCCGGCGGTGCTTTTCAAGGCGCATCGGGTGGAGAGCGCATACAGCAATTTTACATAAAAGGAAACTCTTCAAAAGTTTTAGTTACGGTTCGACTCCGTACACTCCCACAATTCCACCAATTAAAAAATGGGTAAGTGGCGAAATTGGCACACGCAACGGCAATTTTTATACACATGTGTTTAGTTGACAAACACATACAGCAATTTATTCAAGTAGAAGAAATCAGGAAGCCGTGTCTTGCAGGTTCGAGTCCTGTCTTACCCGTTAGCACCATGAAAGTATGCAACTTTGTTTAGTTGGAAATGAAAGAATATCGCACCACAAGAATCGTATGTTTTGTGTGATTAAATGTAGCGAAAAGGTATCGTGAAAGGCTAATCCATTGGAGGTCGTGCATGGCTTCGCTTTATGGTGCAACCAGGATTATTAGCTCAGTTGGTTAGAGCATCCGGCTCATAACCGGGCGGTCACTGGTTCGAGTCCAGTATGATCCATTTGAGCAATTTCAAACGCTCAACATTTTGATTTTTGTAGCTTGGTTTTAGCGAAAGCTGTGGAAACTATCTGTAAAATAGGGAGATAGTGTGTCTCATATGTGAGGTTTGTATGAGAAAAATTAAATATTTGCCACCGTAGCTCAACTGGATAGAGCAACGTAAATCGAAAAACGTGTCTAGTATTAGACACAGACAGCAATTTTTCAAGATAGCATGTTAAGCCGTAGGTTATAGGTTCGACTCCTATCGGTGGCGTTGGCGAGAGTATGCAAGAGGCTTAAGCAAATGATACAAAAATGTGCTTAGTTCTAGCACACACAGCAAACTTTCAGAGGAAAACATTGATTCAAAATTGTAAGTTGAATTCGTGGGTTCAAATCCCACCTCTCGCCTTGGTGAAATGGTAATGAATTAGAATGGCAGCAATTCATATAGTTCCCCAAAAACAAGGTTGTCACTGATTCTTGCCACACCATAAGCGTATGTAGCTCAGTAGGTTAGAGCGTCCACAAAAATTTTATAGAGCCTTGTATAAGGCTTGAACCGCAAATATTTTTAAAGAATTTGAAATTGAGGAAGGTGGAAGGTCACAAGTTCAAGTCTTGTCATACGCACTTATTCTAATTTTTATATACTTACAGCATAATCAATCAATAATAAAGTATGTAGGAATTATGAAATATAATTCAAAATTAGGAGGAATTGAACATGGGTTTCATGAATTCAATGAAAAGTACGTTGAATGAAGATTTCAACGAAAGCTACACAGAAAACGGCGCACTTGGATATAGAACAACAGGTAAACACTTACTTGATTTGAATTTCAAGGTCGCATCTCTGAGAAAAGCTGATGCAGAAACAATCATTTCTGGATTCGATAAGGCGTTTTCAGAAGACCATATTCACGCACTTAAATGGTTATTCTATTTACGTGATGCGAGAGAAGGTCTGGGGGAACGTAGATCATTCAGAATCATCATGTCTCATTTGGCAAATGTTGAACCAGAAATCAGTAAAGTGCTGATTGGTTTAATCGCTGAATACGGACGTTATGACGATCTTCTTTCTTTGGTTGGAACAGAGTGTGAGAAAAATGCACTTGAAGTTATTAAAAACCAGTTGATGAAAGACCTGGAAGAGAAGAAAGCGAATAAGCCGGTATCATTACTTGCTAAGTGGATGCCAAGCTGCAATGCAACTTCTTATAAAACAAAAGAAAATGCAACAGTTGTTCGCAAGTACCTGGGATTCACAGAAAGACAATATCGTAAGATTCTTTCAGGACTGAGAGAATACATTGATGTTGTTGAAAGAAAGATGTCTGCTAAGAAATGGGGCGAAATCAATTACGAAGCCGTTCCGTCAAAAGCAAATCTTATTTACAACAATGCATTCCTCAAAAACGATGAGGAACGCAGACGAGAGTATCTGGATAAGCTGGAAAAGGGAGAGGCGAAAATCAACTCTTCTACAAACTTCCCACATGATATCGTACATAGTTATCTAAAAGGTCGTAGCTATTACAGATCCAATATAAAAGAGGACAAAGCTCTGGAAGCATTATGGAAAGCACTTCCTGATACAGTACAGGGTGATGGAAATACTCTTGTTGTCAGAGATGGTTCTGGAAGTATGATGTGCAGTGTTGATCCGAACAGTAGCATTACTGCACTGGAAGTCGCAACAGCACTTGCTATTTACTTCTCTGAGAGATGTTCTGGCGAATTCAAAGATAACTTTATCACATTCAGTTCAAGACCTGAGTTGATTGACCTTTCAGCGTGTAGTTCACTGGCAGAAAAAATCAGAAGATGTTATGCAGAAAATGACTGTTCTAACACAGACATTGAAAAAAACATTTGATCTTATTCTGCAGACAGCTATCAATACTAATATGAAACAGGAAGACATGCCAAAGAATATCCTGATTATCAGTGATATGGAATTTGACCAGGCAACCTATTCATATGGATGGGGAAGTAGCACAAGCACAGTAAATGAAACACTGTTCAAGACAATTGGCAGAAAATTTGAGAAAGCTGGATATCAGCTTCCGAGACTTGTGTTCTGGAATGTAAACTCACGTACCGGCACAATCCCTGTCAAGGAAAACGCTTTGGGTGTTGCTCTTGTAAGTGGATTCTCAGTCAATGTTGCGAAAATGGTATTAAGCGGAGAACTTGATCCGTATAAATGTCTGATTGAGCAGCTTGACACAGAAAGATATGCACCGATTGAGGCAGCAATCAAAGATTTAAAATAAAACAACTTCATACGTGGCAAAACAACCAAAGTAAAAAGTACAGAAATGCCTTGTAAGACACGTACAGCAAATAATAATGCAATCAACTTTTAATTGATAACCGCAAATTAAGTGTCTTGAAGAACGTATATTCCATAATGGTTAGACGGAGTGGCAGTGGTTGTAAGCACTTCTTCTAACCTTTTTGAATAGATATTTTTCAACACAGAGGTTATAGATGAGAAAGTTAGCAACAATTCGTGAAATCACAGAAATCAAGCCGATTCCTGATGCTGACAGAATCGAAGTAGCAAGAATTGATGGTTGGGAAGTTGTCGTGTCAAAGAAAGACAATTTTCATGTTGGCGATAGAGTGGTATATGTCGAGATTGACAGTAAGATGCCGGAAACGCCAGAGTATGAATTCTTGAAATCAAGAAAGTATGTTGTAAAGACTATCGTAATGAGAGGACAGGTTTCACAAGGATTAGTGATGCCGTTATCCATTCTTCCGGTAGGCGAATACAAACTTGGTCAGGATGTTACGGATGTCTTAGGAATCATTAAGTATGATCCACAGCTTGAAGAAGAAAATGCGGTTTTCGAGGAAAACAGAAAGAAAACCAGGAATCCAGTTGTGAAATTTTTAATGAGATATGCATGGTTCAGAAAAATCTATCTCAAGAAGAATACGCACACAGAGTTTCCAAACTTTATTAAAAAGACAGATGAAGAAAGAATTCAGAATATGCCTGAGTTATACGAAAGGCTGAAGAATGAACAAACCAATCTGATAGTGACAGAAAAAGTTGACGGATGTTCCGGCACTTATTTTTTACGCAAAATTCCGAGAAAATTCGGAAAAGCGAAGTACGAATTCGGAGTTTGCAGCAGAAATAGGAGATTGCCACAGCCGGATAACAGCTACTATTGGAAAATCGCCAACAAATACAAAATCCGCAGCGTTCTTGAAAAATTGATAGACGATGAGGATTATATAGTATTGCAAGGCGAAATTACTGGTGTAAAAATCCAGGGAAACAAATATCATGAGAAAGATTGCCAGTTATGGGCATTCAACCTCATAACCCCCTCAAAGAAATATAATACCATTGAGATGCAAGACATTCTCATTAAGCATGGTATTCATACAGTACCAATTGTTGAGATTGGTTACAATGTAAAAGGTGATATACAAGATATTGTAAAGTATGTGAAAGGCAAGTCACAAATTGTAGATAGGGAAAGAGAAGGATGTGTTTTTAGAAATACTGATAAGAATATCAGTTTCAAATGTATTAACCCAGACTTCTTAATCAAGAACAATGAGTAGCCTTGAAAATATAATATCTTTTGCAATATGTCTTCTTGTTTTGGTTGTGTGTTTACGATTTTTAATTGCAGAAACACGGGAAGCAAGAAAATTTTATGGGAAGGGAAACGAGAATGGATCGGAGCAGTATTGGTACGAGAATGAAATCTTATGAAGATGCTCAGAAAACGTACCTAACAAGAAGAATGCCGGTAATGATTAGAGTGGATGGAAATGCCTTTCATACATTCACCAGAGGGTTTGAAAGACCTTTTGATAGCATTATGGCAGAGTCAATGCAGCGCACAATGAAATACATGTGCGAAAACATTTCTGGATGTGTCTTAGGATATACACAGAGCGATGAAATTACATTACTTCTGATTGACTATAAGAAAAAGAATCAAGGAGCATGGTTTGGATATGTAAAGCGAAAGGTAGAAACCATCGCAGCAAGTATGGCAACAATGGCTTTTAATGAGGCTTTTTCAGATGTAATTACAGAAAAGATATCAGAAGACATTATGAAAGCTCAGAATGATGAAGAAGCTGAAAATGTAAAGGATTATTATTTCAAATATGTGAAAAAATGTGGAAGGGCAATGTTTGATGCCAGAGCATTTAATATTCCAGAATTTGAAGTAGTCAATGAATTTATTTGGAGGCAGCAGGATTGTACAAGAAATTCAATTCAGTCAGTTGGTCATGCAAATTTTTCAGATAAGAAAATGCATAAGAAAAATATGAGTCAGATTCAAGACATGCTCATGTTGAAGAAAGGAATCAACTGGAATGATTTTCCGACTTTTCTGAAAAGAGGATCTTGTTGTATCAAAGAAGATTATTTCATTCCAGAAAATGAGCTTCCAGAAAATCACAGAAACAATTTATCCCCACGGACATTAGATCCAGAAGAAGATGAATATGGTGTGTGGAGATCACGTTGGGTTATCGACAAAGAAATTCCAATTTTCACGCAGAACAAAAACTATGTTAATGATTTGTTTTTAAACAAGCATTAAATAAGCAATAACAAAGGAGAAAACAAAACAAGATGAAAACAAGTTATTCAGAAATCGTAAATGAAAACTACATCGGCAAAACTGAAAATCCCATTCCGATGAATGAAATTCTGAAAAAAGCAAACGAAGAAAAGTTAGAGCCATCTTCAAGCAGTCTTGAAAAAGTGCTGTTTTTGGGAATTGATGTGCAGCAGGACTTCATGGATAACGGAGCATTAGGTGTTCCCGGCGCACATGAAGATGTTGCTAGAATGACTAAGTTCATTTATAACAACATGGAGAAAATCACTCACATTTCAGTATCTATTGATACTCACATTCCACACCAGATTTTCCATCCGTGTTGGTGGATTGATGAAAACGGCAATAATCCAGCACCTTACACTGTTATTACATTAGCAGATTTGGATTCTGGAAAATGGCGTCCGATTGTTGAACCAATTAAAAGCCGTGAGTATGTAGAGAATCTGGAAAAGAACTCTAAAAAGAAACTTTGCATTTGGACATATCATTGCTTACAGGGTACAGAAGGTGCAGCACTGGAAAATCAGTTTGTAAACATGATTTACTTCCACAGTGTAGCAAGAAAATATGCACTGAACCCTATCGTAAAAGGTCAAGATCCACTGTCGGAGATGTACGGTATTATCAAGCCGGAATATGACAGAAGAGGATATGTGAACCAGGCACTATTAAACAAGTTCGCAAAATTTGACAAAATCATCATCGGCGGTGAAGCAAGAGATTATTGCGTATACGAATCTCTCTGCCAGATGCTTGAATTTTACAAAGATGACACTGATATGCTGAAAAAGTTCTACATTCTGGAAGATTGTATGTCTGCCATTGGTGATAAAGCCGAAGTTGACAAGATGTATGCAGATCTTCAGAAAAAGTACAAATTCAACATTGTACGCAGCACTGAATTCAAACTGTAAGGAGTAGAAAGATGGAAGAAATTATTATTGATGGATTAGACGAAATCGAAATGCAGAATACAGCCGTTGATGATATCGACAGTGAAAATGTCAATTTGATTTTCATTGGAATTGACAAATCTGGATCAATGTCCCCATACAGAGGTGATATGGTTTCTTGCCTGAAAGAGTTCAAACAGGCATTAACCGACTCTAAAGAGGCAGATGAAATCCTGGTAGCAAGAGCAGACTTTAACAGCTCAATCAACGTGGGTGGTTACAAGAAAATCACAGAGTTTGATACAAGCTACGATGCCAGTGGCATGACAGCACTGTACAATGTCATCGAAGATGGTACACAGAAACTTACTGACTACATGGAATATCTGAGACAGCAGGGAGTACGTGTAAAAGCGGTATTTGCAATTTTCAGTGATGGCGAAGATACAGTTTCCAATGATCCGAGTGAAGCAAAACGCCGAATTCAGGATCTAAACAATAAAGAAATTACAACAGCATTCATCAGTTTTGGTGGTACAGCTACAGGTATTGCAAAGAGCCTGGGATTCAGAAATATTCTGGATGTATCAAGTTCTGCATCTGAGCTGAGAAAAGCGTTCGATTGTCTGAGCAAATCTGTAATCGAAAGCTCAAAGATCGTTGTAGCCGATGGAGATAACTTCTTCATTTAAGAATAACAGAATTTGCCCCATTCATTAAGGGTGGGGCAGTACATGGAGAAAAATATGCTTGTAAACAAAATAGGTTACGATCATTTATCTATCGGAATGAACTGCCAGGATTACGGGTTTGAATTACCAGATTACAAAGTGAAGGTTGTGGCAGACGGTTGTTCTGAAGGATTACATTCAGAAGTAGGAGCGAAGACATTTTGCCACCTGTTGTCAAAAGGATATGATATTGAACAGGCTTTTTCTTCTTTGGTTGCTGTATATGGGCAGACAATTGGAGATATGAAAAATTTCTTGTGCTTTACATATCTTTCGGTAACAGAAAGTAATGAGTATTTCATTGCATCAAATTGTGGTGATGGTTTTCTTATTCTGGAAGATAACGGTGGAAACATATCGTTTGTTGAATTAACCGATGGAGAATATCCGAAATACTATATCTACAACTATATTGACAAGAAATATCTTAGTCATTATGCAGATGGTGTTTCTGTAGAAAATAAGCTATTCAGTAAGGAAGAATATAAGAATGTAGGTATTGCTTCCGATGGATTGAGATTTATTGTAAATGCAGATGAAGATATCAAACAGGAATTTATTGAATGTTTAAAGTCTGGGAAAGCAGTGAAAATAAAAAGATTTATTAACCGTAACCAGAAATTATTCAGAGATGATATTACAATTGTTTTTTAAGAAAGGGATATATAATGGGAAAAATTACTGAGAAATCAACAAAAGCACAGATTATGGACGCATATACTCAGGCATTAGCTGAGTTGGAGAAACTTAAAGCTATGAGCGATTCGCCGGTTGAAAATGCAAAGAAAGAGGCACTGGAAGCGTCTATGCAGAATGCAGAAGTAGCAGCAAGCAATGAAGTATTTTCAGATACGATTGTAAAACAGTACAATGACCTGAAAATTGCGATTGACGAATATCAGAAAGAGTTAGAAGGACTCTACGGTATCAAAGCTGAAGCTGACGGTCTGGCAGCAGCTATCAATGCTCATAGAGCGAAAGTGGCTGAAATGAACGATGAGTACAAACAGAAGAAAGCGGATCTCGATGCAGAGCTGGCACAGAAGACAGCAGAAGTAGAAGAGAAAATTGCAGATTTGGAAAAGAGTGTCCAGAAAGCTAAGAAACAGGCTGATGAAGAAGTAAAAGAGTACAATGTCGATATTAGTAAGAAGCGCAATCGTGAAAAAGATGAGTATGACTACAATCTGAAAATGGATCGTAAAGCAGATGCCGACACCTGGGCAGAAGAGAAAGAAAAACGTGAGGCAGAAATCCAGGCAAAGGACGATGCTGTAACAGAGCGTGAAGAAGCCATTGCTGCAAAAGAGGAAGAAATTCAGGCTATGAAAGCAGAGATTGAAGCATTCCCGGATAAACTGGCAGAAGCCAAAGAGGACGCAGCGAAAGAAGCAAAAGCAAAAGCAGACAAGAGTTTTGCATTTGAGAAACGTGCATTAGAATCTGAGAAGAAACACGCAGAGGAAATGGCAGATGCCAGAATTAAGAATCTGGAATCTCAGGTTGAAGCACTCACACAGAGCAACACGGAACTTTCCAACAAACTTGATGCAGCGTACGCTCAGATGAAAGATATGGCAACTGCCACTGTTCAGGCTGGCGCAACTGTAAAAGTCGTATCAAGCGATAAGTAAAATAAAAGAAAGCCGATAGAGAAATGATTTTAAAAAGTAACATAACAAGACTGCCGGTATTAGCCGAAGGTGGAGAAGGAATTATATATGAATATGGGGATAAGCTGATAAAGGCTTATAAACCCCATGTGAATGTATCAACCAAAGAGAAAAAGATTAAACTCTTAATGGCAAAGAATTTACCAGCAGAAGTCATTTCTCCGATTGATATTGTCTATGATAGCCGGAACAAATTTATAGGCTATATCATGGATAAAGTAGACGGAGAAGAATTCAAGAAATTGTCAAATAAAAAATTCGTGAAAGCGAATGGAATTACAAAGAAAGAGATTCTTGCCATGCTTGACAGATTGTTTGATGTTTTGGTTGATTTGCATAAGCAGGGCATATACATTGGCGATTTGAACGATCAGAACATTTTGTTTGATAAGCACTATGATATCTCTATCATTGACTGCGATAGTTGGTCAATTGATTCCGAGAAATGCGATGTTGCTATGGATTTATTTAAAGATCCGTTACTGGTTTCAAATAACTTTAACCAGAAAACAGATACATACGCATTCAGTGTGTTGAGTTGGAAATCTCTGACACGAATTCATCCGTTTGGTGGGACAATGCAGCCGGATATGAATATCATGGAACGCATGAAGAAAGGTATCTCTGTGATAGATAATCCGGCGGTAAAGATTCCGAAAACAATCGGATCATGGGCTGGTCTATCGCCAGAACTTATCAGTGCGCTTAAAGCAGTTTTCGAGAATAAAAGCCGGGAACTTCACGGTGAAATTCATGAGCTAAGTTGTCATCTGAAATACTGTGATACAGATAAGGATTATTACTATGATAAATACAATGTCTGCCCAGTATGTGATAACTCTGCAAGGATCAATAGAAAGCCAATAAATCAGGGCGTACAGTCTGGATTACAGCTTGTAGAACTGTTGGTCAAATCAAGCATTAAAGCGGTTGTCGATGAGAATATGTACATTGATACCGATGATAATGTTGTAGATATCAAGAGTGGCAAGAAATATAAGCACAAAAACTTGATAAAATATCATTTTCATTCAGATGGATATTTGATTGAGGATGATAATAATACGATTACCATTCATAGCGAAAAGGATTATGAACTTGATAAGAAGTTTAAATCAAGAGTAGTTGTTGATGGAGATAAGATGTATTACATTTCAAAGCAGAATACCTTGACAGAAGTAACTATTACGAAGAATGGGAATAGCTTTAGAAATCTTTGCAAATGCAGCGATAGTTGTTATTTTGAAGTGAGCAATGGAAAATATTTCGTTGTCAACTATTATCAGAGTAAAATAATCTTTGATATTAACGGCACAAACCACATTTATAAATACAATGGAAGGGTTACAAACTATGGCATTCACTATGATGTTGTTGCCGATAAATGGTTAGTAGTTCTGGAAAACGAAACTGGAAGTTTTCTAACTCTTGTATTTAAAGAAAATGATATTCAATATGAATGTGATGAAATTAAGTATGAGTGTTCGCTTGGAAACATGTGCATAAGCAATAGTACAATCTTTTTCCCGATTGATGGAAAAATAAGAGGTTTTGCTTATGCAAAAGATATGTTCAAAGATTTTCAGTGTGGTGTTGTAGATTATGATAGCAAATTGATTAAGAGTGGCAAAAAATTCATTATCGTCAACGATGAAAATATATATGCTCTATCATAGGGATCTTGTATTGCCGACAGAAAAATATTATGTATATATCCACAGAAATCCTTTAACACACAGAATATTTTATGTCGGTTCTGCAAAGGGAAACCCATTGAGAGCATATGAGTTTGGAAAGCACAGAAATCAATCCTGGAAGAATGAAGTAATATCATTCGGAGGAACATGCAATATCATAGTTGAGATGGTACAGTATTGTGAAGATCCGATTCAGGCGCAAGAGGCTGAGTTTCGATTGATATACAAGTTGAAAAAATGTGGCGAAGCATATTGTTGTAGTGAGGGAGATACGTCTTTTAAAAGAAAATATCCGAAATTGCAGTACCATTTATTCATCGGAGATGTACATATAAAATTCACAAGAAAAATGGAATTGTTTTCGTATTGTAAGGAAGAATATGGTCTTAGTAGAAATATAGTAAATCTTCTGATTGAAAACGATGGTGAATACAAAGGTTCACACCAACGGGCGTGTGGGCTAAAAATCATAAGAGAAGGAAAGGAACATCAATAATGGGAGAATTATTGTTAAGATTATTAAAGGAGTCACCAGAGAGCTTTGTAGGACTTGCTCATGGTTATATTGAAAAATATAAACCAGCAGTTTACGAAGTGTGCAAAGAAATTGTAGACGTAGCAAGAGATTATGCAAATAATACAGAGATTTGCGAGATTGCTGCAACCAGAAAGAAAAACCAGTTTGATGCATATGTTAAAGCCGGTTTTACAGAAGATCAGGCGATTGCATTTATTCTGAATGATAATCTGCAGCTTGTTAAAAACATGGAAAAATTAAGTTCAAATTCTTCTGCAAAAGTTAATGCAAAGTAGTTGACAAATTTGGAAATCGTGGTACTATAAACAAGCAATAATAAATGACGAAAGGAATAAAGAAATGGACGAAAAGAATTACTTCCAGGAATTGTACGATGTGGACGTTCGTGAGAAGACAAAACAGAAGAACGGTTTGAACTATCTGTCATGGGCAGCAGCTTGGGCAGAAGTAAAAAAGAAATTCCCAGATGCAACATTCAAAATCTATGAGCAGACGATGGATGATAAGGGAAATACAAGACCGTGGTTTGATGACGGACGTACTGGTTGGGTTAAGACCGGCGTAACGATCAATGATATGGAACTGATTGAGGAACTTCCTATTATGGATTTCCGTAATAAATCTATTCCGGCAGATTCTATTACATCAACAGATGCTAACAAATCTATTCAGAGATCACTTACAAAAGCGTGTGCCCGTCACGGGTTAGGCTTATATATCTATGAGGGAGAAGATCTTCCTGAAGAAGAGAAGAAGAAAGAAGCAAAGAAACAGGCTGAAAAATCAGAGCTTGATAAAGTAAATCTTGAATGCTTCAATCTTGCAAAAGAGAAGTCGGCAACCCACAATGAAAAAGTAACAGAGCTTTGTAAAAAGTATGTTTCCAATGGAAACCCGAAGAGAATCACAAATATTGAGGATTCAAAAGCACTGTTAGAAGAGTTAAAAGCACTTAAATAAAAAAGGAGATATTACAGAATGAATAATGTAAATTTAGTAGGTCGTTTAGCAAGAGATCCAGAGGTTCGTTATTCCCAGGGTGGTAACGCAACATGTGTAGCAAGATATACGCTTGCCGTATCACGCCCATTTAAAAACGGAGAAGGTAAGCAGGAAGCAGATTTTATTTCTTGTGTTGCATTCGGTAAAGCCGGAGAGTTTGCAGAAAAGTATCTTACAAAAGGAATGATGATTGGTGTTACTGGTAGAATCCAGACAGGAAGCTACGATGATAAAGATGGTAAAAAAGTCTATACAACGGATGTAATCGTGGCAACTCAGGAATTCTGTGAGAAAAAAGGAAGCACAGATGATGGAAATTCTTCTGCTGCACCTAAATCAAGCAATAATAAAGGGAAGAAAGCAGATGACGGTTTCATGAACATTCCAGACGATGTGGATGACGAACTTCCATTTAACTAAGCCGGAGGATATAAATGAGCGAAAATAAAGACAGGTTTGTTAGTCTTGTACGCTCAATAAACAGAGAAGGGATAAACGAATTAGTGGAATTCCTGGAAAAATCGGACTTTTACACAGCACCGGCGAGTACAAGATTTCACTGTTCAATCCCGGAAGGGTTATTGATACATAGCTTGAATGTGTATGACATGTTCGAGCAAAAACGCAAGACAGAACCATATAAAACAGTTTTAGGCAATATTTCAGATGATTCCAGCAAAATAATCACTCTTTTCCATGATATCTGCAAGACATACATGTATGAAACTGATTATAAAAACAAGAAAATTTACAGCGAAACAGGTTCTAAGAAGGACGAAAAAGGTAGATTTGACTGGCAAGCGGTAGAGTTCTACAAAGTAAATGATCTTGTTCCTTATGGTCACGGCGAAAAGAGCGTCATGATGCTTGAAGAGTTTATTAAATTACAACCGATTGAAAGATATGCTATCCGATGGCATATGGGGTTCACAGAGCCTAAAGAAAACTGGAACACTCTTGGTTCAGCTATTGAAAAATATCCAGTGATTTTAGCTCTCCATGAATCTGATCTGGAAGCCACATATCTCTTAGAGAAAGATATGAAGTCAGAATAACAACAGAGGGAGGGCAATAGCTTTCCCTCTTTTATTTATAGAAAGGAACTTGAAAATGAAACATTATAAATGCGGATTTTCCCACTGCGCACATGCTGATGGAAAAGTGGCAGAAGATGAAGCTGTAAAAATTGGCACACGATACTGGCATAAAGATTGTTACGAAGTGTCTGAAACAATCAAAGATATCAGAGAAACTTATCTGGATAAGATTAGCAGCTCTGTGGTTGTCAGTGCCTTAAACAAGATTATCAATAATATTGTTTTTGGTAAGAAACTGGAAAATAAAAAACTCACAAAAGCACAGTCAAATTTGGAAGCAGCACGATATCTGCAGTTCTGTATTGACTATGCGTTAGAGCATAAAATTCCGATAACACATGCGCCTGGATTATATTATCTGATTGATAATGTAAGAGTCAAAAAGGCATATGAGAAGAAGAATGAACTGGAAATGCAGAAAGAGATGAAAAAGCAAATGAATGTTGAAATCGAATCAAAGCCGGTTGATACAACGGTTAAACCGACTACTAATTTTTCTGCTGGTAGTGGTAATTTTGGATTCGGAAACATTCTGGGAGGCATGAATGAATAGCGAATTAGAAAAACTGTCTGACACACAAGCAGAAGCCGGGATTATTGCCACGTTGGTATATCACCCAGATTTCATTTTGCATTCCGATGTTCTCAAGGCAGGGTATTTCTATCACAAAGATAATGGTTGCTTATACTGGGCGATTGATGAATTGATTAAAGCTGGTGTAGATAATATTGATGCATTCAACATTTCAAATATGTTGCAGTCAAACAATGCAGTTAAGAAAACACTTGAAAGTGTCAATATGCCAGATATGGACGAATTCATTGAACTCTGTAGCGATGCAGCCCGTCATACGATTGCAGAATATCAGCTCTTAGTTATCAGTGTTGTAACTCTTGCATTCAAAAGAGACTTATATAAATTACTCAGTAAATTACAGAGACAAATTCTTACGCAAGAACTTGATCTGAACCAGCTCAACAAAATTGTGTACGACAATTTGGAAGAATTGACTGGAAGATATATGTTTGACAATGATTTCTTAATGTTCGGAGAAAAAGTGCCGGAACTTTGGAAAGAAGTCTGCGAGCGTAGGAATAATGACGGGACGATTGGAGTACCGTCTAAATTTCCACATCTTGCAAGGTATTTTTCATACGAAAGTGGAGAGCTTGTTATGGTTTCTGGTCGTATGAAAATGGGTAAAAGTGCATTCATGCTCAATGAGGCAATGGATAAGATTCAGAGAGGAATCCCAACAATTTACTTTGATACTGAGATGAATGACAGACTCTTTTACCTTCGTATGTTAGCGAATCTGACTGGAATAGATCAGAAAAAAATAAAGAGCGGAAATCTTTTGCCGGAAGAACAGAAGATTATTGACGATACAAATGAATGGCTTAAAAAACAGCCATTTGTACATGAGTTTATTCCAAACGCTACAAATGAGGAATTGTTTAATAAGTGCCGGATGATGAAATACAAAATGGGATTACAGTTTGTAATCTATGATTATTTCAAGAGTGCAGAAACAGACAGTAGTAATCAGTATAATGATTTGGGTGCAAAATGTGACTTTTTAAAAAACAGAATCGCCGGAGAGTTGGATGTTGCTGTTTTGGCTGGTGCGCAGCTCAATCGTGAAGATAGGGTTGCTGATTCTGATAAATTGGAAAGATATGCCAGCGTGAGTGCAAAATGGAGAAAGAAAACAGCCGATGAAATGGCTAATGATGGAAAAGAATGCGGAAATTATGCATTCCATATTGCTCTTAACAGACTTGGCGAAGGAATGTTTGAGGACGAATATATAGACTTCAAATTTTCAGGGGCACAAATGAGGATTGAAGAAGCAAAACAACATGAGGAACAGCAAGTTCCATATTAGGAGCGAAACACATGAAAGAATACAGCGATGACCTGATCGAAGAAATAAAAGAGAATATTGACATCGTTGATTTCATCGGAGAGTATGTTGACCTTACAAGAAAAGGGAAGGAATATTTTGGGAAATGCCCATTACACGATGAAAGAACTGGTTCGTTCAGTGTTACACCAAGTAAAAATATGTATTACTGCTTTGGTTGTAAAAAGGGTGGAGATGTAATTACTTTCTGCCAGGAACATTTGAATATGACATATGAGCGTGCTGTTTCATATTTGTGTGGGGTTGCTGGATTAAGTGATGAAAAGACAGAGATATCAACTACAGTTAGGTATCTCAAAAAAGCAGCCAGAAAAAAGAAAAAGCAACAATTGCCGGTAACACATCCAATTTTGGACGAAAAAATCTTAAATGATTTTGAACACCGGCGAATAACAAAATGGATTGAAGAGGGAATACCACAAAGCATCATGGAAAAATATGGTGTTCGGTATGATAAAAGAGCCAATCGTATTGTATATCCCGTATATGATAATGACGGAAATTTGATAAATGTAAAGGGGAGAACTCTTTACGATGGTTATAAAGACTTTGATCCACCGATTCCAAAATACATGAATTATTATCCAGTGGGCGATTTAGATTACCTTCAAGGATTTTGTTTTAAGAAAGATATCATACAGCAGTACAAAGAAATTATTATTTTTGAATCACTGAAATCTGTTATGAAACTCGATAGTTATGGTCAACCCAATTCAGTTTCATCAGAAACCAGTGAGCTTACAATTTTTCAGGTAAAGACGATTATTGGTCTACATTGCGATGTGGTAATTGCTTTTGATAATGACGTTTCACTTGAAAAAATATTAGAGAAAGAGACAATTCAGTTACTTATGAGATTTGTGAATGTATATGTTGTGATTGACAAAAATGGATTACTAGGGAAAGTGAGTGATAAAAATTCGCCCGTAGATAAAGGGAAAGACATTTGGGATCGTCTGTATCAAACCAAAATAAAGTTATGAGGTAAACAATGTCAGAATATAACTTTTTGATAGATAACATGATTTGGTCTTTTAGTAGACTGAATTCATTTTGCATCTGCAAATATGAATGGTATTTGCAGTATATAGAAGAGGCAGAAGGAACAAACAACTTCTATGCGGAGTTTGGAAAGTTCTGTCACAAGATTCTTGAAATGTATGCAAAAGGTGAGCTTGGCTTATTTGAACTGTCTGACTACTTTGTTGAACACTATGATGAAGAAGTAAAAGAGTTCGTATACCACAAAACCGCAGACATCAGAGAGAATTACAAACAGAAAGCAATTGAATATTTCGATAACATTGATATTGATTTCAGTAAGTATGAGATTCTTGGTATCGAAAAGAAATGTGATTTTGAAATCAATGGGTATAAATTCACTGGATATATCGACTTACTTTTAAGAGAGAAAGATACAGGAAAAATTGTTCTCATTGACCATAAATCGTCAAAATATCCCTATGGGAAGAAAGGAAAGTTACTGAAATCCGAAAAGGATAAATTTCAGCAGTACAAAAGGCAGCTATATCTTTATTCAATACAGGTATTCAATGAGTACGGTGTATTCCCAGACCGTATAGGTTGGAATTACTTTGGAGATAGAAAGTGGGATTTTCTTGATTTCAACAAAGAAGATTATGAAGAAGCTAAGAAATGGGCGATAGATACCCTGGAAGAAGTCAGAAATACAAGTGAATTCCCACCGACTGTAGATTTCTATTACTGCCACAATCTGTGTAAATTCAGAAATTCATATTGCGAATATAAGAATTACTAGGAGGTAGGTATGGACAATTATGTAGTGTATCATCTCCATAGTGATTTATCAAATGGAGTAACCAATGTAGATAGCGTTACAAAGTTTGGTGAATACATAGAGGCAGCAAAAAAATTGGGAATGAAAGCTATGGCTTTTAGCGAACACGGCAATATCTTTGAGTGGTTTCACAAAAAAGAAGCCATTGAAAATGCCGGAATGAAATATATTCATGCGGTGGAAGCCTATATAACAGAAGACAATAACTCTGACCACAAACGAACAGTATATAGTGCCATTGATTTGTTCACTTCGAGTACGGCTAAGAAAGATGTGAGAATATCTTTTGAAAATTATTACAAGAGAGAAGATGGCATGTATTTGGCAAAATGCATAGATGACGATAAGACATATCCGATAGATCCAGAAAGTATCAGAGAAGAAAAAGTTGTAAAGACGAGGGACAATTATCACTGTGTTTTAATCGCAAAAAATCATGCTGGTGTTAGAGAAATCAATAGATTGACTTCACAATCATTTTGCAGAATAGACAGTCATTTTTATTACATGCCGAGAATATATCTTGACGATTTATTGAATACTTCTGATAACGTGATAGTTACGTCTGCTTGTCTTGGTGGTATTTTATCGAAAGGTGCAGATGAAGTAAAAAAGAGATTTTTGGATTTCTGTATAAAAAATAAGCATAGGTGCTACTTGGAAATTCAGCACCATAATGTTGAAGATCAAAAAAACTATAATAAAGAATTATATGCATTAAGTAGAAAATACGGTATTCCGTTAATTGCTGGAACAGACACACATGCATTGAATGACACACATATGGAAGGTAGAAAGATTCTACAGCTCAGTAAGGGTGTTCATTTTGCAGAAGAAGACGCATGGGATTTAACATTTAAGTCTTTTGAAACGTTGTGTGAAGCATATAAGAGGCAAGATTCATTGCCAGAAGAAGTGTGGATGGAAGCCATTATGAATACAAACAGAATGGCAGATTGTGTTGAAACATTTGAGTTAGATAGGAATACAAAATATCCGAAAATATACGATCATCCACTCCAAACTTATAAGCAAAAAATCAATCAGGCATATAAGGTACATCCATATGTCCGTAAGAGGTACAAGTCGGAAGAAATCAATCCAATCATAAGAGATGAGGTTGATGTATACGAAAAAACTAAATCCATTGACTTTATGTTGCTGCAGACCTATTTGAGAGAATGGGAAACAAAACATGATATCTTTTGTGGATATGGTCGTGGATCTGTATCTGGAAGCGAAGTTGCATACATACTTGGAATTACTCAAATGGACAGTAAAAAATTTGGATTGAACTTCTTCCGTTTTATGAATCCAAGTCGTGTTACAAATGCTGATATTGATACAGATTATTCTTCCAAAGATAGAGATATCATTAAGCAATTCATTCTGAGGGATCACATGGATCTTCCGAACATTCGAGCGAGTGAGATTATCACGTTCAACACGATTGCATTGAAAGGGGCAATTAAGGACGTAGGACGGGCATTGAGAATGTCTATCGTAGAAACGTCTGCAATATCAGAAGCGGTATATCTGGAAGATGGCAAATGGATTATTGATGATGTATTCCGTGAACGATATCCAGATTTATTCAAATATGTAGATATCGTAAGTGGAACAATTGTTTCTATCGGATCACATCCGTCTGGCGTTTTGGTAAGTGATTTAAACATTGATGAAGAAGTCGGAATGTGTAGTTTGTCAACATCTGACTATCCAGTGTCCGTATTAAATATGAAAGAACTGGATGCACTTATGTATGTCAAGCTGGATATTCTTGGACTTGATAATATTGGTGTAATCAATGAAACATGTAAACTTGCCGGAATTGAACGAATGACACCAGATAATGTTGATTTGGATGATGAAGATGTGTGGAGAGATATTAGGGAAGATACGACCTTGATATTCCAGTGGGAGTCAGCTTCAGCTCAAGCATATCTTAAAAGATTCATGTCGGACGAAACTATTGCAATTGCGAAAAGTAATAACAAAGACTTTTCCTATATTAAATGGTTTTCATTTGGAAATGGTCTGCTTAGACCAGGATGTGCAAGTTTCCGTGATGATGTTGCGGAAGGTCATGTGTTGGTTACTGGATTCAAAGAGTTGGATGATTTCTTATCAACAACTTCCGGGCGAATCACCATGCAGGAAGATATCATGAAATTCTTGGTAAACTTTTGTGGTTATTCTGATGCAGAGTCAGATACAGTCCGGCGAGGAATTGCAAAGAAATATGGAACTGAAAAATTCATTGATGAAATACATGACAGATTTATAAGCTATTCCAATGAAACATACGGTGCGCCAAAAGAACAGCTTGAAGAAATCTTCCCACCAATTAAACAGGGTATTCTTGATGCAACACGATACGCTTTCTCATGGAATCATTCAGACGCTTATTCATGTGTTGGATATATATGTGGATATTTGCGATATTATTACCCATTGGAATTCTTGACAGCAGCGTTGAATACATTCGAGGGTAAAGAAGAAAAGACACTAAATATCACCAATTATACTAAGAAAAAAGGTATTAAAGTTGAGGGTGTTAAATTCCGGCATTCCACAAGTGAGTACACGTTTAATAAAGAGGAGAATGTGATTTATAAGGGAATTGCTTCTATAAAATATCTTAACTCAAAAGTAGCCGATGCTTTCCAGTCTATAAAAGATATGGAATTTCAGGACTTTATTCATTTGTTGGCTGTGGTAAAAGAAAAATCGTTGCCGGTCAATTCAAAGCAGATGAAAATTCTGATACAACTAAACTTCTTTGAAGAATTTGGAGAAGTAAAATATCTGTTGAAACAGTATGATTACTTTGATTTGCTATACGGTAAAAAACAGATGAAAAAGGATAAAGCTAATTCGCTTGGTATTCCGTATGAAATTATCAAACGTAATTCCGAAAAGGAAAGTGAAAAAACATTTACGAAAGTAAATATGATGGGTGTTTTACATGATTATATAAATGTAATGCCATATGATAGGACAACATTCGTTGATCGTGTGGGATATCAGCTTGAGAACTTAGGATATATCGACATCGTGGATAATCAGTATAAAGGATATGTAGTCGTTCTGGAAACTGAAACTAAGTATACTCCAAAAGTCAAGGTATATGCATTGGCAAATGGAAACACGTTGACAGTCAAAGTTGCCAAAAAGGACTTTAACAGAAATCCGATGCAAAAAGGTGATATTATACATATCACCAACCAAAAGAAAAAAGCAAGGATGAAAATGTCGGCAGAAGGAAAGTTTGTGCCAGTTGAAGGTGAATTTGACTGGTGGGCTACAAAATATGAAATGGTAGGTAAGTAAAAATGATGTTAGGAAAGTATAAGTATACTGAAGCCGAAGAAAAAGAGCTTCTATCATCAATTGTCATTCTGGTTGATACGAAAGAAAAGGTCAACAACCATATCACTGATTACTTCGATGCTCACGGTATTCCGTATAAGAAGAAAGCATTGCAGAATGGCGATTACAGTTTTTACGTTCCAAAAAATGAGAAGTTATCAATTATGAGAGATACCTATTTCAATGATGAAATATTCATTGAGAGAAAGGCGAATCTTGAAGAGTTGTCTGCAAATCTCTCAGCCGAAAGAGCTAGATTTGAAAAAGAAATGGCAACGGCAAAAGCGAAGAAGAAGTATTTGCTTATTGAAAATGCAGGATATGAAGATGTGGTAAATGGAAATTATGACACTCAGTACAATAAGAAAAGTTATCTTGGAAGTATTCATAGTTTTAACCACAAATATGATCTTCAGATCGTTTTCATGAAGGAACGTGCATACACTCCAATTTATATTTATGGGGTTATGCAGTATTATTTGAGAGGTCAAATTAGATAGTACAAAAACAAACAATAATAAAGTGGGTGCGTAAAGTGCCCACTTATAGGAGGGAAAATGTCAAGACAAGATGATTTAAAAGAGATACGAGAACTAACCATTAAATTAAATCAATGGTGTTATGAGTATTATGCACTCTCAAAGCCGTCTGTTTCTAATGATGTGTTCGATCAAAATTTTGATCGGCTCAAATATTTAGAAGATAAAACAGGGTTCTTTTTCTCTGGTAGTCCAGTAAGAACCGTTGGATTCAGAGTAAGTTCGGAACTTCCTAAAATTAAACACAGTTCTCCATTGTTGAGCCTGGATAAGACGAAAGATAGAAAGGTTGCAATGGATTTTACTAAAAATCGGGAAGCACTTCTTATGTATAAGCTGGATGGATTAACAATTTGCCTGGAATATGAAGATGGTAAATTGGTGAGAGCAGCAACAAGAGGAAACGGCGAAGAAGGAAGCATTATTACCGATAATGCAAAAACGTTTGTAAATGTGCCACTTCAAATAGAGTATGAAGGGTACTTAAAAGTTACTGGCGAAGGAATCATTCATAGAGATGATTTTGAAGCCATAAATGCTCAGATTCCTAATGCGGATGACAGATATAAGACACCACGAAATTTGGCAAGCGGATCAGTGCAACAACTTGATTCAGGTGTTTGTGCAAAGAGAAAAGTATATTTTTACGCGTTCAATGTTCTTGAAGGATTAGAAGAAATCAATTCTCTGAATGGTAGATTGACACGGATTAAAGAGTTTGGCTTCGATGTGTGCAAATACAGAATGTTCAACCCAAAAGATATTGAATTTGAAACATTTGACTCTGTGATGGATAGCATGGTAATGGAAGCTCAAAAAGAGAACATACCCATTGATGGTCTTGTTGTTATGTATGACGATATTGAGTATGGAAAGAAACAGGGCAGAACAGGACACCATTATAGAAATGGTATCGCATTCAAATTTAAGGAAGAAGAGGAAGAGAGTGTAATCCATAGCATTGATTGGCAAGTTGGAAGAACAGGAAAGATTACGCCGGTTGCAGTTTTCGATACAGTTATTCTTGATGGTACAGACGTTAGTAGAGCATCATTACACAATCTCAGCATCATTAAAGAACTTGGAATTAAAAATGGTGCAAAAGTAACTATTGTCAAGAAGAATGAAATCATACCGCAAATAATAAAAGCCACTGGTGGAACAGAAGATTTTGAAGTGCCAAAAGTATGCCCTATTTGTGGAGGTACTACAACTCAGTGTTCAGATGGTGGAAGCGTATCATTATATTGCAGAAACATTGATTGTGCAGCACAAAATATTAGAAAGATTGCTTATTTTGCATCAAAAGAATGTATGAACATAGATGGTCTTTCTGAAAAAACGGTAGAAAAATTCATTGATGCCGGGATTATCAAGAATATTTTAGATATCTACAAACTGGAAAACCACCATGATGAAATCGTTGGTTTTGAAGGTATGGGAGAAAAATCATTTGCAAAATTACTTTCTGCCATTGAGAAGAGTAAAAATGTGAAATTGGAAAATTTCATTGCCGGACTTGGAATACAGAATATTGCATTAAGCAAAGCAAAGATTATTAGCAGACGGTTTGACGGTGACTGGGATTCATTTGAAAATGCGTTGAAATCAAGATTTGACTTTACAGAATTGGAGTCATTTGGAACAGAAGTAAATAAGTGTATCTATGAGTTTTTCGATAATGTATTTTTAAAGAACGATATGTATTCCGAGTTGGTATCGTATATGCATTTTGTAAAAGAAGAGAAAAGTTCCGATATCTTTGCCGGAAATATCTTTGTAATTACTGGTAGCCTTAATATCTTCTCAAACAGAAAAGAGCTACAAGAAAAGATCGAATCACTTGGAGGAAAGGTAGCTGGTGGAGTTTCAAAGAAAACAACGTATTTAATCAATAATGATATTGAAAGTTCTTCGAGTAAGAATCGTGATGCTAAAAAGAATAATGTGCCGATTATTACAGAAGAAGAATTTTTAAATATGATAAACAAATAATAATAAAGGAGAGGTAATATGAAGATTGTAGAATTAGAAATCAACATTATGGCAGTACCACAGGGATATTACTTAGCACAAGGAATTTCCAGAGATCTCAATTTTAAGGTTGGTCTTCCGGCAGCATTTGAGAAGACATACAATCTGAAAGAAAAGTTGACTGATAAGTACGATGAGATTGAGTGTGGAGAAACATATCTTATTGATAATGTTTATTCTCTGGTTGTAAAAGATAGCAGCTATGACAGCCCGGATAGAGATCTTCTTATGGAAGCACTTGTTAATCTGAGAGATCAGATGGAAGAAAACAAGACTACAAAACTTGCTATTCCACGACTTTGTTGCGGTAGAGGTGGGCTTGACTGGGATGATGTGAAAGCAATGATTGGATTTGTTTTCGGAGATGCGGATATCCAGATTCTTGTTTGTGTACAGTAGGAGGTAACTATGGAAGAGAAATCACCAGTTTACCTTGTTATGGTAACAACAAACAATAATAATAAATATTATCGCATGATTCCGCATGGTGATACTTTCGAGGCTGAATATGGTCGTGTTGGCGCAAGTTGCCAGCACGCATCCTATTCAATGTCACAGTGGAATAAGAAGTACAATGAGAAAATTAAAAAAGGATATGTGGATCAGACACATCTTGTACAGGATTTGATTCAGAAAGAAAAACCAAGAGGAAAAGACGGTTATAAAGAAATTGAAAATAAAGTAATTGCAGAAATCGTTCAAAGACTTCAAGATATGGCTCATCAGAAAATCCAGGCGAACTATAAGGTTTCATCTCAGCAAGTAACACAAGCTATGGTGGACGAAGCACAGAAGGTAATTGATAAGCTCATGCAGCGAGAAGAAGTAGAGGACTTCAATAATACTCTGTTAGAGTTGTTTAGTGTAATTCCACGAAAAATGGGAAATGTTAATGATTATCTTTCCAGAAGCAAAGAAGATTTCGCACGCATTCTTAAAGATGAACAGGATCTACTTGATGTAATGAGAGGTCAGGTTGTTACACATACAGTACAGGATGAGCCAGACACCGATGATGTGGAAGAGAAGCAAGAAACCATTATTGAAGCAATGGGGCTTGAATTTGAGGAAGCAACAGAAGACGATGTGCGAATGATTAAGAGTCTGCTTGGAGATTGTCGAGATAAATTCTATAGAGCATGGCGTGTCAAGAATATTAAGACACAAAAACGATTTGATGAGTTTGTCAACAAAGAACATATTTTATTTATATTTTTCAAAGTAATCATGCATCGCATTGTCTGAATTTTTGCCAGCCACAACACAAGAATACAAACCTACAACTACCACTACACCAATTAAAGCCAATCCTATTTTAATCATTTGCTTTACCTTCTTTCTTTTCAGCTTCTAGCTCTGCAATATGTTTAAGAATTTCATCACGCTTTTTACAGCCGAGTCCGCTATAATATGATCTGCAATTATTTGTGTGTTCACATTCTCTACAATTTTTTACTACCATAATCATTTCTCCTTATCTCAGTTCAACTAAATATTTGATTGTACACTGGTCTTCTTTATATACGATGATTTCATCATTTCTCAACATACTACCAGCATGAGCATGTAAGCAATTCGCACCTGGGCATGTTTTCTGTAATCGTTCATAATTGAAATCATAATATTTACTGTCAAAAGAATGTACATCATATGGCTTTCCATATGCCACATCCATAAGTGCCATAAACGCCGAATTTGAATTTCCTCTCGCCCAGTATGATCCGCTCAAAGATGTATAACCTAACGATTTTCTTGCTTTTGGGGCATAATAAATACCAAATCCAAACATCTTCCCTGTAATAACCGCATTTGTCGGACGTAAAACAAGACCAGTATTGATGATTGACCACCAGTTCTCATTTCTACTTCCATGCCATAACAGCTTAGTTTTTGAAATATGTTTTTTATTGTGTTGAGAAATATCCCCACTTTTAGTTGATGTATTACCGTTATTTGGGTATAATTTCCCATTTTCAATAGTATTCTCTGCCATAATATGATCTATTCCTCCACTATTTAAGCGCATTTGTATGAATTTATCTTAGAACCGCCGATATTTAGCTGATTTGCGGTATAAGATAAAAAACATATTCACACAGAAAGTAGTTTGAAATTACTTCAAGCACTTCCTTTGGATTTGAAGATTGCGAAGACTCAGAATAGAATCAGAGAGTGGTATAATTATTATGGTGGAGAAGTATATGTAAGTTTTTCTGGTGGAAAAGACAGTACAGTATTATTGGATATTGTAAGAGGATTATACCCAGATATAGATGCGGTATATGTAGACACTGGACTTGAATATCCAGAATTGAGAGATTTTGTGAAAACGATTGATAATGTCACATGGTTAAAACCAAAAAAGAATTTCAAGAGTGTTATTCAAGAATATGGATATCCAATCGTCAGTAAAGAAGTGGCAAATAAGGTTCATGGTGCGAAACCTGGAAATACAAGGTGGCAGCAACTTCATGGTACATACATTGATAATAATACCGGCAAGTTATCTACGCATTATAATTATAAGAAATGGGAGTATCTGCTTGATGCTGACTTTAAGATATCAGATCGGTGTTGTGCAGTTATGAAAAAACGCCCATCTCTACAATATGAGAAGCAAACTGGTAAGAAACCAATCTTGGGACTCATGGCAGCAGAAAGTCAAAAGAGAAAAACAGATTATATGAAAACTGGTTGCAATGCTTTTGAGAAAGAGCGTCCACAGAGTCAACCTATGGGATTTTGGACTGAACAAGACGTTTTACAATATCTGTATGAAAAGAAAATTCCATATGCATCAGTCTATGGTGATATAGTATTGGAAGATGGAAAATATCGCACGACTGGATGTAACAGAACTGGCTGTATTTTTTGTGGCTTTGGCTGCCACCTCGAAAAAGAACCAAACAGATTCCAAATGTTAAAACAGACACACCCGAAATTATGGGAGTATTGTATGAAACCGATTGAATCTGGTGGTTTGGGAATGAGAAATGTAATGGAATATATTAGTGTTCCTATAGAATAAACAAGCAAAAATAAATGTTGACATTTACAAGAATAATGATATAATGTAAAAGAAAAGTGAATAGAGTCTATTTTTCTTTTATGTTATAAACAAACAATAATAAAGGAAACAGCCAATAATGAAAAGAGAGGTATCTGTAAATGAATACAAGAAATAGAGCTTGGCGAAGAAAGAAAAACTTTTCAAAAGGTCGTAGAAAGAAACATATTGCGATGGCGGTTTGCCGGAACTGGTGGTATGAACATGACGGGCAGTATATTAAGGGCAAAATCCATTGTTCATGTCCTTCATGTAGTCCAAAGACGAATAATCATGGACATGGAGCTGCAAGAAACTACACACATTCAGACCTTGCAAAAGTAGAATCTATGCAGTGTAAAGTTTCGGAATACAAGAATGGAGAAGAATGCTATGAAAATGATTAACACCAGTGAGTGTGAAAAATGTAAGCATGGAACTGTAGATGACACAAACAAAGCAAGAGTAAAAGTGCATTGTGATATCAAGAATAAGGATTATATCTATGGTGCATGTATTCCATGCGAAGATAAGGAGAACAAGTAGTGGAAGTATTGAAAGTAAGAAAAGGAGAAATCCTTGAAGCGGAAACTGATATTGAATATAAAAATAGTCTTGGTCAGGAAGCGGAGATTTCCAAAGGCGAAAAATCAGTTATTGGCTTTGACGGATTGATTCACTGTCTGAAGAAAAGGGTTGTTATCGTGCCGGACGATACAATGGAAGTAAGCGGATATTCGGCAACTGGATTATCTGAGTTTCTTACAGCTTGGCTTGATAAGAGCCTTGATCTGGAAAAGAATCTTGATAAATCAGAACATTCACTTGACGATGTGAGAGCATCTATTGAAATGGCACTTGTTGAAATTGGTATGGAGGCAGGAAATGGCGAAGTTGAGAAAGAAGATTAAAATTGGCGATGGCTGCATGACAGCAATCTTAATCGCTCTGTTGTTTGTAGTGATATATGCAGTTAGTTGGATTTGCACTTGTGGGATTATCAAGCTCATTACAATGTGCTTTGGTCTGACATTTTCATGGGCGATTGCAACAGGAATTTGGTTGGTCATTCTGTTATTGAAGGGTATTTTCAACGTAACAGTGAGGAATGAAAATAAACCGACAAGAAGATATTAAAGGAGAAGAGCAATGGCTATTATTGGTGCGATTTTAGGAGATATTGCAGGATCAAAATGGGAATTCAACAGACCAAAGGATTTGGATTATGAACATATTGAGTTATTCCAGGATGACAGTTGCTACACGGATGATACTGTTTTGTCGGTAGCCACAAAGTATGCTCTTAAAAATGGCGTATCATTTAAGGACGCATATAACGAATTTGGCAATGATTACATTGATTGTGGATATGGTGACAGATTCTTTGAGTGGTTGATTTTTAAAAGCAAGAAACCATATAAGAGTTGTGGAAACGGATCTGCAATGAGAGTATCGCCGGTTGTTGATTTTGCAAAAAGTCGTGAGGATATCATCAAATATGCCACTATGTCAGCAGAGTGTACTCACAATCACCAGGAAGGAATTAAGGGTGCAGTTGTAACGGCTATGTGTGGTTGGATGGCGAAAAATGGTGCATCTAAAAAGGAAATCGAAGAGTATGCAAGTCGTGAATATCCGGCTGGAAGTTACTATAAATACCCAGTTTCAATGTCAATCAAAGAACTGAAAGAAGTATATAAATGGGACGAAACCTGTCAAGGCAGTGTTCCAGCAGCAATCAGATGTTTTCTTGACAGTGAAGATTATGAAAGTTTCATCAGAAATGTACTGAGCTTCAAGTGCGACTCAGATACGTTAGGAGCTATCGGCGGTGGTATTGCCGAAGAGTTCTACAAAGGTACTGGATTTAACAACGATGAGTTGCTGAAAAAGTATCTTGATGAAAGATTATATGGAATTGTGAAGGAGAGCAAATAATGGATTTAAGAGAAATGGAATTAAGAGATACTGTAGAAATGATGAATAGTGCTGACTACAAGGAAAGATTCAAAGCGGAATACTATCAGACAGCTATTCGTTATGAAAAGCTGAAAACAATGGTAGATAAGTACAATAACGGCACACTGGAATTCAAACCAACGTGCCCTATGAGTATCTATGATATTCAGCTTAGAGCCATGCGTGATTATCTGACTATCCTTGAAGCTAGAGCAGCTATTGAAGGAGTAGAGTTAGATAGATAATGCAACAGAAAAACAGTTCATAGATCATCCAGATATGAATGGATTCTGTGATAAATGCAAAAATCATTATCTTTTAGATGGTGACGAATCAAGATGCAGCAGCATCAGTCTTGGAAGAAGTTCAGCAATGTGTTGTCAGATTTCAAGATGTGGCAAATACGAAGAGAAGAAATAAAAAATCTTTTTTATCTGACTAACTGAAAACGCCTAAATAGCGGTGTTCCAGAATTGTCAGATATAAAGATTTATGTAAAAAGATATAAAATAATATACGAAAGGCTTATAAATCAATGGGTTTTAATGAAGTAAATAAAAAAGATTTTCAACAGGGTTTAAACGTGTTGAGTTTGTTTGACGGAATTAGTTGTGGAATGGTTGCTCTGGAAAGAGCCGGTATTCCAGTAAAAAGATATGTGGCATATGAGATTGAGAAAAATGCAATTAAAATAAGCCAAAAGAACTATCCACAGATTGAACAATGTGGAGATGTGAGAACGGCAGATTTCAGCCAGTATGAAGGTTTTGATTTGTTGATTGGTGGGAGTCCTTGCCAGGATTTATCAAACTACAAATATGATCGTGGTGAGGTAAAAGGGCTTGATGGAGAGAAGAGTGGTTTATTTTACTACTATGTCAAGGCTTTAAAAGAGGTAAAACCTAAATATTTTCTGCTTGAAAATGTTGCAAGTATGGAAAAGAAATGGGCAGATGTGATATCAGAAGAATTAGGTGTAGAACCAATAATGATTAACTCAGCTCTTGTATGTGCAGCAGAACGAAAACGTTTGTACTGGACGAATATACCGAATATCGAACAGCCAGAAGATAAAGGAATTGTACTAAAAGATATTGTCATTCCAGCGAATGAAATAGCAGATAAGTATTGGTATACAAAATATCCGATAACAGTTCATGATGGCGATGTAAAGGTAAAGGCTACCATTCACTTAAATAGCCATAGACAGGCGAAAGAAGTATATGGATTGAACCATAAATGTAATACATTACTTTGTGATGGGAATGGCGGTAATCTGGCAAAGAAAGTGTATCAGGATAATAGAGTTAGAAGATTAACACCTCTTGAATACGAACGATTACAGACTTTACCAGATCATTATACGGATTGTGTAGCAGATAGCAGAAGATATACAGCAATAGGAAATGGGTGGACAGTTGATGTCATAGCCCATATTTTAAAACACATAAACAAGCAATAATAAACGGCATGATAAAAGTGAGTTTTTATTTTGTTCTTCTGAATTCATTGGTTTTATTACCTCCGTGAATATTTCTTATGTTAAAAATAGATATTTTTATATGTATTCGTTTCTGAAATAAGCAATATAAGCTGATTTTAGCAGTCATGATAAAAACTCACTTCAAAAAGGATTAACAGTATTGAGCCTTTTTGATGGGATCAGTTGTGGATATGAAGCATTAAACAGAGCAGGGATAAAAGTCAATGCTTATTACGCAAGCGAAATCAATGCTACTTCCATAGCGATTTCAAAATATAATCATCCAGATATCATTCAAATTGGAGATGTAAGAGATATAGACATATCTAAGCTACCACAAATTGATATTTTGATTGGAGGTAGCCCATGTCAGAATTTTTCATTTAGTGGGACAGGCAAAGGGGCGGTTACAATTGAAGGAATTGAAGTGACTACTCTTGAACAATATTTGGAATTAAAAAATCAGGGATTTGAGTTTGAAGGGTATTCTTACTTGTTTTGGGAATATGTAAGAATTTTACAAGAAGTACAGCCGAAATATTTCCTTTTGGAAAATGTGAAAATGGCAGAGAAATGGAGAAATATAATTACAAAAACGCTAGGGTATAATCCTATTCTGATTAACTCAAATTTATTATCTGCACAAAATAGACCTAGATTATATTGGTCTAATATAACAGATATTAAACAGCCAAAAGACAAAGGAATATACATCAAAGATGTTCTGCAAGATACATATTCACCAAAGGAAATGTTGAGCGAAAAAATACTTAATAGGTTTCAGCCATTGAAAAGTACATATTGTGTTGGAACAACAAAGCCAAAGTTCAGAACAATTGGTCAAAGGGATTATGTATTTGGAGATGACAATAAAATGGGTTGTCTCGTTGCTACAGATTATAAGCAGCCGAAACAGGTTTTACATAATGGAGTATTGAGAAAAATTAGTCCAATCGAAGCTGAAAGATTTCAGACTCTCGAAGATGATTATACGAAATATGGGTTATTTGAAAATGAAGTAAAAGAAGTTTCAAATACAAAAAGATTTGAAGCGATTGGAAACGGTTGGACTGTCGATATTATTGCTTATATCCTCAAACATATTAAATAGGAAGGAACGCAAAATGACGTATGAATTTATCTGCCCTAATTGTGGGCGAAAAGAAAATATTACAATGCCGATCACTCAATACACATCAGAAGGTCATTTATGCCCAGGGTGTAATACAGAAATGCAGAGAGATGTTTCAACTATGGGATGTATGAGTATTGATAAGACCGGCGATTTTTATCGGCGTGTAAATTAGAAAAGTGAAATAGGAGGACTGGCAAAATGTACGACAAAAGTAAACGGAGAAAAAGAAGACACAACACTAGAAGATGTAAAAGAAAATTGAAGAAAATGTATAACAATGGATATGGAGCTGTGTGTGAATTCGATGAAGATAGCAGAGGTCGTACAGTTGCCACACCATATTATTGCCGGTGCTATAGAAGCAAAATGTCTTCATACTGCAAGAAACTCACAAATCGAAAAGTAAGACGTTATAAAGGTGAAATTCATAAGGGTGGTAATTACAGAAGAGTATTCGATATGTGGTGGGAATTAGATTAGGAGGTTAAAATGGAAGTTCGTGAATTTTTGGAATCATTAGGTATGGATCTGAAGAAACCAATTGCACAAGACATTTATGATGGGCAAGGAATAATACTTGGTGAATATGAAAGGTTCTTAGAATCGCAAACATCAATGGCTGCTGCAATGAGTTTAGCTGAAGTGTATGCAAATTGCAATAATGCTTATGATGAAATGAATAACGATAGGAAAATTAAGTTGCTTAAAAAGAGCATTAAGCATTGTAGAAATCCACTTGAAAAGAAAGGGTTGGAAAAACAGTTAAATAAAGCATACAAAGAAAGGAAAAAGCAAAAGCATGAAAAATAATAAAGCAATAGAATTGACAATAACACCTAATTATGTTTCTGACTGGGATTTCTGTAATGCCGTAAGAGAACTTATCCAGAATGGAATTGACCAGGAAACTCTTGATTCAGAAAATGCGTTTGATATTTCATATGATGAGGAAGAAAAGACATTACAGTTATGTAGTCCGAAGTCATCTCTTGAAATCAATACATTATTACTTGGTTGTAGTACAAAGACAGATAATTCAGATACAGTCGGTCAGTTTGGTGAGGGTTATAAAATCGCAGCTCTTGTATTAAACAGAATCGGCAAAACATTCACCGTATACAACAACAGTAAAAACGAAATCTGGATATCTAGTTTTGAGAAATCAAAGGTATTTGGAGAGCCGGTACTGACATTCAAAATCTTCGACAATATTACAGAAAATGAAGGACTTATCATTGAAATTGAGAATGTAGAGTCTGAGGAATACAAAGAACTTTTCAATGTTTGGTTAGATATGCCGGGGAGCGAACAGCACGAAAAGATTGAAACAACATATGGGTGGATATTTACAGATAAAGATATGCAAGGAAAAGTATTTGTAAATGGACTTGCAATTGAGAGCAAAAGCGATAAGCACTTTGGCTATAATTTTAAGCCGAAATATATTACCCTTGAACGTGATCGCAAGAGTTGTAACAGTTGGGATATGAGTAGAGTTACGGCTGATATGATTTGCGAAGCTCTTAATTCCGGCACACTCAATATCAAAGAGGTTATTAAGATTGCGAAAGAAGGAAGATTCTCTGATATAAATAATCTTCAGTATAAAACATGGGACAGCAATGTTCAGAAAATAGGGCAAATGTTTGTTGATGAATTTGATGAAGAATACAGCGATGCAATTCCAGTAAGTTGCCAGTCTGATTTTGACCATGTAAAAGAAATGGGTGGAAAACCTGTTATCGTGCCATATGAAATCGCTCAGATTGTGTCTGATATCACGAAAGAGCGAATTGATAAACTGGCAGAAAACATATGGGGCAGTGGATTCACAACAAAAGAAAAACTGCAGCAGTGGCGTGATTTTTATAAAGACGAAATTTCCGAAGAAGCTATAAGACATTTCAACCAGATCATCGAAGAATTAAATTAGGAGGAACTATGGAACTTACACCTGAACTGAAACGCCGATTTTGCAAAAATTGTAATATTCCAATCTCAATTTTTGTAGAGCCATTTTTCACGGATCGTATCAAATTATTCTCTATGTATTATAACACGATAGAAGAATTGCAGAAATTCGTGAAATCAATTGAACCGTATAATTGTGAACAGGATTATTATGAGCATTACAATAAGACAAAAGATGCAGCTATCAATTTTATCAAAGGTACAGAAGGATATGAAAAATTCAACAACATGGATATGAAAGAAATTTCAAAAGCTATCTCAGAAATTCACATTCCTTCGTCTGATATCTATAAGCCGACAAACGATGGAAAAAGATTTATCAATATTGATATGAAGAAAGCAAATTTCCATTCGTTGAAAGCATTTGCGCCAGATATTTTTGATAATGCCGATACTTGGGAAGACTTTATGCGGAAGTTTACCGATGATGAGCATATTATCGGAAGTAAATATGTGAGACAAGTGATTCTTGGAAATTGCAACCCAAAACGGCACATTACATATGAAAAATATTTGATGCATTTTATCATTCTTTCTTTGGCTGAAATTGTTTCGCTGGAAGATATCGTATGCTTTTCTAATGATGAAGTTGTTATTAAAACAGACGATAATAAAAAATATGATGTAAATGCAATTGAAAAATGCGTGAAAAATTCATACTTTGGGCAGCATATTCCATTCAAAGTGGAAGAATTTAAGCTGGACTATCTGGGAGAAGGTATCGGATATATCAAACGATATGATGACGAGAAGTTTAAGTTGAAATGTGTTGACAACGATTATTTTCCGATGATTCTGAGATTGGTGCAGTCCGGCTATGTAATACTCAATGATTTGTTCTTTGTGCATAAAGGCGTATTGGCAAGATTTAATGATGTGCCTAAAAATATCCGTAAAGCATTTAACTATGATGGAGGTGCGATTATAGAGTGGTAATGGGAGAAGGTAGAATGACAAAAGAAGAGATGAAAGAATATCTGATGTCAACAGGACTATACGAGAATACAGACACGGATATGTTCTATGAAGAAGGAATGATGTCATCAGACGAAGTAGTTTCGGTAAGAGATATCACAGAAAGATTCATTAGTGTTGATAAAGAATTTGCTGGAAAACCGTGGAATATTCTGCAGATTCTAACAAATATCCGTATGGTTGGTGCTGTAGAAAACAAAAATACGGAAAGAGGAAAATTAGAAAAACTCTTAGAGTGGATTACAAAAGAAGAGGATCAGAGAGCGGAATTCGCATCAAAGAGCTTTGAAAAAGGTAGTGTTTTGGGTATGAACATTCATAATGCGGAAGCATCAGAGTGTACAAAAATCCGCTGGATAATTGAAGATATGTTAAATAGCGAAAGAAACGAACAAATGGGATTTAATGAAGCGTATGTACTGATGAAACGTGGTGCAAAAATCAAACGTCCCGACTGGACAGGCTATTGGTATTGGTCTGAAGAATATAAAACGATTATGATTCATTGTCAAGACGGGCAAGAGTTGGATATCAGGAGTACAGAAAATGTAGGATTCACAATGGATAATATCTGCCAGAATGATTGGATTGAGGTGAAATAGATGGAACAGAAATGTGAAAACTGTAGATTCTTTTGCAAGCTCAATCTATTTGCAAGATATGTCGGGACAGTAGGTGGTATAGGATGTGTGTCTGGTTGGAGAGTAGAAAAAATGCATTCAAAATTTCAAGAGTCATGCGGATGTAATGTATTTCTAACAGATAGTGGCATAGTCAATGAGACACTACCACATGATGTATGTGAACTCTTTAAGCCAAAAGAAACGGAGGAACATGATTATGTCAAGAAATAAATATCCTGGATATTGCTATTGCTGCGGAGAATATGTAAAGCCGGGATTCGGGCATTATGAAAAGACACGGGGCAAAAACATGTATCGACAATATGGAAAGTGGCGTATTAAATGCGTGAAATGCGCAAGCGGAAGAACTGTACATGATACAGATAAAGAAGTATTACGTGTACAAAACGGGTAAATTAAAAACTGGTTTTATCCTTTTGGCGGTTTCTTCCCATGTTTCAAAATTAAAATCAGTATAATCGGGGCAATTTGAATGTTTTTTAAAGGTAACGGATAGGTCATCAGCAATCATTACTTTATATAAATACTTCAAGTTGCCCTTTTTATCATATGCTTTTACAATTGAGTTATCTAACCAAAAAGTACCAGGATATATTTCATAATCGAAACCGTTTTCTTTCCACATTTTTATTAAATCTTCATATATAGGTTGCATATTTTCCTCCAATAAAACCAGTTTTTCAAAAGAAGGAACAGGAAAGCATCAAACTTATAAATGAGACAATAGAGAAGTATAGTGGGTACATTCCATATGTGCTGCAATCAACTGGAAAGGATAGTATTGTGACTGAACATTTGTGTAGATTAAGCAATCACACGGTCAAAACAGTTTTCAATAATACCACCTTAGATTGTGCAGATACATATAAAATTGTCAATAAGCATAAAAATGACTGGATTATCACAACACCGCCGGAAGGATTCTATCAATATGTAGAGCGTGAAAACTTTATTCCTACTAGATTTAGTAGAGCATGTTGTTCACTATTTAAAGAAGGAAATCATATAAATCATTTTGACAATGTAGAAAAAGCTATATGGATTATGGGTGTGAGAAATGATGAAAGTAATGCCAGATCAAACAGACAAGATATTGAACATAATCCTAAATGGGGAGATAGAAACTGGATCGGGTTACTTCCTATTAGAAAGTGGACTGAATTGGAAATATGGTGCTATATCATTTTAAATAATCTTGAAGTAAATCCTAAATACAAAAAAGGATATAAAAGAGTAGGCTGCGCAATAGCATGTCCGTATAGCGGTAAATCAACAATGTATGATCGTTGGCATCGGATTCTTACAAAAGATTTCATTGAACATGGGAAATGGTGTACCCTGAATTGTACACTAAAAGAATATCAACACTATTGGAATGGTGGAGTGGTAAGAGAACAACCAACAAAAGAAGTAATCGAAGAATTTATGCAATACAAAAGCATCGACAGCTATGAAATTGCCGAAAAATACTTCAACAAGAAATGTACATGTTGTGGCAAAAATATAAGAAACAAAGATACAATAGCCATGAACCTAAAAATGCATGGGCGAAATATAATTCGGTTCATGTGTAAAAAATGTCTGATGAAAGAACTTCATATTGATGCGAAAAAATGGAACGAATACATAAGACAGTTTAAATCTCAAGGGTGTTCTCTATTTTAAATAAAAATGGGCGCAATGCCCATTTTTATATATAAATTTCTAAAATATTTCTAAAATGACTTGACAACCACCAGAAAAAGTATATAATAAAAATATAAACAAACAATAATAAACGAAAGGAGTAAACATGATAAGAATTGAAAGCAATAAAACACTTCTTACTGATAAAGAGCTTACAGATATCAAGAAAAGTTCATACGATCAAGGTGTCATTGATGGAGTGAAGTTAGGTACTGGTGCTGTATTGAAAAACATAAATGCACTGAATCCAGAAGACATCGAGGATTTCAACAAAAGGAAGAAAGAAATAATCGACTTCTGTTTGAATGTAATAGCGGTCGAAGGAAAAGGAGCGAAACAGAAAATTGGAAAGAATGGCAATAACTAAACATGCAATGACTCGCTATGCCGAAAGAATTGCCGGAAGAGATGAGTTAATTGACATCAATATTTACATAGCTCAAAATGAGGACAAAATTATTGATGATATTAACAAGATGTGCGAACACTCAGAACTGATTTACACGGGAAAAGTTGGAAACCGTGACAATAACCCAGTTAATGTATACTTATCAGGAACATGGATTATTTTGACTGACTTAACAGAGTCAAAGGTTATTACTCTGTATAAAGTAGAATTGTATGTTGGTGAAGAATTCAACAAACAGTTTATTCAGAAGAATCTTGATAAGCTGGCAGAAGACAAGAAAATTCTGGAAGCCAAACGTGCAGAAATCGCAGAGGAAAAATCTGCATATCAAGAAATCATTAAAAGCAATGAGGATCTGATTAACGAATATCGTGGTACAATCAAAATGCTTGAAAGAAATAACGCAGACTACAAGGATGCCATTGAAAGCATGGATGCTAGGTGTTCAAAAGCGGAGCTTGCGGTTAAACGGGATATTGAAGCTCTCGTAATGAGAAGAGAGTTTTAAAATTTGCTATAATCAAGCAATAATAAATGAAAGGAAATACAATGTATAAACAAGTAATTGTAGTAAACAAGAGTTTAAACATGAGTCCAGGAAAACTGGGAGCTATGGTAGCACACGGAGCTACCTCATTCTTTTGTGAGTGGTTCAAGAGAAATGTTGTCACTTCAAATGAAACCTACAATGACTACCTAATCAATCCAAATGCAAGAGTTAATAAGGAACTTTTTGCTCAATGGATTAGTGGTAGTTTTACTAAGATTGTGCTTGAAGTGGAAGACGATGCAGCAATGAAAGCAATCATTGAAAAGGCACATGAATATGGAATGGTCAACAGACAGGATTTCTTCAATATTGTAGATGAATCAACAGAATTTCTTGATATTCCACAGTGGGCGGTAATTGCATTTAAACCTATGGAAGCAGAAAAGATTGATCCGATTACGGGCGAATTAAATTTATACGGTTACGAAGAAAAAATGTCGATGGAATGGGAGAATTGATATGTTTGATTTTTTCAAGAAGAAAACTATAGAAGAGAAAATGGACATTATTAAAACTTCATATGAAAAACAACAAGAATCTATGGTGGAGTCAAAAAGTCCAGATGAAAAATATATCTGGGTAGAAGGTTTCAAAGGCACGCAAGAGAATATGTGTTGTACGGTTACATATCCAAAAATGTGTGGATTTAGTGTCAATCACGAAAGAAAGACAGAACAGTACGAACTCAATGTGCCAAAGATATTAGAAGGTAATCCAGCAGTCGGTAGAAATGGTTTCCATTTCTGCAAAGATTTAGACGATGTTTTCCGATATTACCCATTTGATTTTCACAATAGATTTTTCAAAGTAAAAGCCCTTGTGAAAAAGGAAGAATATGATAATAGACTTTTTGCAGCTTTAGCAGCAAAAGAAATTATTTTGTATGAAGAAGTTTTCCCGGAATATGAAGAAGTGAAACAATATCTTAAATGCACCTCAAAAAGATATCACGAACCATATCAGTTTACCGAAGAAGACTTTAATGGCGCAAAAGAAATGGGCAAAGAGGTGTATTTTAAAAATAAGTTTATCACTGCATTGGTCAAATTAGGTCACTCACATTTATTATCAGAATTGGTAGTAGAACAGTGTTCTTGTGATGTTGCATACATGAAACACATTATAGATGTTGCCACTGCATTGAAAGACGAAGAGGTTTCGAGAGATATGACTGCCTATATACTCTTAGGAGGCATACATGAAGTTAAGTGAAATAGATGATTGTAGCATTTGCCCATTACCAGGCGAAGGTCTTTGTCCTGGCGGTATGGTTTGCTATGGTGGAGAACCAATCGAACCCCCCTGTACAAGTTGGGATGGAGATGAAGATGTCGAAGACTATATTGAGTCAGTACATGCCAGTATCTTAGAAAGAGAAGAATATGAAGATCGTTTGCGAGAAGAAAGAGAAAAGAAGAAACGAAAAAATGAAATCGCCAAGCGGAAACGCCAATATTTGAATATTTATTGTTACTCAGAGAAACATGATGTTAAGTCATTGAAAAAGCAGATAAAGAGCTATGAAAGTATTGAACGATTTGCAGACTCTATGGCAGTAGCATTTAATATAACGAATGAAATGTTCAGATATCCAGAAAGGAAAGAAGTTAATCCAGAGATCACAGAAAAATTGAAGTCTCTCCGGGAGCAACTAAAAAAGGCAGAACAGAAGTTAAAGGATAAGCAGAAAGAATGTAGAAATACAGAAAAATATAAATCTATAGGGAAGGAACAGGAAGATGAAGAAAAATATTAAGAAAATCGTAGGCGTTATTGCTTGCGTGACGTTACTGTGTGCAATGACAGGTTGTGCAATGTTGGATTCTGCCATTAACGATTTAAAGGGTAGTCTTATCGGTAATGGATATGTAATTGATACATATGACAATTATGGTAACAAAGTAATGACAACAACCGGCGATAAAATCAATATTGAAGGAAATCCAGTTGAAACAACAAGCTACGATAGTTCTGGCGATATCATTACTGGATATGAACTGTCATCTATAATCACTATCAATATTGATGGCAAAGAAATCCAGAGCTGCGGAGATACATGTATTTTTGAGCAGAAAGGACTTAATGCAGAAGTTGATTTTCAGCAAGAAAATATCTACAGTAATACAAATGGTAGCATTGCGGACAATACATATATTGCTGGTATCGTAAACAAATACAAGAACATGTTTGGTAAGTCAAGAATTGTTGTTGTAAAATCTCAGCTTGGACAGCCTATAACAGCTTATTCAGGTGATGAAGTATACTGGGAAATCCCAGACGATTTACCAAAAATGACAAAGCTCATGATTGATGGTAAAGCACTGTATATTCACAGAGCCAATTTCCAGATCATCGACAAAGCGTTACTTGATTAAATTAGATACAATTATAAACACACTATAATAAATGGAGCAATATATGAAAGTTTTTATTTCAAAGAGAAAGCTAGTCAATGAATTTGCAAAAGAACTGGCGTATTTACAGATTAGAGCAGATTGGTGGCATTATGCATCGAGAGCCGAGGACAAATACAGTCAGAATATGTCAAGTAAAATGCTTGACGATGTGGCAGAACTTCGTTGCATATGTTCTAATTTAGGCATCATGAAAGCAGTATATGAAAAAGCATATAAAATCTATGATTTCAGAAATAGTGGGAAGAAAGGTTTCGTGCCGGATGTCAATCTCATTAAGAAATTGAATAAAGAATTTTGTGAACCAATGAAGAAGAAAAGACCAATTTAACGGAGGGTAAATATGACTCAAATGACTGTAGATAGAGTTAAGCGTGTGGCTCTTGAAACTATTGAATCTGAAATACCAGATGTTGACTATGGCTACGATTACGAAAAAGACGTTGCTTTAGCTTTTATGTATAGAGTTGAAGGTATCGTTGCTTTAGCCAATAGGTTAGCGGAAGAATGTGCTGATGGATAAATATGAAGACAGATAAGAGAAAAGAAATTACAAAAATTCTGTCTCTATCAATTCAAAAGCACATAAATCCACGCAATGACTCTAGGATATATTGGTCAAGAGAAGTCACGTTTGACTACAGAACCAAGAATGCCAAAAGAGTTGATTATATGAGATTCAAGCCAGTAAATAACACGGTTGGAGGAATCGAAAAGGGAGATTTTTACTGTTATGAGGTCAAGTCTTCCGTAGCAGATTTCCATTCTAAAAATGGGCATAACTTCATCGGAGATTGGAATTACTACGTGATGCCAAAAGAAGTATTCGATGAGGTTAAGAAGGAAATTCCGTATGGTGTTGGTGTATTAGTTCCCAGTGGTCGTTGCCACTCCGGGAGCTGGTACGACTTGAAATCCATAAAGAAAGCTAAAAGAATGAACAGAGAAAAGCCTATCTCAGAAATGCTATTGATGATGTTTAGATCGGCTGCAAGGGATAGGAATGTAGAGTAGGAGAAGAGAATGAAGAAAAAGATGATGGTTTGGATTTTTGCCATACTTTTATGTTTTTCTTTGGTTGGTTGCAAGGCAGGAGAAAGTAAATCTAAATATCCATATGTTACAGTAAAAAGAACAATGTGGAGAAATGATAACACAGATATAGATATTGGTGGTGAATATGAACTTAATGATTTTAATAAAGAAACCACTGAAAATGGCTGTACCGTAACACTCAATTTTGATTTGAAGAGTAAGAAAAAGAATAAATCTACATCTGAAACAACCAAAAAAGAAAATGATACTGTGCAAAAATCCAATTCACAATTCAAATTGGATGTTGAACCAGTCCTACAGTTACCAGAACTTCCTACAGGTTGCGAAATTACTTCACTTGCGACTGTACTCAATTACTATGGATATGATATCAGTAAAACTCAGTTAGCAGATGAATACCTGGAATGTGGCGAAGTTGGAGATACAGATCCAAATGAGAAATTTATAGGATCACCATATGATATTCATTCGTGTGGTTGTTTCTCTAATGTGATTGCAGATGCAGCGAAGAGTTTCAGTGAGAAGAACGGCTGTAATTTCAAAGTATACAATTTATACGGATTGTCATTAGATGATTTATACAAATATGTAGAAGATGGCAAGCCGGTAGTAATTTGGTCAACTATTGACCTGAAAGAAACATACAGAAATATTACATGGGACGTTGATGGTAAAGAAATAGCATGGCGTGCAAATGAACATTGTATGGTGCTAATTGGATATGACAAGGGCAATAATACTTGTATTGTTTCTGATCCGTTACAAGGTATTAAGGAATATCCAAAAGATTTATTTAATCAGAGATATGAGGAACTTGGTAAACAAGCTGTAGTAGTAGAAAAAGGTATTTAATATGTGGGATTTTGAAAAAGATTCAGACAAAACATGCTTCGACCATCTGGGTGATTATATCCCAGAAAGTATTGCAAACGAAGCGAAAAGAGAACTCAGAAGACGAGGATATTCTGAAGAGAAAATCCGTGAAGAAGAGTGGAAACGGACAAAATAACTATTTTATTTGGAATAGCTTATTTAGCCGTTTTCAGACAAAATTATGAGTAAATAATAGAAGTCTTAGTTTCTGGAATCACCTGTATTACGGTGTTCCAGTGTCATAGATAAAATAGTTATTAGGAGTAGTAATGGAAGTCAACGAAATATATAAAGGTGACTGCCTGGAATTGATGAAAGATATTCCAACGAATAGTGTTGATATGATTTTGTGTGATCTTCCGTTTGGGCAGACTGCCCGGAATAAATGGGATTCTGTTATACCGTTTGAACCATTATGGCAGCAGTATAACAGAATTATTAAAGATAACGGTGCAATCGTACTATTCGCAAACGGAATGTTCACGGCTGACTTAATGCAAAGTAATAGAAAAATGTGGCGGTACAATCTTGTGTGGGAGAAAACACAACCGACAGGATTTTTGAATGCTAAGAAAATGCCACTTAGGGCGCATGAGGATATTTGCGTATTTTATAAGAAATTGCCTACATACAATCCTCAGAAAACGACTGGACATGTAAGAAAAGTAAGCAAAGCGGAACATAAGCAGAATTGTAAAGAGACTACGGATTATGAGAAATATGGACTGACTACATATGACAGTACAGAAAGATATCCTAGATCCGTGATTAAGTTCTCAAAAGACATTCAGAAATCAGCCATTCATCCGACACAAAAACCCGTTGGATTATTGGAGTATCTTATCAAGACTTATACAAATGAAGGTGAACTGGTACTTGATAATTGTGTTGGAAGTGGCAGCACATGTGTAGCTGCACTTAATACAAACAGGCAGTATATTGGAATTGAAATGGACGATAAATATTTTGACATTGCTCAGAATAGGATTCGTGATTTCAAAGAATGCTTAAAACAAGCATAAATAAAGGAGAAACAATATGTATGATGATATTGTGAAGTATATTCCATATGGTAGAGAAAACGCCATTAGTAGAGATGATTTGGCAATCAAGGTTGGATGTTCTGACAGAATTATGCGAGATTTAATAAGTAAGGCAAGAAAGAAAACTGTCATCATCAACATTCAGAATGGTAGTGGATATTACAGACCAACAGAAAATGATATGGAAGATGTATTGAAATACAAGCATCAGGAAGAAAATCGTGCTACAGAAGTGTTTGGCAATCTGCAGCCGGTAAGAGAATTCATCAGGAAATATGGTAAGGGTAAGAAAAATGCGAAAGTGTGATAGTTGTCTTTATGGTGAAAAACTCTACGATGGTACATTGATTTGCCAACACATCGTATCTATGCAAGGAAGAGAAGCCACACAAGACTATATGATTTGTAATAGGGTTGCTAAGTGTGATTTCTTTTTAGAAACAAATGTTAAATGTAGTGACTGCCAGGGTAGTTGCTATGCAATTCAAAGAAGACTTAATTGTAAGAAAATGGAGGTTTTGAAGAATGAAAAGAGTATTGATTGTCATTGATATGCAGGAGGACTTTGTGCGTGGTTCTCTGGGATCAAAAGATGCAGAAGCCATTGTAAGTAAAGTTAAAGCTAAAATTACCGAATACATGGAGCGTGGCGATAAGATCATCTTCACTAGAGATACACACAGAGAAAATTATCTGGAAACACTGGAAGGTAAGAATCTGCCAGTTGAACATTGTATCTATGGCACAGAAGGATGGCGAATTATTCCAGAGCTAGTTGATGACTGCAAAGAATATCCAGACTGCTCATTCATTGACAAGGTAACATTTGGGTATGAGAACTGGAAAGATATTTTCGGCACTGTAGATGAATACGGTATTGAGTTGGTGGGACTTTGCACTGATATTTGTGTAGTGTCAAATGCACTTGCATTACGAATGTTCTACCCGTCCTGGAACATTTCAGTTGATGAAAGTTGTTGTGCTGGTGTGACTACTAAGAAACATAAAGCAGCACTTGAAGTCATGAAATCGTGCCAGATTGAGGTTACAAACAGCCAGAAAACTAAATAAAACTATGTTTTTATGTTGTCGGTCAAGTTCTATCGTGAAAGTCTCAAAACCCTTGATTTCAAAGGCTTTTGCGATACTACGTGTACCGCTAAATAAATCTAAACACTTCATTGTAGTTTTACTTCCTTTCTCAAATTGCGTATATTACGTGATTACAAACAACCAAATCAAAACATAGATTGGTATACAGATATCATGGAAGTATCGGCAAAAGATATTATTGAGAAATTCGGTAGACCAGATGTAATCTGGGCAAGTCCACCATGTACAAGTTATTCTATCGCTGCAATATCACATCACAGAAAGAAGAATGTTGAAACCGGCAGTCTTGATCCTGTAAGTGATTTTGCAAAGCTATCTGATGAGCTTGTGAAACATACATTAGAGCTTATCAAAGAATTAAAGCCTAAATATTGGTTCATCGAAAATCCTAGAGGTGGAATGAGAAAAATGGATTTCATGCAAGGATTGCCACGATACACAGTTACATACTGCCAGTATGGTGACACAAGAATGAAGCCTACGGATATATGGACTAACCACCCGAATCCTCAATTTAAGCCAATGTGCCATAATGGTGATCCATGTCATGAGAAAGCACCTAGAGGGAGTAAAACAGGCACACAAGGCTTAAAGGGTGCTGTACAGAGAAGTGTTATACCAGAAGAATTATGTCTGCATATTGCAGATATATGTAAGTAAATTATTGGGAGGTACAATCAAATGGATATGTTAAGGTTGTGTGTCAAGCAAGGTTATGTTCCACCAGATTGTAAACTAGATGGAATGATGGTTTGGCTATTAGTTCAAGATGGCAAAACTCCATGCCAGGGATGTAATGCTGATTGCGTGCATAAGAAAACTCAGCATACAGGATGTAGAAGGACTGAGGAAGAACAAGAAAGACTGAATCGTATTAAGAAAAGAGAATCACTTGGTACAAATTCAAATCCTATTGTCTATGTTGACGCTGGAATACATGATACAACAATTACAGCTATTCTACCAAATTCAGAACGAGGATATGTAAAACACTGCAAAGAAAGTGTTGAAGAAGCAGCGGTTTACATTGAAGTAATGTGTAGAAAATATAATGCGAATCAAGTAATCATTTGCACAAATGGCTTTGGAATAGCTATTTATGATTACTTAGTATCAAGAAAATTGGATTGGTTAGATATTGTACCATTCAAATGTGTATCAGAACGTTTTGGATAGGAAAGAAAATGGGAGTGGTAATAAAATGAAAGTATTTTTAGGTGGCACATGTGCCGGTTGGAAATGGCGAGATGAGTTGCAGCCATTACTTAAATGTGACTATTACAATCCAATTGTGAAGAATTGGAGTGAGGAAGACAGACTGAGAGAAGTCCATGAAAGAGAAACTTCTGATTATGTTCTGTATGGTATTACTAACGGAATTAAAGGTGTTTATTCAATTGCGGAAGTTGTTGACGATTCAAACAAACGCCCGGAGAAAACAATATTCCTTAATTTGTATAAAACATATGAGAGAAGTGGAGAATCTAAGCAGATGGCACATAGCTTGAAAGCTGTAGAAAATATGCTTAAAGCAAATGGAGTTACAGTATTCAGTGGCGAAAAGGCACTTCTTGAAGTTGCAGATTATTTGAATAAAGCAGTTTCAAAACAAGGAGAATGATTACAAATGGGGAAATTTATAAAACCAAAGCGAGTCATTGTTTCCGATAAAGAATATATTCAAAAACTTGTTAATGCTAATTTGGTAAAAGACTTACATGACAATGAGGAAATCTGCCCTTATTGTCATGGCACTGGTATGGTGATAAGAGATAACCTATACGGATTATCCGATGATTCAGACAGAAAAGTATGGTTTCCATACAAACATCAAGCAATTACTTTTTGCCAATATTGCTTTAATGGAGTGATTCTCAGATGTAAATTGTGTGGAGAAGTAATTCAGCGTGGATATACAAAGCATAATTGTAAACAGCAAAGAACCATAGACGAGAAATTACGAGAACAGAAAAAGCGAGAAGAATTTGAGAAAGCACCACTTTTACCAGAGGAAAAGCAGAAAGATTATGAATATTTCTTTTCAGAAGAATACACACACGATAATGGTTATTTTAATGACTGGGAAGAGTTTTTCGATGACTGGGAAAATGAACACGAAGAGTATGGAGATGTTCGCCCGGAATATGTGTGGGTAACTGAGCCGGTAGAAATGAGTATAAATGCAGAGAGTATTGCGGAACAGGCAACCGAAGATTTATACGAAGATGCATATGACGATATCCCTGATGAAGAAATAAAAAGATTACAAGCAATTCTTGATTACTGGGCGAAAACATGTGGTGTAAGCACAACGTACTATGAAAGCCATAAATACAAAGTAAGAATACCGTGGGAAGACTACAATAAGAGAAAAGGAAAAGAATAAAAATGGGATTTTGTCAGAGATGTGGTGGTTATTGTGCCGATAACTATACATATTGTAAGCCGTGTTACATTGCACTTGGTACACCATATGGTACATCAATTTCAAAAGGGCATCAATGCAGAAAGTGTGGAAGAACAATTTATGGCAGATACAATTATTGCCTAGATTGCGCACGAAAGAAAGGATTTTTGAAGGAGGATTATTAAGCTAGATTATGAGTAATTTTTATATTGCAGATTTACATTTAGGACATGAGAATGCAATGAGAAGGTTTGACCACAGACCTTTTGAATCGTTAGAAGAACAGGACAGAGCGATTATCGCAAATATCAATAACAGAGTATCGCCACGGGATAATCTTTATTTGTTGGGTGATGTGTCATGGTATAAGCCGGATAAGACTGCAGAACTGATTAAACAGATTAAGTGTAAGAACCGATACCTGATTATTGGAAACCATGATAGTTGGATTAAAGATGGAAAATGTAAGAAATTGTTCCAGGGAATTTATGATTTGAAAAGAATCAATGATGAAGGAAGAATTGTTGTACTTTGCCACTATCCATTAGCAGTGTGGGATCAGTCGCATAGAGGCAGCTATCATTTATACGGTCATGTACATAATAATTTGAGTGAAGACGGGAAAACGCCGACACACAATATCTTGTATAATGAAGAGATGAAAAATGCATATAATGTAGGATGTATGTTGCCATATATGATGTATACACCAAGAACACTTGATTATATTCTGAAGAAAACCGGGAGGGATTCTAAATGAATCTAGTCGAGCATTATATACGAAGAATTATCAGTGCAACGGATATCTCTGACCGATATGAAGAAGAAATGAAAAAGTATGATCCTAACTATGAGTTAAAAGAACCGATGTATGAAGTAAAACTTGAATATGATTGTTATGGTCATATAGGCGAGTGTACTGAATGGTGGAAGAAATCATACTATATTGAAGTATTGGAAAAAGGATATTTTTTGGCATAAACAAACCAAAATAAATGTTGACATTATATAAAAATATGATATACTAAGAAAGGAGTTAGCAATGTTTGAATGGAATCCAGTTTTTAATTTTGCAATGAACATCAAACATAATTATTTGAAAAAGTTCGGCAAAGTTGAATACAAAAAATATGAGATTGAAGAGAATGATACTACCAAAACGGTATCATGCTTAGAATACTGGATTAAGACACTCAACGATGAAACAGCCAAAGAAAAAATCAAATATCTTGAAATAAATCAGGAGGGGGATCTTATCCTTGTCCGATATGGTAAATTCAGTTCAGCCGGTGATGGTCAATACGAAATTACTGTTGAAGACCTCTGGAATGCAGATAATGGATTTTTCTTGGAGTGCCGGAGTGTGGTAATCAATCTCAAAACAGAGGAAATTGTCATTGCACCATTTAAGAAGTTCAGAAACTTGAACGAGTGTCCAGAAAATGATATAAAAGTCGTGACAGAAGAAATCAAGAATGCAAAAACTGTTGAAATCACAAATAAACTTGATGGAAGTATGCAGTGTGTACGTTGGTATAACGGCGAAATCTTCATGTCTGGCAGTCAGGCGATTAACCCTGATATGTCGTGGAGATTAGCCGATGGAATTTTACGACTAACAGACAATAATAAATGCATGGCAAAAGAAAATCCAAGTCTTACATTTATCTACGAATATATTTCATTGCCAGATGCCCACGTTGTCAAATACACGAAAGAGCAAGAAGGATTGTATCTGATTGGTATTAGAGATGTGAATACCGGCAGACAATATTCTTATAAAGAAGTTGCGGAGTATGCTGCTAAATATCATGTGCCGATGACAGAGATTTTTGACAAAACTTTTGATGAAGTATTGGAAGAAGTCAAAACAATCAAGTCGGATGAAATGGAAGGATTTGTAATTAACATTGATGGTCACATGATTAAAGTGAAAGGCGATGATTATACACAGATCCATAGAGTATTATCAAAAATTTCTTCAATCAATCTGATTATTCAGAGTGTGGCAGAAGATAAGGTTGATGATTTATATAGCAAAGTTCCGGCAGCATACAAACCAAGAGTACGGATAGTTGAGAAAATTGTTCGAGGATATATTTCAGACATGGAATCAGAAACTTCCAAATGGTACTCAAAAGCTCCAAAATCTGACAGAAAGACCTTTATGATTTGGGTACATGAAAATGTTCCACCGAAATTTAAGTCATATGTCAGAAACAAGTATTTTGGTATAGAGAACAATTATATCAAATATGGAAGCGATAAATGCCCAGGTTATAGGAAACTCAATGAAATGGGCGTAACAGATTACAAGAAAATTTTTGAAGAGAGTGAGGAAGAGTAATGGAAAAGCCAACTTTTGTGATGATGGTCGGTTTACCGGGAAGCGGAAAATCTACTTTAGCAAAGGTTTTGAGTGACACGTATCATGGCACTATCTTTTCATCAGATAGCATTCGGAAAGAATTGACTGGTTCAGAAGAGTGTATGGATCAGGATAAAGATGTATTCCAGACGCTTCATAGAAGGATTAAAGAATATCTGGCAGAACATCAAGGAACAGACGGTTATGCAATCTATGACGCATGTAATATCAGTTACAAAAAGAGAATGGCATTTTTACGTGAGCTGAAAAAGATTGATTGCAGAAAAGTTTGCTATTTTGTATGGACTCCATATGAAATGTGCCTTGAACAGAATAAGAAGAGAGACAGAGTTGTGCCGGAATATGCGATTGCACGAATGTACAAGAACATTTACATACCACAGTATTATGAAGGTTGGGACTCTATTGTTTTTGATTTAAAACACGCAATAATAAATGAAAGCAGCTTAACAAGACTGTTTTATGGGATGCCAAATGGACTTTGTAATATTGACCATGACAATCCACATCATCAGTTATCCATTGGGAATCATTGTATTGCATGTTATCTGAATGCTCTTACGATGACAATGGATTCGCCGGATTTCAATTTATGTACAGCAGCATTGCTTCATGATATCGGAAAGGCTTTTACAAAAGGATATAAGGATAGCAAAGATAATCCTTGCGAGTATGCACATTACTACCAGCACCACCTTGTATCTGCATATGATGCAGTTAAATATCTCAGATTTGTAGAGGAAAATGACAGGCTTGAAATTCTTGCATTGATCCAGTGGCATATGTTCCCGTACTTCTGGGAGAAAGATAACAACACAAAGATGCAAAACAAATACAAGAAATTATGGGGAGATGAGCTGTACGACAAAATCATGCTTCTCCATAAAGCGGATAGGGAGGCACACTAAACGATATTGAAAAATATCCATATGTATGTTGGCACAATAGATAAATAAAATTCATGTTTTGTCTATTATGAAATCCTATCCGTTGGTCGAAACTGAGTATTTGTATTCCATTTTTGAAATATTTATATCTAGTTTTTCCCTGTAGAGTATTCAGTGGTAGCAAAACTGCAAATGGTTTATTGAGATTATATAATCTTTCGAGAATTTGGTCTTTGATATTGAATGGTGGGTTTGATATTATCACATCATAGTCATCAGGTTCATATAAGAAGAAATCTTTCCCTTCATCTATATGGGATCTGATGACATCAAATCCATTTTCCCTAAATGTTTGATAGAACGAAGACCATTCAGCATCAAACGGACACCATATTCTATAACTTTTCGGTATATATTTTACGATTGGTTCAACCGCATAATATGGTGTATATAATTCCTGGTGTTCAGGTGTTTTACTACTGGTTAAATAACCGATATTGTTTGCCAATTTATCGCACTCCTTCGTTAAAACATGAATTCTACAATAGAGGGAAGTCCATTTGCAACTGCATATTTTTGTAAAGATTTTCTACCAAATGACTTAATTGTTGAGAAACTAGAAAAATATGAAAAAGGATTATTGAATTGATTGGAGAAATTATATGAAAGTGATTTTTCTTGATGTTGACGGTGTATTGAACTCAGAAAAAGATCTGTTAGAGGCAAAAGGAAAAAGTGAGCTGTTTGATAGACCGTTGACATTATTAAAAGAGTTAGTTGAATCAACCAAAGCAAAAATAGTTGTATCATCAACGTGGCGAATTGGTTGTTTAAAAAGTGGTCGTAATTCGTGGTATGGAGAGGAAATCTTCAAAACACTTACAGATAGATTGGCAGAATATCAGATGGAAGTATATGATATTACACCAGTCATAAATAAGCCGGGAGTGCAGCGTGGAGATGAGATAAGAGCATGGCTTGAAAATGCAAAAGAAGAAATTGATGCATTTGTTATTTTAGATGACGATGCAGATATGTGTGAATTTACAGGAACGAATCTTGTACAGACTTCCATGAAAACTGGACTACTGGAATACCATGTAGAAATTGCTAAAAGTATACTGAATGGCGAAAATATTACACATGATGTTGTCCTTGATGCAGTCCGTAAAGTGTGGGACAAATTACCTGAATTACGGTTTGGTCAGCTTATTGTAAATGTTTTGGGTTCAGATCCATTTTATGAATTAGACAAAAACGTAGTAACAAAAATGAGAAAATATGAAAGGAAAATAGGTGAATGATACAGCCAGTAATCGCACGAAAGCCTAAATTCGTGGTAAATTCGCAAAGATCTCCAACATTAGGTTTTGGATTAGATACACCAGTTCATTATGCAACAAGGGTGTTTCTTCCAGGAAGTCAAAAAATAATTAACCTACCTATTTGTGGAGCAAATTGCGTATGTCCGTTATTACTTACGGACGATATTAAAAAGTGTACCTGTCATGATTGTATTATTAAAGTAATGCAGCGAATGATAGGGATAAAACAAAAAGGAGAAAATAAAGATGAAGAAAAATCTGACACAGATGGTATTTGTTCTTGATATGAGCGGATCAATGAAATGGCTTGCGCCGGAAACAATTGGTGGTTATAATACAATGCTTGCCGACCAGAAGAAAGAAGATGGCGATGCACTTGTAACTACAGTTCTTTTCGACAATAGATACATCATGGTTCACGATGGCGTTGATATCAAAAAAGTTCAGAATTTAACTGACAAAGAATACAGACCAGAAGGTATGACAGCCATGCTTGATGCCGTTGGAAGAACAATCAACCATGTCGGAAACAGACTTGCAGATATGCCGGAAGAAGAACGACCTGAAAAAGTTGTATTTACAATTATCACTGATGGTTATGAGAATGCAAGCCATGAATTTGACTGGAATACAGTAAAAGAAATGATTAAGCATCAGCGTGAAAAATACAGTTGGGTGTTTACGTTCTTAGGTGCGAATATTGATACCATGCAGGTTAGCAATGATCTGGGAATCAGTAGTATGTTGTCAAAAACATACAGAGCAAGTAAGAGTGGCACAGAAAAAGTATTTTCTGCAGCATCAAAATCTGTATCAGTCGCAAGAGGTGTAAGTGCCGATGCATTAAATAGTGCCCAGACTATGTGCTTCATGTCATCTGCACTGGATGAAGCGGAGGAAAAATAATGAAATGTTTCTATCATAACGATATGGACGGTAAGTGCGCTGGTTCAATCGTTGCAAGAGTAACAGGAAATTACAACGCAAAAGATTACATCATGTACAACTATGATGGAGAAATTCCAACAGAGCTTATTGAAGATGGTGAAACAGTCTATTTTGTAGATTTGTCATTCTCGGTAAATACCGTAGATAAGCTGAAAGAAATCGTTGAAACAAAGCACTGTGATTTAATTTGGTGCGATCACCATTCATCAAGTATGGATATTCTTGCTAAATATCCAGAATTCAGCAGTATTAAAGGAATCCGAAAGGAAGGAATTAGTGGAGCTGGATTAACATGGATGTACCTTATGGGATGTGATTTTGATGATATCCCACTCTTCGTAAAATATGTTAGTGATTTTGATTGCTGGCAGTTTAAATATGAAGAATCGCTGTTTTTCAAGTATGCACTCGAATCTACGGATTATGATGCGCTGGATATTATCTGGAATAAACTTGTAAAAGATTCAAACAGTAAGGATAATCCTTTACTTGCTGAAATGGTACATAACGGTACTGTCATTTCTAAATATGTAGAGAAAGAGTATGAAGCATACAGAAATGCCTATGCGTATGAATCAAGAATTGACGGTATTAAATGCCTGGTTGTAAATAGAAGCTGCAACAGCTTAGTATTCGGGGAAGTAATCAAAGATTATCCGATTGTTGCAATTTGGGCATTCAATGGAGAAAAATACAAATACTCCATTTATTCAGAAAAGCCGGATGTTGATTGCTCAAAAATTGCCGAAAGATATGGCGGTGGAGGTCATAAGGGTGCATCTGGTTTCGTATCAAACAAAATGATTTTAAACAAAGTGAATTAAGAAGGAGAAAAATTATGTGTAAATGTGGATGCAAAAAAGTTGAAAATGTAGAAGTAACTGATGAAATGATGGCAGCAATGCTTGGTTGTGTATTCGGAGAAATTATTTCCGATATTATTGATGACATTGCAGAGGAAGAAGCAGAGGTTAGCATCTCTCAGAATATCGACCTGGAAAAAGAGATTGAAAATGTCGTATTTAATGATCCAGCAACTATCGTGTTCTGGAAAGATGGTGCTAAGACAGTGACTAAATGCCATGCTGGTGATACGTTCAATAAAGAAACTGGGCTTGCAATGTGCATTATCCGTAAGCTGTGCAACAACAAACATTTTAACAATGTGTTTGAAAAATACTGTAACTAATAACATATAAACAAACTATAATAAATGCGTTGACAAATTTGGAAAACGTGATACAATAAACAAGAACTAAGAAAGTGAGAGAATTATGTTGAGGATAATTATTGCCGGATCAAGATTTTTTGAGGATTACAATTTATTTGAATCCACAATGTTTAAAGTGTTGTTTCATCTCAATAAAGAATATCCTCAATATAATATTCTCGTTATCAATAAAGAAGAGAGATTATTCAAAATAAACCCATGTAGTCTGGAAATTATTAGTGGAATGGCAAAAGGAGCAGATACATTGGCAGTGAGATTCGCCAATAAATATAATCTTGCACTTAAAGAATTTCCGGCTGACTGGAATAATTTGAATGTATCACCATGTAGAGTTATTACAAATTCGTATGGAAGCTATAATGCATTAGCAGGACACAAAAGGAACAGAGACATGGCGGTATATGCTTCTTCAGACGATGCTTTTGGAGTTCTTGTTTTATTTTGGGACGGAAAAAGTAAAGGTAGTAAAAATATGAAAAGTCAAGCCGTAGCTTTTGGTCTTGAAATTTATGAAAACATCATAAACAGACAATAATAAAGGAGAATGATAAACATGTGTTCAATATGTTTACAGAACCCTTGCCACCCAAGATGCCCTAATGCTGTTAGGAGAGTTCGTGGAACTTGTGACGAATGCGGAGAAGAATTATACGAAGATGAGTATTATGTTACAGATGATATGAACGGAACATATTGCTCAGAAGAATGTGCGAAAAAAGCAAACGGCATACATGAGACAGAATGGGAAGAAGAATACAATGATTGGAGAGAAGAATGATTAACGAATTTAAAATTAGTCTTTGTACTATAGATAGAGTTAAGGATTTTTGCCGGATTACATCTACTATTAAGCCGGACATGGATATTATTGTTGGCAGATATATCATTGATGCAAAATCAATCATGGGAATTTTTAGTGTTGATCTTTCAAGGGAATTAGTGCTGAGAATTTCATCAGATGATGTTGAAGAATGCAAAGAAATCAGAGAAAAACTGAAAGCGTTCATTGTGGAGGATTAGCATGAACAAAGCAGATCAGTATATGGAAAGAGACATCAAGAATATCCTTGAAAATGGATATATTGATGAGAACCCACGACCTAAGTATGCAGACGGAGTACCGGCACATACATATTCAGTGAACCATGTTTGCCGAACCTACGATTTATCAAAAGGCGAATTTCCTATTTGCTCTTTAAGAAGAATCGCATGGAAAACTGGTATCAAAGAAATTTTCACTATCTATCAAAGACCGACAAATAGTATCTCAGAAATGGAAAAGATGGGAGTTACCTGGTGGAAAGACTGGGATATCGGAGATGGAACTATTGGGCAGAGATACGGCGCAACCGTGAAAAGATATGATTTAGTCAATAAGCTCATTGATGATATCAAGAAAGATCCATACGGCAGGAGAAAGGTCGTTTCCTTATGGCAAGAAAATGATTTAAGAGAAACAGCCGGTCTTGCACCATGCGCTTACAACACAATATGGAATGTGCGTGGTAAATATCTTGACATGGTATTGATTCAGAGAAGCGGAGATATGCTTACGGCTTCTGGTGCTGGTGGGGTTAATGAAGTTCAATATGCAGCATTACTTATGATGATTGCACGTTATACTGGTTATAAACCAGGTGTATTCACACATTTTGTAGCAAATGAACAGATTTATGATAGACACATCAATCAAGCAAAAGAGATGCTTAAACGTGTAGAAAATCTGAAAAATTCTGATACTCAGAGTAAGCCAATGCTCAAACTCAATCCAGAGAAAACTAATTTCTATGATATGGCAATCGAAGATTTTTCTATGGAAAATTATGATCCGATTGTTCCTCAGTTGAAGTTAGAACTCGGAATTTAGGTGATGATATGGCAAGAGTAAATTATATTAAATGTGATATATGTGGAAGAACGATAGACGAAAATACATGTGATAGTGTAATTAGATTTTTCGCCGGAATAATCCATAAGGGCAAAATAGATATTTGCGAATCATGTCTGAATAAAATAGATAAAGTTTATGAGGATATACGGACAGAAGAAGAACTTGTTGGGTATGCAATGGATAGTGAAAATGCTGAAGAATTTAAAAAAGATACAAACTTATATACTGCTTATTTAACAGGTGTTCAAGACACAGCAAAGTATTTGAGTCAACATCAAATAATAAAAAGGTAAGATTTGAATGATAGCAGCAATAGTAGCAGTAGATGAAAACTGGGGTATTGGTAGAAACGGAGATTTGCTTATCAATATCCCAGAAGACAAAAAATTTTTCAAAGAAAGAACAAATGGTTCAATCGTAATTATGGGAAGAAAAACATGGGATTCTCTTCCAAAAAAGCCACTACCAAATAGAAAAAACTATGTAATCAGCAAAAGCCAGAAACATGTTAATGGCGTAGATTTTATATCAATGGATTCAGCGATAGAACTTATCCAAAATGAAGACAGTGATATTTTCATCATTGGTGGTGGTCAAATCTATGAGAAATTGCTTCCATATTGTGAAAAAGTATTTGTGACAAAGATTTATAAGTCTTTTGAATCTGATACGTTCTTTCCTAATATAGAGGAAGATAACACATGGAAATGTGTGGAAAGTGGTGATATTCAGTATTATCAATCTATCCCATACGAATTTCTTACATATAAGAACCGTAAAAAGCAGGAGGACTTTTAATGCTTATACTTGTTGGAGGAAGTGCAAGCGGTAAGTCAACTATTGAAAAGATTTTATGTGAAAAATATGGGTACAAAAAAATAGTATCTTATACCACTAGAAGCCCAAGAGAAGGAGAAATTGATGGTGTAGATTACCATTATATTTCAAAAGAAGAATTTTTGAAGAAAGCTCAAAGTGGATTTTTCGCAGAAATCGGAGTCTATAATGGTTGGTACTATGGAAGTGCAGTAGAAGACTGTACAAACGACAAAGTAGCTGTTCTTACACCACACGGAATGAGACAGCTCAAAACGAAATCTGATATAGATGTTACAAGCATTTATATAAAAGTTCCCAGAAGAGATCGTCTGATAAAGATTCTTCAAAGAAAAGATGACATTGAAGAAGCCAAAAGAAGAGATGCTTCAGATGTCGGTCAGTTTGACGGAATCGAAGATGAGGTAACATATGTTATTGAAAACCCTGAGTATAAATTTACACCACAGGATATGGCAGAATTTGTACATCAGAAATATACTTCAACACGAAAAACAAGCATAAATAAATGCAAAACGATATTATGTGATGTGGACGAAGTGATAAATAACTTAGTTGAAAAGATCCTTGTCGAATATAACAAGCAATACAATGACAGTCTCACTCTGAATGACATAACAGACTGGGAAGTTAAAAAATTCATCAAGCCAGAATGTGAAAATATATTCACGGAATTTGGTACTGATGAATTCCTATCTTCTTTAGAGCTACAGCCAAAAGCAAAAGAAGTAATCGGAAAATTGATGGCAAAATACAATTTCTATTTTGTTACATCAACTTATCCTGACCATGTAAGAGTCAAAGATGAATGGCTCAAACGGAACATTCCGCAATACGATAGTGGAATGCTTGTTGTGTGCCGGGACAAACACTTGGTACATGGAGATATCCTTATTGATGACTGTATAGGGAATTTTACACTGGATCATACGAAAGATTCACCAGTTAAATATAATTTCATATTTGATAAACCCTGGAACAGATCAGTACAGGAGGACAACACAAAGAACTTTAGGGTTCATGGTTGGGATGAGATTTATGAACTTATTGATAAATTGGAGGATTTTTAATGGTCTACAAACGTGATGGACAGATTCAGGAATTCAGACCTGAAAAAATCGAGAATGCTGTTTTAAAGGCATTCTATGATGTTGAAAAAGAAGAAACAGAATATGCAAAATCAAGAGCCAAAGAAATTGCAGAAAATATCAGTGCGCTTGATAGAGATATGGAAGTTGAGGAAATACAGGATATTGTAGAATCTCAGCTTGCTAAAAAAGATATGAAAGTCGCAAGAAAGTACATCATCTATAGAAATGATAGAACCAGAGACAGAAGACGCAGAAGTGAACTCATGAAACAGTTTTCAGAGAAATTGAAAGCTAAAGATGTTGAGAATCAGAATGCAAATGTTGATGAAAAATCATTTGGTGGAATGATTGGTGCTGCAAGTGATGTTATGCTGAAACAGTATGCTCTTGATGAGTGCATGTCCGAATTGGCAAGAAACAACCATATTCTTAACAGAATCTATACACACGACTTAAATAGTTATGCGGTTGGTATGCACAATTGTCTCAGCATTCCATTTGATAAATTACTTGCAAATGGGTTTAATGTACGACAGACAGATGTTCGCCCAGCACAATCTGTCAATACAGCCGGACAATTGATTGCTGTAATATTCCAGTTACAGTCGTTGCAGCAGTTCGGTGGTGTTTCTGCAACACACATTGATTGGACACTTATGCCATATGTGCGAAAGTCATTCAGAAAACATTATATTGTGGCATATTTAAAAAATACAGCAGCGTTCTTATACTTAGACCTTATGGGAATGCTGTTTGATAACTACGAAGACGAAATTGGCATTGTCAGAAACCGATTCGATGACTGGATTGATGAGAATAAAGAAAACTTTTACAAAGAGACAGGACTGAAAGAAGAGGACTTTTTCTTTGCAAATAAAGAAAAACTTGATCCTATTTTCTATCAATCTGCTTTATACGATACAATCATTGAAACAAAACAGGCAATTGAAGCATTATATCACAATCTGAATACGCTTCAGTCAAGATCTGGAAATCAGTTACCATTTACTTCTATCAACTATGGTACATGTACCGAACCAGAAGGAAGAATGGTAATTAAAGCATTACTTGATGTTTCTATCGCTGGAATCGGAAAATTACATAAAACAAGTATTTTCCCATGTGGTATTTTTCAGTTGAAGAAAGGTATCAACAGAAAGCCAGGAGAACCGAACTATGATTTATATAGATTGGCACTCCGTTCAACTGCACAGAGGCTTTACCCGAATTACGCTAACTGTGATTGGTCAGGAAATGAAGGGTATGATCCAGATGATCCGAAAACATACTTCTCAACAATGGGCTGTAGAACGGCTAACGGTTGGGATATCAATGGATTTGGTCAGACAAAAGACGGTAGGGGTAATATTTGCCCGGTAACTATCATCATGCCAACACTTGCTATGGAAACAAAAGTTTCACTTGAAGAGAACAATTGTTTTACTGGTGGGAAAGAATACGATGAGAAATTATTGGTTGACAGCTTCATGGAATATCTTGATAAGAAGATTGATGAAGCGAAAGACATGCTTATCGAAAGATATTTATGGATTTGCAAACAGTCACCAGACTCAGCGAAATTCATGTACGAAAATTTTGTAATGGAAGGTTTCGATGGAAAAAATATCGAATCTGCCATGAAACACGGAACATTAGCAGTTGGTCAGATTGGTCTTGCAGAAACTTTACAGATTTTAGTTGGCTGCAATCATACAACTAAAAAAGGCATGGAAACCGCAAAGAGAATTGAGCAGCTTTTCAAAGATAGATGTGCCGAATACAAAAAAGAGTATAGTTTAAACTTTGGAGTATATTATACCCCAGCAGAGAACTTATGCTTTACAGCAATGTCAAAATTCAGAAATAAGTACGGAGAAATCCCGAATGTTTCTGATAAGAAATTCTTCACAAATTCAATGCACGTTCCAGTTTGGGAAGAAATGAGTCCTTTTGAAAAAATTGACATAGAGGCAGAACTTACAGGATATAGTTCAGCTGGTTGCATTACATATGTCGAATTGCCATCAAGCGTAAAACAAAATATTGATGCACTTGAAGAAATTGTAAACTATGCAATGGATAAGGATATTCCTTATTTTGCAGTCAATGTACCGAATGACATGTGTACTGAATGTGGTTACACAGATGAAATCGGAGATGAATGCCCGATTTGCGGTTGTCGAAAAATCAGAAGATTAAGACGAGTAACGGGATATCTCACTGGTGATTACATTGAAGCATTCAATGAAGGAAAACGCCAGGAAGTTGACTACCGTGTGAAACATTTTAACAATGCCTTAAAAGCCAAAACGGAGAAAAATGAATCTCATTAACGGCATTGAAACTGATTTCAGATTTGCCGGAATTGATAAATTCGATGTAAATAATGGTAATGGAGTTGGAGCAACTTTGTTTGTACAAGGTTGTTCCCACCATTGCAAAGGTTGCCACAACCAATCTACATGGGATAAGTCAAAGGGCATTACATTTACACAAAACACTTATGACGAACTATTTAATGAGTTATCAAAAAAGCATATTTCTAGGCTTACTCTTTCTGGTGGTGATCCATTAGATAATGTGGAGCTTTCATATTTTGTAAGTAAAGATTTCAAAAATCTCTATCCAGAAAAAGAACTATGGATTTATACAGGATATAAATATGAAGAAATAATTCACCAGGATAAGTATAAAAGCCTATTAAAATTATGTGATGTTTTAGTAGATGGAGAATTCCGAATAGAAGAAAAAGATCTTCGATTACAATTTCGTGGCAGTAGAAATCAGAGAATCATTGATGTGCAAAAAAGCATAGTGGCAAATAAAATAATACTTTGGAAAAGAAAGGAAATGTTATAATGGCAAAAGTAGTAGCAAAATTTGAAAAGGTAAGTTATGAGCAGTTCAAAAAGGACTGGGGAGATACATTTAACGCAAGTGATGAGGAAATTATTAGAAAGATTTATGACGGAATCAAATTACCGAAACGTGCAACGGTTGGTTCTGCCGGATATGATTTCTTCACACCAATCGGGCTAAAAATTAAACCTGGTAAAACAGTAAAAGTACCTACCGGAATTAGATGCAGAATTGACAATGACTGGGTATTGAAATGTTATCCTAGAAGTGGTCTGGGATTCAAATTCAGATTACAGCTCAATAATACAGTCGGAATCATTGACAGTGATTACTATAATTCTGACAATGAGGGACACATTTTTGCAAAAATTACAAACGACACTAACGAAGAAAAAGTTATAGGTCTTAAATCTGGCGAAGGATTTATGCAGGGAATTTTTGTTGAATATGGCATCACAGAAGATGATGATGCAACTGGAATTAGAAATGGTGGTTTTGGAAGTACAACAGAATAATATTAAAAAATAAAGTTGAAATATAATCACAAAGCAGATATAATATAATTGCCTTGTAATACTATGTACAGAAGTAACTAGCATTTTTCTATAATTTGTAAAAACAATTATTCTGTAGCAAACCAACCAACAAAACGAAGCGTATTACTGGCAAAACCGGTGATACGCTTTTTTAATGGAGGCAAAATGAAAAAATTTAAAGCTAAAATCTACCTAAAAAACAAAAAAGAATTAAATGAATACCTAAAAAATCTCGTAAAAATAAAGAAAAACCCTACTTTAGAAGATGTGAAATTTTCATTCAAGTGGGGAACAATCCCTTGTGACCAATAACTACCATTTGGAAATATCAGGGAAAAAGAAGATGTGGAGGAAATATAATTATAAATAACGAAATACCTAAAACAATTCCGGTCGCAGACTATGCCGGATATATTATGAAAAATTTTAAGCCAGATGTCATAAAATTCAAAAAGCCTGAATCGGAATGGACAGAAGAAGAACATACAGAATATACAAAGTGGGTTCTTAAACTGTCTATGGCACATAGATTCAAGCAACAAATACAGGAGAATAAGCCCTTAACAAATAGGGACAAAAGGATTATAGAGCGTTTTAGAAGTGGCGCAGATTTCTTTGGCGAAAAAATATGTGGTAAAGAAACATCAAGACTATTCGAACAACCATATACTTTTGATCTATTTAATGAGTGGCAGGAAAAGCACTTTAAAGAACACCCGGAAGACAAAGATAAAACAATCGAAGAGTTATTTGACATACGGCTTTCTGAACAGAAGCTATATCATTACAAAGAAGTAAACGGCAAATATTATGGTGCAGAAATTCCAAAAGAAATACATTACACAGAATATTTCCGATATCTATATTTCAATGTAAAGTATGAATTTAGTGAGAAAACGTATTACAGATCTATCCCATATACAGACAAGGATAAGCAAGAAAGTATATGGGATAGGGAACGCTGCTTCGTTGCACAAGAGATCAGTGAATGGAGAGTGGACGAACTAGAAGATTGGCAGCGAGATCTTATCGAAAAAATAAGAGTCGGTGTTGAGCTAAAAGACGATGATATTGTTAAAGCAATGGGTTATTAAAATCTAAATGATGGTTCTTATAAAACATCTTTAGGCGAATTATGACTTCTCGTTCTTTACGAAGTTTAGCAAGAGATTCTTCATCAGATGAAACATGAGCCTCTTTAATCGAGGAATCCAACGATTTATGATAGAAACAACAAGTTCCAAACTAAATAAAATTAAGATTTTATTTAGACTACTAATCGTCTGAAACAAGCAAATATTGCTTAAAACAGAGAATAACGATTTTTACGAAAAACAGAAAAATCATGTTTGCGAAAGGATATATAGTATTTTTGTTTTACGTTTCTGGGAATATATCTTTTTGGGGAAAATGGCTTAAATCTCACACAATCGGCACTTTCGCCCCAATTTTCCCAAAAACAAAACACGTTTTTGGCAATTACTTCTGATTTTGGGAAATATTTTTGGGAAGGAGATTCATATGCGAAAAAAGAATTTCAAAGGGCGATGTGAAAAAATCACAGTCACAAAATCAAAATCAATATGTAAAACCTACGATGATCTACAAAGAAGCTATCTCGAAAAATTAGAAGCAAATTCCGACATTCAAGAAATCCGTATGAATATCGTTTTAGACAGCTTGCCAGATTATATGTCAGACTTTGTTTGTGTTAAGAATGATGGTGGTTTAATGGTGCGAGAATGCGTATATCGGAAATTTCTCACTAAACCAATGACAGTAAAGTTATTGGACGATTCAAGGAACTATTGGCGAAATCATGGTGTAGAAGATTGGGGGTTAGTTATAGATGCAGAATAATCTTATCAAAATTCAAGATGGCACGATTTACCGTATATTACAAGAACGTGACTCAGAATGGCTTGTAATTGATTGTATTAAGCGTACTATGCCGAAATGGATAGAAAGTTTGGCTGAATTTGAAAGCGTGCCTGAAAGCGTTTTATGGGTGACTACTGGCATTTATCCGACTGACACAAACACTTTATCAACCAAAGAGAAAAAGTATATGAATGAGCATTACAGCTTGTTTGCTAGTGTTCTGGGCGTTATTGATGATGAGAAAACGAGAAGCTATATTATCCGTGAGATTGCTGAATTATATAAAGTTACTAAGCAGACAATACGTAATAATTTATGTTTATATTTAGTTTATCAAGATATTACAGTCCTGCTGCCACATAAAAAAGAAAAACGAAACTTGACCAATGATGAAAAAAATATGAGGTGGGCATTAAACAAATATTACTACACCACAAAGAAACACGGTATTTCCGATGTTTATACAATGATGCTGAAAGAGAAATACTGTGATGAAACTGGTCATCTCAAAGAAGATCATCCTTCTATTCATCAATTCCGCTATTACTTTCAGAAGACCAAGAAGCTGCAAAATTTATATATCAGTCGTGGCGGTTTAAAGGATTATCAGAAAAATCATAGACCGTTGCTTGGTGATGGTGTACAGGAATTTGCCCCAAATGTAGGTTTTGGCATGTTGGATTCTACAATTTGCGATATCTACCTTGTGAATGATGCAAGGGAAGTTGTAGGAAGACCGATATTGACGGCTTGTGTAGATGGGTATAGTGGTATGTGTTTAGGTTATTCGCTTGGTTGGAAAGGTGGAATATATAGTGTTAAGGGACTAATGCTTAATATCGTTGCAGATAAAAAGGAACACTGTAAAAAATTTGGTATTGATATTGCTGATAATGTGTGGGATTGCCACCAAATGCCAGGGGTAATGATAACAGATAAAGGATCAGAATATATATCTGAAAACTTTGAACAAATCACAGAACTGGGAATAAGGTTGATTGATTTACCATCATACCGACCAGAACTAAAAGGATCAGTCGAAAAATTCTTTGACCTTATACAGAATTCTTTCAAAACCGTGTTAAAAGGAAAAGGTGTAATAGAGCCGGATTTTCAAGAAAGGGGCGCACACGACTATCGAAAAGATGCTTGTATCACATTGGAAATATTCGAAAAAGTCTTGTTACATTGCATCATTTATTATAATAGTGGACGCATACTGGAAAATTACCCATTCACTGAAGAGATGCTTTCTGCTAACATAAAACCATTTGCCTGTGAAGTTTGGAATTATGGCAGAAACCGTAATAATGCAAACTTGATAGATGTATCTGCAGAGCAAGTTATTATGACACTGCTGCCTAGATGCATCGGCAAATTTGCCCGAAACGGCTTAAAGGTGAACGGATTACGATATAAGCACCCTAACTATACAGAAATGTATCTGAAAGGTGGGGAGGTTACTGTTGCTTATAATCCGGATTCTGTTTCTGATGTTTGGCTTATTGATAATGGTGAATATGTAAAATTTGAACTGATTGAAAGTCGATATGAACACATGAATGTGGCGAATGTTGCCTCAATAAACGATGTGAAAAAAGAAGTTATCAAACAAGCGGAAAATGAAAACAAGCAAGCAAAAATAAATTTGCTAAAAACGATTGAAGTCATAACGGCTGGATCAGTGCCAAAATCTGTCCCTATAAAGAAAATACGTGAAAACCGTACAAAGGAAGAAACTCGTACACATATTGATTTTACGAAGGGAGTAAAGAAATATGCTACAAGAAAATAAGATTATCGAATTATTACCACAAGTGTTATCGGGAGATCATTTAATTGAAGAACTTGGGTATCTTCCAGCGTATAATGAAACAATAATAGAACAAAGTCAGGCAAGCAGATTACTGGCATTGTCGGATATATATAGGGTGTATGTGCCATCTGAAATGAGTATTGAAATATATAATAAATTATATCTGGCACTATTACTATCTATAAAAAAGAAATTCACGGCAGCAGCAGTAAAACAAAGATATGAGAATGCAAAAATGATAAAACGAATGGATTCTGTGGGAATAATCGGTGGTTCGGATTCATTCACTATTATTGGTTCATCTGGTATTGGAAAGAGTAGTGCTATAGAAAAATCCATTGGACTCTTAACAGAAAACGCCATTATACAGGATGATGAACTGATAGGGGATGTTATTCCTTGCCTGGTTGTACAGTGTCCTTTTGACAGCTCAGTAAAAAGTTTGCTTCTGGAAATTCTCAGAAAAACAGATGAGGTGCTTGAAACGAATTATTATGAGTCAGCTAAAAAATCAAGATATACGACAACAGATGTTTTAATTGGTTCGGTCAGTACGATTGCATTAAATCACATAGGACTTTTGATCGTGGACGAAATACAAAATGTGGTTAATTCTAAGAATGGGAAAAGCCTCATTGGATCACTAACACAGTTAATCAATAATAGCGGTATATCTATCTGCATGGTGGGAACACCAGAAAGTGTGCCATTCTTTGAACAGGCTATGCAGTTGGCACGTAGAAGTGTAGGGTTGAGATATGAAGCAATGGAATATGGCGATTGCTTCAAATTTTTATGTCAAGTATTATGGCAGTATCAATATGTAAAAGAGTGCGTAGAACTTACAGAAGAAGTCACGTACTGGCTGTATGAGCATTGTGGGGGTGTTGTTTCTATTCTTATAACATTGCTGCATGATAGTCAGGAAATGGCAATTATGAGTGGCTATGACACCTTAGATTTGACGATATTGGAAGAAACATATAAAAGCCGGTTATCTATGTTACACGGATATATTAAGCCAAATATGGGAGCAAAAGCCAGCCAGAAAAGAAAGAAAAGAATGCCAGAAATCAGCAGTGAAACTCTTTGCATCGAAAACGAGTCCCTAATTTCAGACCTAAGTACAATCGTAAAACAGGGGGCAATGGATATTGATGAAATGATAAATAGAATGAATGTGGCATTTATGGTAGAGGTGATTGCATGTTAGGGATTGTACCAAAGTTATACGAAGATGAGCTTTTTTATTCATGGCTGTGCCGGTATTATGTGGCAAAAGGTTTTACGTCCAATTCTCATTTTATAGAGGAAGTAACCGGGAACAACAGATTGTATTTGAATAAAGAGTTTGTGCCACCATTCAAAGCAGAGTTTCGCCATGACATTGAAAAAATATTTGATTTTGAGAATGTTATAAGAAATCATACTCTATACGGACAAGAAGCACGTTTCTATACTGAGGAAGAAATAAATAATGTGTGGGAGCTTTTGCAGACAGATTCCTTTGATATTAGAACATTATTTAGAATGCAGAAATCAAAAGAGGGGCATTCTCTTAGTTATTGCCCTTTGTGTGTTAAAGAAGAACGGGAATCTATCGGTGAATGCTACTGGCATAAATCCCACCAAATACAAGGTATAGATATCTGTTTGAAACACAGGTGTAAGCTAAAAGAATCCGAAATAAGAGTTGGTTCAAAACATAATGATATGATATCTCCGGCAGAATGGTGGTGTAATGATTCGGAAATAGAAATGGTAGAAAATACGCATTGCTTGAAATATTATAATTATGTGTGGGAAATTGCCAGTGCCCCTTGTAACGGGATGGATGCAAAAAAGATTATAGCTCTGTTATACAAGAAGCTGAAAGAAAAAGGCTACCGGACACTAGGACAACGGCTTTTAGGGATTATGTCAGAAGATATGGAGCAGTATTATGAGGAAATGGGCGTATCTTATGAAATGTGTTATTCAACATTACAGACAATATTTGCAAAGTATAATTATCCGTTTATTGCCATTATCCAAACAGCGTACTTTTTAGGTGTGACAGCAGAAGAGTTACTGAATCCAGTTGTTAGTGATTTTGATATTGCAGATGAGGAATGTAGCCACTATGTCAGTGACCGTAATAATACAAATATCAATCGTGATCTGATGGATCGAAATTATCTGAAATCTGTTAAAAGAGAATGTGAGTTGATATATAGTGGTCATTATCATGCAAAAGGAAGACCGATGAAGGTGTCTGCACTTAAAGTATGCAAGAGAGTTGGAATTACACATACTTTGATTAAGTTTATGCCACTTTGCAAGGCTTGTATTGATGAATATGCAGAAACGGATGACGAATATCATGCGAGGATTATTGTGTGGGCTTATAGAAAATTGAAAGCAGAAAAAAAGGACGGTGAAATAATTCGTGTGTCAGAAATTCATAAACTTACAAGTGAATGGAAGGAAAATATCATAAGAGCATTGCCATATATGACGAAATTTGCGGATCAAGAAATGATAAATGAGATAGATGCATTAGCGAGAGAGAAGCATTGGCATAGAAATTTAGTGGACTAAAGCGTAAAAAAATAGGCTGTAGAATAATCTACAGCCTTAAAATTTATTCACACATTATACTAAAATATACCTGTCCACTATATGAACCGGCAGATGCAGAATGTGGATCAACATCTACTTCCGTATTAAAAGTAGCAATCTGTCCGTCTGGACTAGAACCAAATTGTGCAATTATGTTGTTTCCAGAATTACATCGGTTTCCAGTCTTATCAACGAAGAAAACATTTATTGTTTTAGAAGAATCATTATCATTGTGAAGTTGAATTGCACCATTAGAATCAAGACCTTCAATTCTTACATAGATTGACTTCTCTGGCGAGATATTAGTTTCCATAGCATAGATTTCAGATTCAGTTCCGACATTGATAGTCTCTGGAATCTGTACATAGAAATAATCGTCTACCGTATATGTAAGTGTGGAACTTCCAAACTGATGTTCTGCAGCTTGCACAATCATTGGTGTTTGAATTGGACTAACCAATAACATCAGAGATGTAAGAATACATGCAATATTCATTTTAACTTTCTTTACAAAATTTCTCATATCTTTCACCTAATAAACATATAAAGTAAATGCAATATTACATCCGTTTAATTCTACACCATCTTTGTAGCATCTTATTGTAAAAGTGCATTCTTCATAAGTCCCTTTTTCTAATTCTTTATTGAGTTGTATATCGTATAATCCGTAACCGGGTTGAATATTTTCTTCTGACCATAGAACAGAACCATCCGGCATTAAGATACTAAAATCCATACTACAAGTATTTGTATCTGGATTATATAAATTGATTTTCTGATTGGTTGAATTCGCTTCAAATGAGATTTTTGTGAATCCAGGAATAGCAATAGAAGACTGCTCATAGTCAGTCTCTATAGTTTGCTTTCCATTCCATAAAATACCATTACTTTCTCTTTTATCATTCCGACCAAAAAGAAAAAGTAATGGCAAAATAATCACCAGTGCAATAACCACAATGGCTATCGCATATTTCTTCTTGAACTTTTTCATTTACTTTCTCCTATTTTTCTTTGAACTGTATGATTGTACGTCCGAACAGTTTATAGTATGGTGCTGGTTTTTCATCAAAGACATAATAATTTATTGAATCCGCAACGATTATTGCTAAAAAAGAAAGAACTATCCATAGCAGCATAAACGGTACACAGATAATTCCTTTATAATTGAGTGGCAAATTTGAATAGTCCCACATTACAGGTAACAAATCCGTATTCAAGAAAATGTTCCCTATAATCAATTCAAGTGCCGTAACCATTGACATGCCTATCACGCACTGTAATAGAATATCAACATCCCATGATATATGATCGTTGATTTTATCCAACACAACAACTACTAAACCGGCACAAACACCCATGAGAGGGTATGAATATCCTCTAAACAATACTTCTATAGTGATATACAGGCAGAAGCCAACAATAAATAAAATTACATTTTTATATAATTTCTTATCCATAATTATTCACTTCCTGCTTGGCTTACCAATACTTTCAATACATCAGACATATATTCAGAAGGTATTTCAAATCCGTATGTAATGGCAGAAATTGTTTCGATATCATTCAATGACTCAATATATGATTTCAAAGAGTTAAAATATGAAACGTGGTAAGTTTTGAAATTTGTCGCACCAGTAGAAATAATAGTCATATCATCAGGTGAATAGAATTTACATAACTCTCCATCTGCATGATATGGAATACTTGTTTCACCAGAAGCCATCAATGTTGTAACTGTAATCAGGTTAAGTTGGTCTTGTGTAGTAAGAGAGAAGTGATGAGATTCGTTGTCACTTAATACCACATCAAAACCACCTGTAATTACATTTGAACACGCCACACTCATTTCATTTATTTTCTGTTCCTTTACAAAATCAACCGTAATTTCAGTATCTTTGTCAATTGTTGGATTATCGGTGTTGTCTTGTGAGCCATTATCGGTATCACTGTCAATTGGAATATCCTTACCTGAATCAACGGCAGATTTTAAAGCATCATATTCTGATTCCGTAATTTCAATTACAGTTGCAGAAATAGGCTGTAAATCATTGATACCTTCTGGCAACATCCATTGCGCACGATACAAAATATCTTTATTCTGAATATATTGTGCCTGTTCTGGTGTACAAATCAAAAGGATTCTATGCTTTAATTGATACTTTCTCATATCTGAGTCTGTACCAACACCAATGAATTTAGAATCACTGATTATTTTATAATACTTCATTTAAGACACCTCCACAGATACAGATTGCATCTGTTTGCTTAGACGGGTTTGCTTATGTTTCCAGTATCGAGTGATTTTATATCCATCGAATAATTTGTCATATAATTTCAACATACTTTTGACAGTTTTATAAGAACTTGCAATTTTGGCATGTTCAAGCCAAGACTGCATTGAAACATATACATCATCTAATGACATTTCACCTTTATCTACCAACACTCTAAATTTTTTGAGTTTTCTACGCATTCTAGTAACACCAGAGGAATCAAGTTTACGAACAACTTTGCCATTTTCTTTTGAAACAAAATAGCGAACTTTCATAAATGTAAATCCTTTTGTAGATTTGGTAATATAAGTTTTCTTGTCATTAAATTTTAACCCTAATTTTTCAGTAATCACTTTCATGCCATTGAGCAGTTCTTTTAAATATTCCTTGTCATTATCAAAAATTATTCCATCGTCCATATATCGAATGTAATAATGCATAGAATTTTTATCTTTGATAAAATGGTCAAGTTCATTTGGAACAGCTAAAGCCATTACTTGTGAAATCTGACTTCCGAGACAAATTCCTTTACCCAGATTATTTTTAACGAACTTTTCAGCTCTGTCTCTTTCGCCAGGATCTTCAATACTCTTTGCTTCACGCAAAGGATAAGATTTAATAATTCCAACAACAAATCCAGCAACACGTTTGTCTTTGAAGGTTTCATTCAAAATATCAATACATGTCTGATGCGGAATACTATCAAAGAAACTTTTAAAATCAAATTTCAGAACATAAAAATCAGAGCCATACTGTTGTACGGCTCTGTTCATCATTTCATATATTCTGTTTCGTGCAAAATTCGTACCTTTACCTTTTGTACTAGCACCATTATCATAAATTAAATGACGCTGCACACTATCTACCAGACAATTATCACAAATAACTTTTTGTGTTATTCTATCATCTATTCTGATAGGTGTAATAATACGTTCTTTTCCACGTTCTCTGATTGAAACTTTCTTTACTTTTGATAGTGCCGGAATTTGACCACTTTCAATTGTTCCAATTATTTCATGGATTTGTGTAATAGCATTTTGGTTAAATTCTTGAACACTTCTTTTATAACCTACACCTTTATTACAATCTTCTAATGATTGGTAATAATTTTGGTAAGTTATGATATTGTCAAAATTATCATATTTATTCATAAAGGCATTATTCTTTTCAGAACGCCTCAATTTATCACGCTCAATACGTTTTCGTATTCGCTTTGTAGACAATTCACTGTCCTCCCTTTCTATCTGAATATTTGGTTACTTACTATGATAGAATCGTTGCTTATGGTATGAAAATCAGTGTAGTAACCAACACTGATCCATGCATACAATTTCTACGGAAATTGGGCTTCAACCATGCAACAGGGAATGCCGTGTATCAGCATGTCATCCATTAAACATAGACAACGTAATATTCATCGTTGAATCTTCTCAACGAAAAGGTCTTATTCTCCTTCTCATAAAAGAAATATTCCTTTCACCCTTATACATGGTTACTATATTTACGAGAATCAGGGAACAACCGCATTCGTGTTAGTAGCGTTGTTGTTGTTGTTCGGATTGCCGTTGTTGTTGACATTCACGAAGTTCGTAGAGTTGCCAGCATTCGGAGAACGCTCCCACCAGTTCTGGGCACGAAGCCACAAACGACAGAAAATACAGAATAAAACCTATATAAATCTATTGTAATTTCTCGAATCTATCTTTATCGGATTTTCTTATTCCGAATAAACTTTTAAGTGTATCATTGAAAATGGTTGACCATTCACGCAAAATACTTTCACTATAGCCCATAAGATTAAATAAAGATTTCATCGGAACTTCCATTTTCTTCAAACAAGATATAGATGATGATATACATTTCTTCCGATGTTCGTATTCAGCTTTGGTCTTTGGGATTTTCTTATTTGCTTCTAAGCTATAATACCAAGCCTGGTCAATGAAATCAGAAATCATATCACATTCTCTATCTGCGTATACTTGCCTTGCATGGGCAATTTTCTTGTGTGTATATTTGTGCAGCTTAGACATATTGCTTAGAAAAGCAGCTTTCTTAATATCTTCATTTCTGTAATAAAGCATTTTTCTTTCCTCTGCACTTTTATCGGAAACATATAATGGATTTCGATAGAGTAAACCACGCAAGAGTGCCAATTCTTTATTAAATAATTCGCACCAATAAGATTTTCGTTTATCTTCAAAATCCATTATGTTCCAATAAGTATAAAAATGGAGTTGTAAATCAAGTATTCCATCAATAGCTGAATTAACTAATTTTAAATTAGATTCATTTCGTTCACTCTTTGGAAGATAATTGGTTCTTAACTCCATAATAGTTGAATATATATTGTTTAACTTTTTGTTGATTGGTGTATTTATCCACCGTTTCATTCTGTTTGGGACAGTGTTCATACTTTCGCCAACATACTTATAAGCGACATCAAAAGAGTGTTCATACTCATATTTTGATATGCCTCGTTTATTTTTTAATACAGCCATTTGAGTTTCCCTTCTTCATTCATAACTTTTTAAATTTCAAGATGCAAGGACTGGGCGAAGCCAGTCCAATGCAAAAAGTGAAAATTAGATTGAGAAGCAGGGAACAACCGCAAACGTGGCAGTAGCGCTGTAGCCGTAGTTCGGAATGCCGTAGTAGCCGACATACACGAAGTACGTAGAGTCGCCAGCATACGGAGAACGCTCCCACCAGTACTGGGCACGAAGCCACAAACCTCCGTCAGATGCAACAATATTGTCATTTCCACCGTAGAAATAATGCTTATTTTTTTCGTCAGCAGGGATATAGTAATATCCAATTTCTTGATTTCCAGTGTTAATCCAAATATCACCACGTTTTACTGAGGCAGTTGAAAGAGCTGTTGGATCTGTATTAGATGTATAATATGTCGCATCATCAGGTATGATTTGACCACGGAATTTACATCTTATAGAGTTCTTAGTGAACCAAGAGATAGCGTAACCTTCATTCACATAAGGTTCTGTAGTCCATCCACCAAGCTCTCTATTAGCAGCTAAGTAAATTTTATCTTCAGATGTGATAATTTCAGTTGATTTATCTCCGGCACTAGCAGATATTTTTACGGTCTTCAACATAGATTGCCATGTCAACGGAAGTGCATTGTAAACTCTTGTATTAAGGAATGTACGCATGATACAAGCATCCCAACCACCAACATTGGTATCAGTAGCATTCATACGATGACCATGATGTAACTCATTGTTCAGAATGAATGATGCACTACATTTTTGTGAAGTAGCACCTGCCAGTCTATAACGACCAGAATCACAATATTCAGCCCTCCATGTTTCATGAGTCCAAGCAGCCAAACGTGATGCGACATCTGCACCAAGATCTTGATACCAGATTTTACACCAGTTAATCCAACCAGTTCCATAATAGTCGTATCCACCATCCGAAAGCTTAACAGCACCAAATGAAAGAGTAGCATCAGTATTTGTATTTCTGACACGAACTAATTCATAAGATCCTATCGAATCATCAAAGATGTTAGCACCTGTAGGAACATTGTATGCATATATAAACAGACGATTGCTACCTTTTACATGGCGAAGCACTACAATTCCTTTTTGCTGACCATAACCAACATTTATAGATTTGTCACCCCATTGAATATTTGGTTGGGCACTGTATCTAAGTCTGAATCCTTCGTTTCCGCTTTCCTCAAAGCATGATACCAATGTATCTCCGGCATTAGTTCCAATAAATTCAAAATCAATTGCTAATGTAAATGATCTTTCATTTGCATCAAACAATTTAATTCCAGAATCAATAGCTTTTTTGCCATCAAAGTATGTGTTTTCAAGCAATACTTTTTCTTCAACATTTGAATAAGATACATCATGTCCAATATTGATATCAATGTAGTCTTTTGCCTCAAAGTAGTTTTCAGTACGACCAGAAGCAATGACAGCATACAACTGAGCTTCGTTCATATCTTTTAAATCCATTCCTGGAGATGGAAGTTCAGCTCTTTTCCATACTGCGTATACATCTGTATCACCAGTTATATATCCAGTTGATTTATCCCAACCAGAAAACAAATTGTAAACATAAGAAGATTCTTCACTTGTATTTGTCGGCAAATCACCATCATATACAACTTCATCACCGTAAAATGCTTCTTTGCTTCCAAGTGATAAACCAGCTCTGGAATACCAAGTTACAGTGTATTTTCTTACTTCTGTTGTGTATTCTGCAGTAACAGTACGTGCAGCAAGTACAACGCTTGTGATATCATCCCATCCCTTAAATGTATAGTTATACTGAGCGTCACTAGGCAGTGTAGGTGTCTGAATATATCCAGCAGAAACAGGATCTTCAGGTGCAGCACCACGGTCTACCCACATCTCATATAACTTATTACCATTGGAATTGACGAAAGTAACAAGATACTGTGGAACTAAGTTTTGTGGATCATATGTAACTTCCAAATCTCCCCAAGCATTTTCATACTTCAAGAGTTCCTGATTACGAATCTGACCACTTACATATACGCTACCAGAAAGCATAGAATTACTCATTTTAAGAATCTGGTTAAGCAATGTAGTATCACTCAGCGTCCAATTGATACCAATTAAACGTAAGGTTTGCAGTGTCTTCAAGGCAATTCTAACAATTGACAGTTCATCAACTATTGAATTTTCAACGGTAAGTGATTCAAGATTGTCGTAAGAAGCAACTTGCAAATCCGTAAGATAATTCAAGTTTTTCATTGTCATGCTGTTGATTGTAGCAGGAAGATGAGCAATGGCAATTTTACCGTTTGTAGCAAAAAGTACACCTGTCAGAATTGTTCCTTCTGCATACAGTTTAACAAGGTTTCCACAGTTTGAAAGGTTAATAGAACCAGTCAAGTTGTGGCAGTTTCTTATATCAAGTTCTTCGAGAATCTTATTCGCACCTAAGTTAAGTGTTGTAAGGAATGAGTTACCGTAGCCCTCTGTAGTATTACCAATAACCAGTTTTCTAATTTTTGTTGCCTTAGAAAAATCATTATCATGAATATAACATGCGGACAAATCGTTAAGTTCCTGAATTCTTGAAGCACAGTAAATCAATACAGCCGTATCATCCATTGTAGTGTACGGACATTCAATCTCATACTCAATGCCAGCCTTCGCACGAACCTGAGTCGGAGAAGAGTTACCAAACATTACAGACAAATACATATCTGAATATGGAACAATATGCAATGTATAGTTTGGTTTTACAACGATATCGCTACCAGTAGGTGTGTTACAACGGAACATAATCTGATCGGCACGTACAGTAGAAGTAAGATACTTCGTACCAACATAAGCCTCTTGATCTCTTTCCCATTGTCTACGTTGATATTTCTTACGTCCATTCATCATTTCGGATAAGAAACGTGTGGTAGGAGTACCGTTCAAACCACCACCTTGATATGTACGATAATATTTACGCTCAATATCAAGCCTCCATAATTCCTCTGGGAATTGTTCTTGCCAAGCATCAAACTCATTGATTAAGTGGTTTGCACTCCAACAGTTTGCACTAATTGACTGATATAATGTAGAAAGTTTTGATTTCATCAAATCTCTTGTTCTACACCAAAATACACTTTCAGCAGCATTGAAGATATAACCAGAACTAGGTACACCATCTGTCTTATAATCAATATCCTCTTTACCATAGCTCATAGTAAGCTCACCAGAGTTATTGATACCAAGAGCAGTATCGTTATCATAGTCCCACAAATCGAATGCATACTCTGTGTAATATGTTTTTCCAGAAGACACAGATGTATCAGATGTTTTAACATATTCACTACCAACCAACTCACAATATGTATGAAGCATAGTTGTTTTTGGATGTTTAACCGCATGGAAGTTACCAGTTTTAGCGAAGTGCCAGAATGTATTTTTAGCTCTATTATCTATCATTGTATATCGTTCTGTGAACAGATATAAATACAGCATAGAACTTTCAATACACCAGTCGTTATATTCATTGACGAAATTCTCATCTGATGAAGTAATTACCCATTCATAAAATTCACGCCAAACTTGTTTATTTTTAAGACGTTGTGCCTCTTTTTCTTCATCTGAAGATGTAGATACGCCATCTTTAGAATCTCCACAACAATCATAACGGAATTCAAAAGAACCATCCCAGTCATTGTAAAGAGCATCGTATGCCTTATTCCCTGCTTTCCACTGAGATGTAGAAATTGGATATACCATCTTTCCTTTTGAATCAGTTACACCAGTTTGGAATGTGGAGTTATCCAAAGTATTATCACTGATTTCAACACAAAATTCATTCATGTCCGTAGGATCATAAGCTCTGGAATTATCCGTTTTCTTAGAATCGCCCATGTTACCAATTGCGTAGAAGTGCCAGTTTGTATCGGCAAACTCTCTATGAGTGGAAACATCTGGATTGTTCTCTTTGATGAAAATTACACAGTTTACAAATTCCATAGAATTTTTAACTTTTGAATCTCTCTTATTGCCAAGTGACTGATATGGGAGATAATCATTAAATCGTTTCTGGAGCAATGCATTGTTAGCATTTTCAGAAGAAGCAATATTTACCTTAAAGTTCCACCAGTTGTTAGGAACAGAATTTCTTGTAAGAGAAACTTTACCCTTACCATCTGTGTATTTAGTTCCATCACCAAGTACAAGCTGAGTGATATAATTTGGATCAAGTTTGATTTTTCCTGTAGCTTGATGAATACCATCAAAACAACAGATTACATCAATATTTCTTCCGGCATATCCATACTCATTAGAAGTCGTACCTTGTCCAGCATGATAACAGTTTGTGAATTTCCAGTTGTCAAGAACAGGATCACCATTCTTGTAGATACATTCCATAGAAGTATTCTTTACGAAATCCTTTTTGTCATTTGTGAAATACGGTGCTTCAATTTTAATGACACGAAGATCTGGGCAAGCAGCAGCAACACTTTCAGGTGTAAGTTCGTTATTTTCGTTGTAAATCTGGTTTCTGTCATAACGAGAAATCATTGTGTCAGAATCTCTTGAATCTGCAATAAAGTTAGACAGGATATCAGAATCACTCAGAGCTGCCTCATATGCTTTCATTCTATAAATATGTACATCACAGTATGGAGAACCTATCGTGATAGGTACAGGAGCATACTGATACAATCTATGGGTTGAATCGTAAATCATAGGTCTTGCGCCAACACCATCTTCATAACTCATGATGATAGAAGTAGCATCTGAATCTTCTGTATTGATGGTATTGATATTGTACTCAAATTCAATGATATCTTCCTCACTATAAGGTACATATAAAGAATCAATGCTTGATTTCAGATATGCTTCATGTGCATTCATTTGCAATCCAACAACTGTTGAATCGGCTTGACATGATAAAAATGTGGCATCTATTTTCTGAACATTAGTTACTTTAAATACGGCTTTGAACTCAGCACCATATAAACTTGCATCACGACCGAAAAGGTTGTAATCAATAACGGCAGAAGTTCCGGCTTTTACACAAAAATACTGATTTCCTTCATCGTCAATCTGATAACCACCATTAGACCAGTCGAAGTTATCAGAGACAGACATTGCAACACCTGTATTTTTATCTTTCCAAAGTCTATTTTCGCTACTGTTTGAATAGCCAGTCGGGTTAAAATCGAAAGCAAGACCACCAGTTACAGGGTTAATATCAATTCCAAGTTCTTTAACATCTAATTTGATAGTTACAGATGTATTCTTACATTTAATAACCAATGTATGAATCGCAACAACTTCAGTCTTGTAAGCCCAGGTATTATATGCCTGACTCAATGACAGTGTTGAATTTACTTCACCATCAATTTCCAATGTAACAGAAGGTGTATCTGTATTTGGATCGTAAACAACATAAGGAATACTTGTAGTGTTATACTGCTTTGCAGCTACATTACCATAGTGATCGTGTCTGTAAATACAACCGATAACAGGTACATCAGAATTTTCATCGAACCAGATAATATCCTTATAAATATGTTCCGTTTCAATTGTCTTGTTATTTACGACAGCAGTAACATAACATTCCAATAGATGCGCACCATGTTCTTGTGCTGGAAGAGTATAAGATTGCAAAGTACCAGAAGCAGAAGTGCTTACAGAAGCAATTTCTACTCCATCAAGTTTAATATGTACGTCTTTAGAAATAGATCCATATGGTGTATATGTGAAGTTGACTGTCTTTCCGGCTGGATAAGTATATCTATCACTGAAAGTAGATTCCAGTCTGACATCTACCACTTGTACAGTCCATGCTTTTACAACCATGTTTCCAGTTTCATCAGTTACAGTCAATGTGAATTTCTGTGTTCCAACAGTAACATAATCTGATAAATCAAACTTATTTGTTCCTTGCACAAGCGCACCAGATAACACAGTATTATTACCAGATTTCCATACATAGTTAGCATCAATAAATTCTCCGTCTGCATCAGTACAAGAGAAGAGAATTTCGATTTCTGCTTTATCTGTTGTTGTAATAATCAATGGTGATTCTGTAACACGATCGACAGTTAAGTTTGTTGTAGGTTTGATATCTCCACCGCCACCGCCTTTAATAGTGAACTGGCTTTTTACGGTTTCAACATCATCTTTTACTTCGATAAGCTGGAATAAACCATCAGTATTATATGTTGCATAGTATGTATATCCTTCAACATCGAGATTAGAAAGTTCTTGCTGCAAAGAAGTAACAGCTTTACTAAGACTAGATACATTCAAATCTGTTGCATCTGTTTTATTGCCTAATCGTGCAATGTTGTCATTAGCCGTAGAAATATTATCATTGATTTTTACAATCATTGCGTCTAATTCATCTTTTGTATATGAATTACCACCAATTTCTCGGAAACTTCCGTTAATCCATCTATGATGAACATATGAACCACTTTCATTCAACACATAATAATCTGTAAATTCATTTCCTGTTTCTGGTAATTTACTTACCACATCAGCGATTGAACCAGCAACAACGTTCCAATTTCCATCAATATATTTGTAATACAGACATCCAGAAGATGATTTCAAGATATAGTCAGTATCTTCATCACCAACCTCCGGCAATTCCGTAACAACAAGAGTGGTGGCAGAACCAAATACATCCCATTTAGAATTTCCTTCGCTATCTGTAATCCACCAATACTTATCATATCCAGTATGGGCTTTATTTGGAATAAGATAGAATGTCAAAGATTCTCCTGTTACTGGAAGAGAATCACGAATTTCAATTGTAAATGCTTTATAATCAGCTAACAGAGCTTGTGCATATGTACGTGACAATGAAACAGCACCACGAATAGCATCACCAATTTTGTTGTAAACAAGAGTGTCTGTAAGTTTATAACCGTCTTGCAGTTCTGTTTTTACATCGTTCAAGTTTTTCTGAACAGTATCGGCTTTAGCTTGTGCGTATGAATATACGTCAATGGCAAGTTTTTGTGGATCATATACACTTGGCTGCATAGCATTATCCGCTTTTACAAGTGTAGTTTCAAAGTTGGCATCTACTTTTTTTCTGGAAATACTTTTATCCTGGATTGTCATTTCTGCCAATTTACCACTTTCAAGATACTGAGTAAGTTCCTTCTGAACAGCTTCCGTAATAAGATTAGCAACAACCTCATTGTTTTCAAGCTGAGTAACTTTCAGTGCTAAATCATCGACTTCAGACTGACTCGCTTTTAATTTAATAGCATTGGAGTTTTCTGTCTCAGCTTTCTTTGCTCTTGTAATTTCCGCATCAAGGTCGATTTGATTTGCTTTCTTATTTACCTGTTCTTGAAGCTCTTTGTCTTTTGCGACAAGATCAGCGGAATTCTGTTCGTTCCATGTAGTCAGAGAATTTACTTTTGTAACAAGCTGAGTATATAATGATTCTGATATCTCTGTACTGTTAGCGTCAGAAACTAAAATATTCTCATCAATTGACAGAATAAGATAGTTTGTTGTGGCAATGGTTTTCTTATTGCTACCATAGAGCATAAGAGTACATGTACCAGTACCAATTTCAGCCGGGAGGTATGCGCTTTTCTCATCATCCAAATATTGATTATAAGCAACACCATTTTGTCTAAACTGAGCAAATGTTAAAAGGTCATCCCAGTCACCAGTCAAGTTAAAGACAAAACGCACAAATTCTTGTGTACCGGCTACTAAAGATTTTAGATTAGTTGCAATTTTCAATTTCTGATTCGCAACATTAACTAATATATCCATATGTCTTTTTTCCTCCCATTAAAAAAGAGCGGATTGCTCCGCTCTAAGGTTTTTCTTTTTATAAAATTATAGTTTTATTTGGTTTTTTGTCGGATATACAGCCAACCAAACCAAAAAGAATGTGCAAATTTAGATATTATATCCACGCACATCTTCAACAAATGAGTGATTTTTCATATGGGTTTCATAAGCGTCCATAATGATATGATATGCAATATCAATCTCACCATTTGTCAGATTATTGTCTTTGATAATATCCTCATACTCTTTGTACAGCTTGAATACACGGTTAAATTCCTCTCTCGTAACAGAACTGTTTTCGTCAACAACTTTCGATGCAAAAGCAATAACAGTATTTCGCTTATTCTCTATGAGTAGAGACAGAGTATCGGCATTATTTTTATCTAGTTTCTTATCAAATTCCTTAATCCATTTATCATTTTCTTTCAGACTCTCATTTACACTTTTAATCCAATTATCTCTCATACAAATATTATCCGTATCGTAATGAGATTTGAATTCATTGAGTGACTGCTGAACTTCCCTTAATGTTTCAGGAACTTGACGTAGGATTTCCCTTTCTTGCTTTTTGCGAGAAAAGTATTTACGAATTTTCACAAACTCAGGAACAACCTTTCCTTGTACTTCCATCAATTCACCGACAACTTGCGTTATCAAGAACAATGCAACAATGGAGAGTGCGACCTTTGTTGGAACATTCAAATATTCTATATATTCAATCAATTTCTTCACTCCATACTAGATGGTGGCAGAAAACCCACCACCATCATAGCTTTCTTATTGTTTTTTCAAATACTGGCTTGAAACATATCCAGTGTATGTCTTATAGGCAACATAGTACCACTTCACACCACCAGATACATTGTAATAGCCATAGCACTTCACTGTACCACCACTAGGAATAGCAAGGATTTTACCTTTTGAAGTTCCTGCACCAAGTCTCAGATTCAGACCATCACTTGAAGTTACTTTGTAAGTTCCGGCGATTGCTTTATTGAAGTTCTGTGCCCCCTCAACCTTTGAGCTTGATGTAGCTGGTGAACTAGCGGAAGCAGAAGTGCTTCTTACATATGAACTATGTACGAAACCATATTTTCCGTTATACTTAATGTAATACCAAGTAGATCCGTCTTTCGCTTTTACAGAATCACACACATCAACAGAAACATTCGCTTTAAGCGGACTAAATGAACATGTAGCATTTTCTGTACCAGCCCATTTTCTTACATTCAGTTCTGTGATAGTAGTACCTTTCCATTTAACTGTACTATTCAATTTTGTTGAAGTAGAAGTTGTAGGTTTGGAAGGGGTAGAAGGTGTAGACGGAGTAGAAGATGTTGCTTTTGAAGAATATTTCGGTGCGATAAAGCCACGAATACATCTCTGATTAACAACAAGGTTTCTTTTCTTTACTGTGTTAGAATAATTTCCTTCAATTACTACAAATGAATTGCCGGAAACACTGTACACAATACCAACATGATCGGCAGAACCCATATTGTCACCAACACCATTATCCTGCCAGTCGTAGAGAATAACATCTCCGACCTTTGGAATATAGGCATCATTCTCAATCCAGATTCCGGCGTTTTTCGCTTTTGTAATCATGTTGTTACATGAGCATTCAACACATGGGAAAATGCTTGTCAAACCACATGCGATAAATGCAGCAGAAACAGCAGTAGCACACCAAGCATCATTTACTGTCATAGTATATCGTGTGCAAAGTCTACTGTTATTGAAGATAGAAAGAATTTCTCTATGTTTAGCAGAGCCTTCAGCACAACCAAGATAGTTGTCAAGCCAAGTAGCAACTTTACGTCTTAATTCGCTTTCAGTCATAGTGTTACCTCCTAATGATGATACGCCATTTATTTTTGAGTATTTATTGTAATAATTTTGTCCGTAACTAGCACGTTTCTCCTGAACAGAAGTACCCATGTTTGCCGGTACTTCAAATTTCTTCAATACAATGTCAGATGCTTCACGGACAGATTTTGCATTTTTTAAAACGGACATTACAGATTTGTAAGAACCATTCAACTCTGTTAATAAAAATTCCAGACAGTTCTCTTCGTCTGCAATAGAAACGCCTTTAGCTTTTGCGGAATCATATAATCCGGCTTTTCTATTGGTGCTTGTCCATTGGGCAATTGAATAGCCGTATACTTTGCCTGGAAGTGGATTTAAGAATTCAGCTCTGCTAATCTTTCCACTATCAACATCGGCAGTATAAGTGGCATCCGTATATGTTTTTCCGTTCTCTTTTAATCGCTTCAAACAAAGCATTTCTACACGATTAAAAATGAGTCCAGATTCAGCGTAGAGATTGCCCATTAAACCAGCTACGCCAAATTTGTTCCCGATTTTTTCATAAAGATAATTCCATATTCTTTCCTCTACAGAATTTCCATGTAAACTCATAATTTACTCCTTATAAAAAAAGAGAGTGGTTATCAGCCACCCTCAATCAACAGTTCTTATTCAGTTTTAGAATCTTCTGTGTTTGTCGCAACAATTTCTCTCAATGTTTTAAGAGATTCTTTGATTTGATTATCAATCCATTCTGTCAAAGCAGCCTGATCCTTAACCTTTGAAAGAATAGGATATTTTCTATAAATCTCTTCGATAACCTGTGAACGTTTGATAGAACCAGCAGCATTCCAATCTTCCCATTCACATTCTGCATCAGAAATCATTTTCAAGATTGTTTCCTGAATCTGAGATTTTGCAATTTCTATTTTTTCGTCATCTGACTTAGAAAAGAAATCAACAGTTTTTCTCACGATACCAGCAACACAACCAAGACAAACAAGAATTGTAATCCAGTTGTCATTTAACAACTGCAAAAAGTTCTGTACTCCCTGCATAATGCTTCCTCCTAACCTTGTGCAGAACTATCAGAAGTACCAACATCATTATTTACGTCTGATAATCCATGCTCCAACATCGCCATGTCGTATGTAATGCCACCTTTGGTATTCTGAGCTGTGGCTTTTTTTGCATATATATAATAGGTAATTACTTGACCAGCAATATCAGTAACTAAAACACCCAGGCAAGACAAATCTGCAAAATTCCACATGCTTATCATAGAATACACAAGGATTACATTTAATATAATGAACAGATAAATTGCGATTAACTTATCTGTTGTTGGCTTCTTTATATCAATAGATACTTTGCGTTTTTCCTTTTTGAGTTTGTTGTATCTATCAATGGATTCATTCTCACGTTGAACCTCTTTGAGTTTTCGCTCATATTCCCTTTGACTAAGATACTTCATCTTTACCACCATTTTCTTCTAAAAACTTCATGTATCTTTCGGTATCAGCGTCAAGCTGCCGTTTCTCCATGAGTTTTATATTGTTATGAAATTCTTTGAAAATAGGAGAGAGGATAATCGGTGGAAGACCAGATGTATTTATCAAGTCTGTTAATTTATCCTCGAATTCCTTTTTCGCAACTGTAATTGGTTTCTCCATTTATTATCACCTATTTAATCAACGATTTAATATAATTCTCTAGGGTAATTGCATTACCCTTATCGTCATACACATAAATCCCTTTCATGAATATTGCGTCCATATTTACTTCCATTGCATCTGATTCTGCAATTTTTCCAATACCAAGACCTTTACCACCAGCTCTGAAATCAAGCAGAACATCAATGGTGGAAATAAAGGACTCAATTTGCACTGAATTTCCAACAGCATCACGTACAACCAATTTGAAGTTATAGCTGTGTTCTTCGGCAAATTCTGTATCAAGCGTAATGCTCTCACCTTTTGTTATTGTTCCGTAAGTTGACCATGAATTTGAAGTTGACTGTTTATAGAAGAGAGTAGCAGTTACACTATTCTTTCCATTAACAGACGAGAAACTCCAATTTGCATTAACGACTACTTTCTTTGATGTAGAACCTCTTTGAACTGAAAATGCAGAAATAGAAGGTTTACTATATGCGTATACAGTAATATTTCCAGCACTTTTAGAATCTGATGAACGCCCACGGCTATCCTTTGCAACGACAGTAAAACTCTTGTCACCAGAAGATGTAAGTTTATCTCCAGTATATGACAATGAAGCACCAGTCTGAGTTGTAGAATACCCACCACTTATAGTGAAACTACTAACAGTAGAACCATATGATCCATCTGCAGTAGCACTGACTTTTACTTTTGAATATCCAGCAACATATAATCCCCACTCTTTGATAACAGAATTTGCACTATTATCCACTGTAACAGAAGCAGACTTAATAGTTGGTTTCATAGAAGCCGGAACAGTAGCATCAAACCTACATGATTTCGTTCCAATCTTTGTTGAACCATTATATGTATCTACATAAATTGTTCCATAACCAGAGGTAGAACTTGGAATCTGATTAGCAAAATTTAATGGGATTGTCCATTGCACATTATCCACAACATTTGTAGCAATCGTTCCGGATAAACTTCCCCATGCATAGCGAACCGTATGTTTAAAGTTGGCTTTTTTATTCATATGAATATAAAAAGAACCACCAATATCACCTACATTTTGTGTGTTGTTAGGATAAGTAATACACGATGGCTGAGAAGCTCTGGCAATCGTATTAAGCGCAAAACTTCCAGAACCACTACAGTTTCTTGCATATGTATAAATACCAGCTTGTATGTTTACAGAAAATGATCTACTACCATCATCATTATGACCAATTGTAAGCGAACCACTTGCAATAGAAGTACCATTATATAACTTAATACGTGAATCAGTTGACCAATTGCACACTACATTTCCTGCAATTTCTACATAGAACCCACCAGACATGTACCAATCAGCTTGTCCTTGTCCAGCACCTTTTAATTCCCACGAAATCGTAGAGTTGTTATTGGCAACAGACTGAGTGGCAGACCATGTTAATTGCACATATCGACCTTCATAGCCACTTGAATTGACTGTACCACTTAAAGCCATTTGGTACACCTCCTTTTATCTATATTTATCCTTGCCATGTCAGAGAAACACCTCCATCACCATTTGAATGAGGGTTAAAGAAAAATTTACCCAAAATTAAAGCGTTCTCAACAACGGCATTAGGAATGTATAATTGATTGTTGTTGATATATGCAACAGTTGTATCTCCTTCTTTGAAATACATACCTCTGTTATCAATAACAGTTTTAAATGCGGAAGTTAATGCTCCAAGAGTCAATCCATCATCGTTAAACTGCATATATTGACCAATATCAGCCTTATAACTTTCCAACTGATTAGTTGCTTCATCAATGATATCTTTATACTTTTGATCTATCTCGCTATAAATAAACTTAGATTCTGTATGAACGGCATTTGAAATCTGTTCACCAAACCTATTGATATCACATAGGTCATTCAATGTATTTATAGAAGTATCGGAAGCAGCCTGAATTCTAAGAGAACCCGTCAAAACTAAATTTCCGTTACCATCCAAATACATGACAGGAGTAGTGACCTCATTGTTATCGGAATCCAAAGTTTTTCGTTGAACGGTTAATGCCATTATATTCGCACCCTCAGATGTTGCATCTGTAGTAATGGTCAAACCATGTTCATCCATAGTGATAGAATTCTGAGTATTATACACACCTACTTTTTCTGACAAAATCAAGTTTCCGACAAGAGTGTCAGCAATTACACCGTAGGCTTCTTCCATTTCGCCAGACTCAGGATTATAGAAAGTAAAATCACCAATGCCAGCTTTGGAAGTTTTCCAATTGTCATCGGTGAGGTATAATCCACGATTTATGATTTTCAACTGTTTGTCATCATAGTCATCTGTAATAGGAAGATATTCTTTACAAAGAAGACCATGAAAATCCCAGGTAATATTCTGATTATCTGCATTATCAATAATTTTCATTTTGGTAAGTGCCAGACCTTTTGTTACCCAGTCTTCAAGTTGCTGCTTACTTTTCTTTCCTTGACTTGCTTGATGTGAAACACTATTGTAGGAAGTTGCCAATGATTCAGCTCTTTGAACGATATCATCAGAATCGCCCATACCGTTTTGACCTTTTTTTACATCTGAAAAGGTAACTGAAATGCTATCAAGATCATCATAATCAATACTGTATGAAACTAATCTTAGCTTAAATACTTCATCATCTACACGAACTCTAATCCAATTTCCAGTCTGAAAATTATCAACGATAGGTTGAAATTCCTTCATTACAAGAAGGTTTTTCAGAGAAGCACTAAGAGTATGCTGTAAATTGGCAGATTTATAAATTTCCTTTTGAGCTGTTTTCATAAATTCAAAAGCATTGTCATACAGTTCCTTATTGTTTAATCCATCAGAAATGTAATTATCATTTGAGTATGTATCTTCTCTACGATATGCAATAAAATCATTCCATAAATCGCCAAGATATTTTTCAAAATTCAGGGTATCTTGAATCACCAATTTTTCTTTGTCGATGATGATTTGCATACCCATTACTTTTACATCACCATCGCTATCGTGTGTTCCAGTAACAATAGCAATTTCAGATTCTCTAAACTTCATCTCGTCTTCAAGAGCAAGTAATTTATCATAATATGGTTGATATAAATTAGCATACAAATCCGGTACTTGATTTTCCCAAGCATCTTTATTGGAAATACCTTGTTCGATCAAAATATTTATACAAGACTGACATGAATCGTGAAATGAGGTCAATCGAGATAAACAATACTTTTTAATCTCAGTGATAAAAGCACTTAAACTGAGTTTGAATAAATCAGTTACATTTGTTGCAGAATCAGAAGCAGAACTTAATGATTTTTTTAATTTCTGTTCTACAAAAACTTGATATTCGTCATTTACAGTAACATTTGTTAATGAACTTACGGCAGTATCTTCTTCATCGGAATAATTTGTTATCGTAAAGTTACCACTCCAAACATGGTTATCACTATAAGTGCTTTCCTTTATTTTAACCTGATAACGTGAATCAACAATTGTTTTAGCCATAGCCAAAACAGCAGAATTTACAGTAGAAGCAGATGCTTTTTTCAAATTTGTCACAGCAACAGGTGAGAGGGAAGAATAACCAAGTTTTGCAGCTTCACGTTCTGCCGTAGTATTTTGCTGAGAAGAATCTGGCATCATAGAGTCATTTAAGTATAAATACAAATCAATAGTATTGTAATAAGCATTCATAAGAGCTGGATAGCCAATAACACTTGTCGGTATCTTCTCTAAGCCCTTATTCATTTCGTAATACTTATCAATCAATGCATTATATTTTTCAAGAACTGTTGTGTCGATTTCTGCCACATACTCATTTTGATAATATGCATACAGCTTATCATAATCATTCAACTTTGATGCGAGGTCATCTGACATATCCGCTTTCATTTCGTCTTGAATACACCAGATATATCCGCTTCCATTAGGATTACAGTTTCTTATGGTGGCTGTCATCAAATCATCACCAGCTTCCAATCTGAAACAGTTCTTTACAGAATCAGAGTCAGCAGAATATGAAATATTATCGGCTAAATTTTCAATAGATACATAAATGTTTGTATCATCTCCATAACCAGTCAAAATATTTTCACTTCCACATTTAGGACATGTATGGGAAAATTCCTCACGATGTCCACAGGCAAGACAGTATGACTCTAAATCATAAACACTTATTTCACGAGCAATTTTACCGTCTGAGGTTGTACCATTGTTAAACACGAAAATACAGTTTATCTCTTGTGCAATTTCTTGGAAAGCATCATATATAGTTGTACCATCAAAAGAAAATGTTCGTTGAATAGTTTTTATACTGGTATCAACATGCTTAATTATATAGTTTGGTATCTTCTCCATAATCCTATGCAATAAAGAAGCATCTGGATTTTGTGGATCATATAATATAGTAGGTTTATAATCATCTCTACTAATATCATCTTCCGTATTGATTTCAATGCCATACAAATATATCTGAGAAGTTTCGCATTCTCCTAATGATTTTGCCTCGATATCTTTCACCAAAGAATTGTCTTCTCTTACTTCCACAGATATTTCAAACCATGTATCATATTCTCTGCACCATACCAATTTAAAATTCTGCAATTTATCCCACAAATGATATTCTTTACCATTGTTGAATTTATCTACTTGAAATTTCAGCTCATCACATGAATTAAAATTATCGCCATATTCAATGTCATGTGCCGGGATTGTTCCAAGTTTTTCTCCATTTCGGCTCGCCAATACAAATGTCGGTTGAATGACATTGTATGTGCTATCAAATCTAATTCTTACCGCCATATGTATTCACCTCCAACCAAAAAGAAAATCAAATAGAATCCTTAATGACGGGAGAATACTTAAACTCTATTTTGCATGGCAGTGAGCAAAATATTTTGTTGCTTCGATTTGAAATTGTATTTCCTATTCTAAAGAATTCAAAGTTAAAGTCATCGTATATATGATGACTGTCAAGTGACGATTGAATAATCTGAGTGTCACCGTCAATTGTAATAATCTCACCGACTTTACAGTTGTTTATAACCATCGTGCAGTCTTCCGTTTCATTATATAAGGTGAGATTACCGTTAGAATTTATTTCAATAACCATAGAAGGATAGGTTGAGCCTATTTCATCTGAGATATCGGACAAAATACGGGATTTAGTAGGATCGCTAAATACCCACGAAATAGATTGTTCCTGACCATATCCGAAAGGTTTATTTGTTTCCATCGTAAGTTCAATTCCACACAGAACTTCCGCTATTTTGATTTTGCTGACATTGAAACTTGCTTCGTAATAGCATGTCTCTCCATCATAGTTATCACCACCAAGAAGTTGAAATTTCAAGAATTCCCGGCGATTTAACCAACGCATCAAATCTCTATATTCGTCATTTGTGATTTGCATATTGTCCTTATCATAAATAGAAGGATCTTTTCCAATACAGAATGTGGCTTCGATACACTCATCATATTGTGTGCTTGTCAGTCCAAATTTCTTACCAGACTGTCGTGCAACTTTATTGAATGTAATAGAAGATCCGGCACTTACAGTATCAGAACCAGAAGAACCATCAAAATTACAGATTATGAATCCATAATCACTAAGGTACTGTCCATCATATTCAAAATCTAAAGCATACATATACCACACCGTACCTTTCTTATTAAATTTGCTTTCGCATATCTTTTATAAGCGAATTTGCTTTTTTGCCGTAATCCGCTTTTAGTTTGGCAATATCTTTTATTGCAGTGGCATATTTTTCTTTTAACTGTTTAATTTCTTCTATGCCAGAGCGATATTCTTCGCCTAAATCCTTAATTTCAAGAATCGTTTTTTCTAAAGAGGACATTTTTTCTTTGAGTGAATTATTTTCTTCAATAAGTCGCTTATTCATATCTTTTAGAGTTTGGTTCGACTTTGAAATTCTATCTAACTTCATTTTCTGTACTCTGTTTTTTAAATCCATATTTTCTCCCCATATAAAATAGGAGAGTGCCGAAACACTCTCCATTAAAATCACCACTTATATTTACTCTTTGCGAATTTACTACCGCCAGTCAGTCTACGAACAGTCATGGCTTGAATCATACCTTCAAATTTTGCGTCTTTTCTTGCTTGATTCATAATGTCCTCATAATTTTGAACATTCGGCAAAATAAATTCGACTTTTTCAATTTTACTATTGTCAACATTTACATATGGCTCAATACCAGAAAGAATACCGTTACTGAATAAATTCTTACTGATAAAGTCGGATGGATCACTTGCCATATCCCATATGTTCCGTGTGGCATCGGCGGTAAGCACACTGTCACCTTTTGCAATATGAGTTACAATAGCATTTTCAGATGGCTTGACAATAGATTCATTACCAAGCTCATTTACCCATGCATTTTCAGCTTTCGGAGCATTTTTCAGACCGACAGCATATTTATTATAATGATATGGTGAAAGGTCACGGA